ACAGACGTCAGTGAGACGTCAGCTAATTGGGATGCTACATATACAGCTGTAAGTGAGACGTCAGCTAATTGGGATGCTACATATACAGCTGTAAGTGAGACGTCAGCTAATTGGGATGCTACATATACAGCTGTAAGTGAGACGTCAGCTGATTGGGATAGTACCTATACTTCTGTAAGTGAGACGTCAGCTGACTGGGATAGTACCTATACTTCTGTAAGTGAGACGTCAGCTGATTGGGATAGTACTTATACTTCTGTAAATGAGACTTCAGCCGACTGGAATTCAACTTATACATCGGTTTCAGAGACGTCAGCTGATTGGGATAGTACTTATACTTCTGTAAATGAGACTTCAGCTGATTGGGATAGTACTTATACATCGGTTTCAGAGACGTCAGCTGATTGGGATAGTACTTATACTTCTGTAAGTGAGACTTCAGCCGACTGGAATTCAACTTATACATCGGTTTCAGAGACTTCAGCCGACTGGGATAGTACTTATACTTCTGTAAGTGAAGCTAGCGCCAATTGGGATTCAACTTATACATCGGTAAGCGAAACTTCGGCTGACTGGGACAGCACTTACACCTCGGTAAGCGAAACCAGTGCTAACTGGGATCAAGCTTATACATCGGTAAGCGAAACTTCGGCTGACTGGGACAGCACTTACACCTCGGTAAGCGAAACCAGTGCTAACTGGGATCAAGCTTATAGCTCTGTAACCAATGATATAGCCCCGGTAACTGCTAACTGGGATCAAGCTTATAGCTCTGTAACCAATGATATAGCCCCGGTAACTGCTAACTGGGATCAAGCTTATAGTTCTGTAACCAATGATATAGCCCCGGTAACTGCTAACTGGGATGCCACATATGATTATGTTAATAACAACTCCTTAAAATGGAACGGTACCTATACAACCTACAACACGCTTAGCAATAGCTACATAAGAGATATAGGTGACAATATGATCGGGAAGTTAACAACTTCTCAAACCTTGTCTACTAATTTTACAAATGCAGATGAGTTTGTATCTAAACGATATGTCGATTCACTGGTTTTAGAGTTTGCCTCCGTTAGCGGTAATTTTGTATCTTCATTATATTACACAAAAACTGATGTGGATGAAATATTAATACCTCTTCAATCTTCTAGAGATACGGTAAATGTGTTAAGCGGAGATTGGAACAACGTCTATACCGACGTTAGTAACACTTCTGCTACCTGGGACGCCACATACACCGACGTTAGTGAAACATCAGCTGATTGGGATCAAGCATATAGTTCTGTAACCAATGATATAGCCACGGTATCTGCTAACTGGGATGCCACATACACCGACGTTAGTGAAACATCAGCTGATTGGAACAATGTCTATACAGACGTTAGCAATACATCAGCTAATTGGGATGCTACATATACAGACGTCAGTGAAACCTCTGCTAACTGGGATGCCACATACACTTCCGTTAGTGAAACATCAGCTAATTGGGATGCTACATACACATCTGTAAGTGAGACTTCAGCTGATTGGGTTAGTACTTATACATCGGTTTCAGAGACGTCAGCTGATTGGGATAGTACTTATACTTCTGTAAATGAGACTTCAGCTGATTGGGATAGTACCTATACTTCTGTAAATGAGACTTCAGCCGACTGGGATAGTACTTATACTTCTGTAAATGAGACTTCAGCCGACTGGAATTCAACTTATACATCGGTTTCAGAGACTTCAGCCGACTGGAATTCAACTTATACATCGGTTTCAGAGACTTCAGCCGACTGGGATAGTACTTATACTTCTGTAAATGAGACTTCAGCTGATTGGGATAGTACTTATACTTCTGTAAATGAGACTTCAGCTGATTGGGACAGCACTCACACAACTGTTAATAGTTTAAGTAATTTAAGATATACACTCACACCTTACATGGCTTCTATGACCCCCGCGGTGCAAATGGAATATAGTAATTATATTACACTAAGTGCAAATGATCTAGGAAATAGATTGTTAGAAGGCGGATCATTAAGAGGTATGCTGTATCTTGATATGACAAACAGTAATGTAGCTAAACATCTCAGAGTTCAAGCCACCCAGACTACCCCACCTAATTGGTCTGATGAAACCTCAACAGATATTATTAAATTGAGCGGAACAAATACTCTCAAAAATGTTCGCTCTTTGGTAAAGCAGTTTGTCGGGGCAGCAATAGATGTTGGTGGAAGTACTAAAGTTATATTCCAAGCGTCTGATGCTTTGGAAAACGACGGTACTTCAAATCTGCCTTTAGTTTCTATGGATTATAATCCCGCAAATCCAATTCATTTAAGAATCGGATTAGATGCATTAAGCACGGAGGTTCTACTGTCTTACATCGCATTAAGCGGTGGGTTTATAAGAGTAGAATAAGGTAGTGAGATTCAGCTTATTAAAAGGCACTAAAATACCTATAATAAAATTAGGTACACCCTTAACAATAATACCATTTACTAATTTAACAATCACCCAACAACCAAGTAGCGTCACGGTATATGATGGGGATACTATAGCGTTTGGAGTATCAGGAGTCACAGTACCTACCTTTAATATAACCTATCAATGGCAAATAGCTCTAAATCAATCTTCTACCTTCAATGATATTAACTTTGCCACAACTAGAGTTATTTTTCTGTCAACAACAACTAGTTTAAACAATTCTTTAATAAGGTGTAGGCTTAGCGCTTCCAATATAAGGCATCCAAACTTTACAAGTTCTGCATCATTAAGTGTAAAGCCACTCGATGTTAATATATCTGTAATAAAAAATATACAACAATTAGTGGAAGTTATTGCAGATAGGCCCTTTACTGTGTCTTGTACAGCTTCTGCTAGTAATAGTACCCCTGTTACTATTGATTGGGAAACTTTAGATTTCCCATATTCAGGAAACTATATTACAGTTGCCACAGACTCTCCTATACTTTCCACCTTAAGCATTTCTAGAAATAGTGTTAAAAGACTAAGAGCAAAAATATCTGCAAGAGGCTCTAACCCGGTTTATTCTAATGTGGCTATGTTATGTGCGTATGTTCCAAACTTATCTACAAATTATATTTCATGTTCAGCTCGTATTGATAGAGTAGAATGCCCTCCAGATGGCTTCTTTGAACCAGGGGGCGGTGGATGGGATTATGGTTGGAATACAAAAAATTCTCCTCTTGGCTACGGAACAGCTCCTGACGGTTCACAAGATGCCAGATCAATATATACAGAATTTTCTAATTTTACCCCTAGATATGTATCATGGCAATTTAGAGATGAATATAACCCAGGAAGACAATTTAGGATGTCTGTTTGGGCTAGATTATTGAGTGGTACTAATGTTAATAGCGGTGAAATAATAAGCGTTACAAAAGACGGTCTTTCTGATAGAGTGTCCATACCGGTAAATGGTAATTTGACTAATGAATGGAAGCGTTTTGAAGTTAGATGGACTGTATCACCTGCTGCCGGTTCTTATAATTACCCTACAGTATTTTTACTAGACAATATAACTTTTGGTTCGCACGTTGCTCTGTGGGGTGCTGAACTAAATATTTTAGGCAACCTACCACCAACACCTCCGCCACCACCGCTTGCGCCATTAAGCGGTAACGCGGTAGTAACAATATTTAGACTAAACATATGAAAAAAGAATTTTTTATAACCGCTTCAACAGAAGACCAAATAGACAGTATTGTTGAACAATTATATACACCTGGAGTTATTCCTGAAGGAACTGAAACCCCTTCCCTTTCTCGGTGTGTTGAAGTGAGTGATTACATGTCTTCTTCATCTACAACTATTAAAGCCTTTTTAACAGAGGAAGAAGCAAATGCTTTAAAAAAATGCCCTGGGGTAGTAATTGTTGAAGAGAGGTTAGACGTTCAATTTGAACCTAATAGTCAAGCTGGTAAAAAAAGACAATTAACTACTGTTGGGCAGGCGTTTAATTCTAGTAGTAATACTACCCCTGAACAATGGGGGTTTGGAAGGTGTAATTCTCTATCTGCGCTACCCCCATTTGATATGGAGTTTACCTATCATTATACAGGTAGTGGTGTTGATGCGATAATTCTTGATTCCGGAATAGTACCAGGTCATCCTGAATGGTTAGATCAAAACGGTCAAACAAGACTACAGTTTCTTAATTGGTCACTATTTGCCCCTGTTACAGCAGATAGAAATATTACTGTGACTGTTAGCGCTTCACCAGGTAATCCTGGACAAAATTCATATTTTATTAATGGTGTTGAAAAAGATACAGTTTATGTTGTGAAAGATAGAGTAGGTGTTCCTACAGCTAGACACCCAGCCGGTGGGTTTCCTGTTAGTTTTAGAACCGGTGTTTATGATTTTAATTTAGTAAATACAACTAGCGCGCATCCATTTTTTATAGGATCTACTAGTTATGTTCCTTTTAATAGTGATTATGTTTCTAATAATGGTGCTTCTACTGGTACAGTTTCATTAACGGTTTGGCCAAACAACAACCCACTAGCATCTTCTGGACAGCAAGATACTATGTATTATTGGGGTGGCCTCCCCGGATCCGGGGTCGGGGGTGGGGTAATTGCAAGAACAGATTATAATTGTCAATCAGATAGAAGCTTATTTTATCAAGATACCAACGGCCACGGGACACACTGCACAGGAACCGTTGCAGGCTCTAGTTGCGGCTGGGCAATAGATGCACAAATTTTTTCAATGAGAATAAATTTTTCAACATCTAACGGGTATGGTAATTCTACTGAAGGTTTATACTTAATGCTTGATTTAATTGAACGGTATCACAAATATAAAAGGACTGTTCCAGGGTTATCTTCACGACCTTCTGTAATGAATAATAGTTACGGATATTCATGTGGTACTGTTGATGTTATAGATCAAAAAGTAAAACAATTAACCGATAATGGCATTCATTTTGTTCATTCTGCGGGCAATGGAAACATATTAATTGTAACCCCGATTGACGATAGAATGAATTCGGGTACGTGTAACAGTAGAGAAGATTCCCCCGCTTATCCTATCTCTAATTGGACATCACATGAAGATAATCCAGTTATAACAGTAGGGGCTATCGGAGGTAGAACTATTTCTTCTTTAATAGACGCTGTAGCTGCAAGAGCTGAATACTCTCAGTATGGTAGTGGTGTAAGTATATATGCTCCAGGCTCATATATTCAAAGTGCTTTCATAAGCGGTGTAACATACCCAGGTTATTCAGGTTATTTCTTGAGCAAGCTAAGCGGGACCTCAATGTCAGGACCCAATATTGCAGGTATTTTATGCACAATATTAGAAAGATTTCCTCATTTTACACCGCAACAAGCTAAAAATTTTCTAATGCAGTGTGCTAGTGTCAACACTCTCTCCAGCTCCGGTCTAGCAGGCAATTATGGTCTTGGAGACCCTAGTATTAATAACCCTTCTCGACCACCTACAACAAATCTAACTGTTAGCAAATTTCCAGCTACATCTATAGCAACAACAACAGCAACTGAATTATTTGCACAGTATCTATCACATTGCTATGTAAATACATCAACAATACCACTAAGTACAAATAATATATTTTTCAGTAGGGTGCCATATAGAGATTCAACACAATTTTATTTAAATAGCTCAACAGACTTAAGATTCTTAAGTGCTTGCCCTCCATCACCTTCCCCCGAGCCTCCTAGTTATACAATATGGGCAGAAAATATTAATGGTCCTTTTTCAAACATAGCACTTGTTCCTACACCTGTAACTTTAAACACTGGTAATGGCTTAGTTGTTGCTTCTGTAGCTGGAAATAGTGATTATTTTACCTTTAATGTAGGGAATAATAAGATATTAAATAAAATTATACTTAGGAATTACAATTCAGTAGATAATGTAGCATGGTTGGGAATTCAATCAGGGTCTCAATGGACAGCAGGAGATAATCCAGATCAAATGCTAGCACAACAACACTTTGGACCCGGTAACATAAATCAAGAAATTCTTACCGCTTCTGCTCCCTATAATCAAGGCTCTTATACTATGCGAGTGCAGCAATTAGGGGCAAATACAAATTACACAATAGAATTTCAAGTAATTTAAAATATTAAGTACTTGTCCCTAGTATTGACTTACATTTTTCTATAAAATTGCCGTAATTGTATCTAATTTCAAACTGATGATATAATACGTCTATATTACTATATTTGTAAGTAGTCCCTATTCCAAACTCTCTATCATAACCTAATCGCCATTTAGGTTGCTCAATACTTGACACCTTAAAAAACTTTACTTTAATTGCCCTCTCTTCACATCGCCAAGTCAACTCTTCAGCAACATCACTTCTAAAGTTTTGATTTAACTGAGGGGATTCTAATTTTTTATACAAATTAGAAGATAATCCCATACACCCTGGCCCGGCATATATATGATATCTCGGATGGCCCGTCTGCTCAATACCAATTAAACATTCTTCTTTTAATAATTCCTCTTGTATAATAGAATCAAAATTAGGTACTAATGGAATACAGTCTATGTCAAAAAATATAGTATAATCTGTTTTCGCCTCTGTTAAGATTTTTTCTAAAAACTGACCATGATCGTACCCACCTATATATTGATCGATAGGCAAATTTAGAAAATCAAAAACTTTTTTTTGATATTCAACAACTTCTGAAGGAATATTACCGTATGTATAAGAGACAGCTCGAAAGGATGGGGTCATTTAACTGAGCATTTCCAATTCGAATCATAATGACTTTTTTGATCAAAAAACGGACTAGTCCAACTATTTTTTAGTTTTTGTGTAGATATTATTGTATTTAACATTATATCAACCTGGTTTTGAAAATGATAATTTGAAAGTATAGTTGGGATACATTTTTTATTTACTAGAAACGCATGAGTACATCTTGTAGTATAATCCTCTCTATAATATAGGTGTTTACCGCTTATCTCAGGCTCTCTAATGCCTAGGTAATGCACACCACCTACCCAACAAATATCTCCATCAGTTTCTTTCATTTCCTTAATACATGTCTCTATAAATTCTATAGCGTTAGGCACACTTAGTAACGCAACATCATCTTCAATATAAAGCGCGACATCTATATTATTTTCTAATTGGGTACAAAATGAATGATAATGTTTAAACGAAAGAGACATTTCCCCAGCCGTAATTTTATTAGTACCTTGAAAAAGAGATGGTGGAAAGCTTTCTACCCATACAGTTTTGTATGGAAAAGAAACAGCTTTTAGATCATTTAGAAGAGCTTCTTTTCTATAACCTAAAGGAGAATGATGCATTACAAAAGTTGTTAAATCGGTCATAAATTATTTTATAGGTATAATTTTGGTAAGCCACTCAGGGTGCTGACCTGTAAAAGGTTTTGTAGAAGAACCATTAACAGGTGTAGCTTTATCTACTAACCAATCTTTATATGTTTGCTCCGTCCAAGATTGCTTATAGAAACGGGCTTTAAAACTAATTTGCTCTGGTGTTACATAAGAATAGTGAAACATTTTCAATCCAACCTTTAGTGTTTCCTCTCTTGGTATCAATTGCAAGGTATTGCAATCTGTTCCATCTGGTAACAAATATACAGGTGGTTCGTGGCTCTGCCACTTGCTTCCTGGTTTGTGTCTAAAAATACGTCTCCAAGGTAAATTGTTTCCCCATGTGTAGGGGCAGGATTCATCTATACAATTAAAATAATCTCCCCAAAAATGATTTGCAAAAAAATGTACTGCATTAGGCTCATACTTTTGCAATATATTTTTTATTTTCAATATATCTTTTTTGTGATAAAATTCATCTACATCGATTTGCCAGATGTAATCACCATTGGCTACTTTGCTCCACTCATTACACATTTGTGTTTTACCATTCCAGAATCCTTTTGCTTCTACTAAAATAATCTTATTTTGAGGATCTGGAAAATTCTTGATAATACTAACAGTACTATCATTAGACTTACCATCCTCAGTACACCAGGTTGCATCACCATCAAAATAATGGGTTTTATTATCTGATTTTGTTGCACCTTCTACGATAACTATTTGATCTGCAAGAAAATATAACTGTTCCAACTGAGCCTGAAGCATACCAACTGGAGCAAATTTTTCTGCATTAAAAACAATCATACCAGCTGTAATTTTCATATAATATAATTCCAGCTCAATCTACTATTGGTAACGTTGTGATTACGATTACTTCGTAAATAAACATGATAGTACAACTCATTAGTTAAGTCAAGAGAATCTGCAATATGCTTAAAACAACTATCCATAACATGGATTTGCTTGGCATTTTCAATTATAGTACAGTAATCAAATATATTTTCAACCGCTCTATCTGGCCTGTAATGTGTAATCCCTTGAGGTAGCATCTTGTCAGGTATCAAGAGCCCCCTCTCCTTGTCATCATGAATAAAAATATATTCTCCTTTCACTAGGCCGCTTTTACTAAAAAGATTTTCTTCTGATATTTTATCTCTCTCTACATAAAAATCTGTCCATCTGCGCTCGTATTTTAAGCCAACCTGCCTATAAAAACATTCATCAAACCTATATTTTTCTAATAGATGCTCTATATTACCAAAACCAAGCCATATTTTATTTTTTACATCTACTGTATCTAAAAGTTTATCAATATCACACTCATTAATCACAATCAATTCTAGGTTAGGTATGTCCCTATACATAAACTTAATACTTTTTTCATATTCAGGCTTTACGAAAGTGACAACGTTTTTATATTTTTTACATATATTACGTACGATAGCGTTACATAATATCATGTCACCTAGACCCATATGTGACCTTACATAAAATTTTTCTTCTAACATATTAAACCTCTATGATGTTGAAATAATTGAGGGTAATCATATTTTTCAGTTATATAAGAATTACCCCACTCAGATGGTTCTCTTGCTAAAGTAATATTATACTTAATAGCCAAAAGCGAAAGAATGGATTGATCGTGCCTGTGGTCTTTGTAATCTTTGTGGTTTGGCTTTTTGCTTGGCAAATCGGTAATAATTTCATCAGTTTCACACCATTTTAAATATTCGTTAAAAAACTTAACAGAAAACTTATTCTTCTGCACTATGATGTATGAACCATCTATTTGATTGCCCTCTGTATATTTTTCACCTGTACAGCCCATACGTTCAAAACAATCATATTTTGTCCACATGTAATTTTTCCATATTGTCCCTGGGGGTGCACCATCTCTATTCTCAAATAATAAAATACCGGTTTCTTCTTTTAAACAAAGATCTATTACAGGCTTTGGATCATTTATTATTAAATTACCACTATCTACATAAAACACCAAATCACCGTCTTTGAGAAGGTTTAATGTATTGAGTATAATATATGGTTTCCATAGCCAATAACCACACCCTCTAGGTTGCTGTAAGATATGCTTATTTTTGTCCTTAAATTCATTATTGAGCAAGTCTATTGTATAAGAGGCATGTCCGGAAAAATACTTTTTACCAGATTCAACTAACATGCCTTGACTGCGAAAAAAACGCTCGTTTGCAAAGCTTACCAGTACAGTCTTCACTTATTAATTTTATATCATAATCAATGGATTTCAATGATATATACATTAAAATAAAGTATGGATTTTAAAGTGTTAAACTTTTTGGAAGGCGGTGTGGAAATATATGAGGCTTTAAAAACTGGTAAACCGTTGTGTATAGGTAAGATAGGTAATGCCGAATTAATGTGTGCGTACAATTATTTTTTTGCCAAACATCACAATCAAAGCCCAATTTCCTGGAACCCGACAGTTGTAAATGAAATTTTTGTTAATGCTGGGGTCTTTCCTCAGACAGAAGAGGCTAGAATATATTTTTGTGAACAACTATCCGACGCGGTAACAGCTACAGATATTATTTCACCTTGGAATAATGGATTAGGGGATTTTGAACTAAGATTTATAAAAAGCAGAAATCCTTCCAGTGTATTGGTTGATCTTCAATCATTAGAATCTTTTTATCATGGATTGCCTTGGACTAGTCTTCTAAAGGATAAGCGAGTTTTGGTTATAAGCCCTTTTACCGAAACGATAAAAAAACAATATTCAAATAGATTGAGTATCTGGCGAAATCCGGAAGTACTCCCGCAATTTGATTTAAAAACAATTTTTCACCCGACAAGTAAGGCTATTACTGGTGATAAGAACAAATATCTAACATGGAAAGAAATGATCGATGATATCAAATATCAAATGTTTCAAGCTGATTACGATGTAGCATTGATAGGTACAGGCGCATCATCATTACCGCTAGCAGCTTTTGCCAAAAATATGAATAAACAAGCAGTACATTTAGGCGGGGCACTTCAAATGTTATTTGGTATAAAAGGTAAAAGATGGGAACAAATGAGAATTTTTAATCATTTTTATAATAATGCCTGGGTAAGGCCTTCTGCTGAAGAGACGCCGGAGGGTTATATGAAGATTGAGGGTGGAACTTATTGGTAGAAACTTTTTAAAAGTTGTGCTTGTGCAGCTGCTTGCGCACCCGAATAAGACCAATAATTCGTTTTAAACCAAGTATCATTGAAACAGACCTTCTCTAATTCAGCTTCATTTTTATGCGGCGTCCAATAATTTATACCTGGTCTCACTAGTAAGACATTAAAGAGGTAGTGATGCCACATATCAACATCAAATCTACAGGGTACCCAGTATAAACTATTATTATAATCTACTTCCAGTGTGGAGTATTGATCTCCCCCGCCGTGTTTTATATGAAAGGTGGGTGGTGGCCAGTCGTTACAGAATTTAGATTTTCCATGCCTTAAGCATAATGTAGCGTAATGTACATCCCAACAAGGATGGCCTAGGATATAATTCGGAAACTCTAATCGTTTCTTTTTCCACCAAGAAGTCTTAAAAATAAATGTATCAAAACCTGCAACCTGATAATGATCGCCTGAAATTGGTTCAGATAAAGTAAAAATAGGCTCAATGGCCAGCCTACTCGCTGGCCATGAATCGTAGTCTGTCTCTAAGAAAACTTTTATTAGTCTGTCCGAAATTATAATATCATCATTAGTAAATGCAAAATATTCATAATTTAAATCAGCTAATTTATCAAAAACTTCTCTCAACATAGGTATAGTCCGTGTTGATTCTTTTACATAGTCTTTATTAGATTCTTTTAATACAAATAGGGTTTTTATACCCGGATGCTCTCTACCTTTGATAGCTTTGTCTTCAAATTGAATATTGTATAAGTCTATAATATCTGGATATTTGCTTTTTACTACAAGAAGTGATTCTATACATAAATCAGTTCGAACTGATTTACCGAACAAATTTACCCCGAAAGCAATCTTTTTATTAGCTGGCATTTAATCTCTCTTTGCGTAAAAGCGTTGCAGGTCTTTTAAAATTCTTCTAACTTTCTTTTCATCCATATCTGGAACTGCACCTTGCCAAGCGGGTAAATAACCATGCTTCTCTTTGAAAAGCTTTACCCCGTGCTCTATATTTGACCGCCAATCTGTTCTCGGTCTTATTGCACTACTTTTTTCTGAACATTCTATTTCATCTAAATAATCCATACTATTTGCTATATCCGGAAAATGCCAGTAGGGTGCCCCCATACCAACTTTAAAAATTCTATAATCATGATCAACATGTTCAAAAGCATTTGTATAGTCTTCATCTATTAAGCCTGCTTTATCTAAACATGCTTTCGAATAATAACAAAAAGCACCAACACTGTGTGCATTAAATGCTATCTTTATATCACCGTAATCTATAATATATCGAGGTGTTGGTGCACCACCGGATATATTTCCCTTATTAGCCGGGCCATGATATCCAAAATTAAAGTGCTGTATACCTGTTATGTCTTTGGCTCTAATATATTCATTGAATACCTCTGGATCTTTAACTATAATATCATCCTCAATTAAAAAAAGATCTGTGCAACCCTTTTCAAGCAACGCTTTAAGCAGCTTATTTTTTGATTTGCCTACGCCTAGATTTTGTTCGTTTTGTATAAATTTAAAAGGTCTTTCGTTTAATAGTCTCTCCCAATCTTCAAATTTCGAACCGTCATTAACTACAACAAGCTCAACATCTTTGGGAATAGTTCTAAAGCATTTAAGAAAAAATTTCGGTCGATTACATGTTACAATTCCTACACCCGTCATACGTTTATTATATTAAAAATAATTGTATTGCAACTATATCTAAAGTAATAAATAACTGATATGTCGACGTTTAACAAGGTTAATATTAAAGAGTTAAACCAAATAGAGGAAATTGTCAACGGCAATTATCTTATTGTTGAAAATAGTACAGGCACAAACATTATAGATTTTAAAGATTTTGTAATAGGGCCAAACAATACTAGTTTTTATACATCTGTAGCCACTATTAGTAGTCGGGTTAATACCTTGAGTGCTACGGTAGAGTCTCGCCAACCAGGGTTTACCACTGTTATTAGATACGCACCTACTGGTGGGGGGTCAGCATCCGGTGTAACATTTCCCGCCGGTGTTAACAATATTAAGGTGACTATAGTAGGTGGCGGGGGAGGTGGAGGCGGCTCCAGCAGCTCAGGAGCTGGAGGTGGTGGTGGCGGGGGCAGTACAAACATAAAATATTTTACAAATGTAAGAGGTAAAACATATTCTTATGTGGTTGGCGCCGGTGGTGCTGCAGCTGCAGCAGGCGGTCAGTCCACCTTTACGGTTACAGGAGAAACACAGGTTATAGCACCGGGAGGTTCTGGTGGCACTGTTGGGTCTGCTGGAGGTGCGGTCGCCGGTGGGGCAGGGGGATTAGCAGGGTCTGGTGGTGATATACCTTTAGCAGGCTCTTCTGGTGAAAATGGTATTGCGGGGAGTACTGCGGCGTTTGCTGCAGGCGGACGAGGCGGACCAGGGTTTATGGGCTCAGGAGCCGGTCGCGGTGGTAATGGTAGTAACGTGAGCGGTCAAAACGGTTCAGATAATACGGGAGCCGGCGGTGGTGGAGGTTCTGCAAGCGGTGCTGGTGGTAGTGGAGCAGCCGGGGTTGTTATTATAGAGTATTAATATTTACGTTATCCTTATGAAAGGGTAGCGCCTTAATCATTTTCTGTAAAATTCTTCTATCATCAATATTCATTGACTTTAACCTTGCATATTCTTTTCGAAAAGAATTTATAAATTCTTCAGATAGATTAAAGTTTCTTGGATAAAACAGTCTATGAATGGTTTTAATTGACTTAAAACTTTCCATTATAAAATTGTAATTTTTATCAAATAACATTAAGATATTTATTACAAAATACCTTTTTCTTTAGCAGCTAACCCTTTTTGTTCTCTTAGAAGGCTTTCCATTTTGGCGATTTCATCCATATTTACTAGGCTTTGTTCTTCACCATACATACTACCTTCTGGGGTAATATACATACTAATAAGATCTATTCTTTCTTCTGTTGTCCCTTTAAGTTCAATTAGCCCCGGGCTATCGTGAGGAGGAAAGAAGGGTGAAGCACCTGTTGATAGAAGCTGACTGTAAATAGCCCTAAAAATATTATCAGTTTCCATAACAAACTCTGGGTCAACTTCTCTTATATTATTATTGACTATAGGTCCCATTAAATCTCTGGTTGATAGAAATATAATATCCAAGGTTCTCATACTCTCTTTTACAAGTTCTATTGATTCATCTATATATTGCTTGTTAAACCCTTTTATACCCTTATCATGGCACCATAGCGAATATACTACGTTATCAAGCCCACACCTATCATAAACAATATTATCATGTAAGGTATATCCTTTTTGTTGATCTACCATAAACTGCAAAATACTACGTTGAATCTTTTTATCTGTTCTCTTACTATGCTTATTATTTGATATTAATGTTCTGTATGAAGTTTCTGGAGACTTGTAATTTGGCCATTTGGCTAAAAAGGCGCTAATTGTTGTTGTTTTACCTGTACAAGCGGCTCCGCTAAAAGCTATACGCATATCTTATTTTATAATATAATTGTAATTAATCTAGATTGGGTTCCCCGACTAAACCACCAAAAGCACCAGGGGCCTCGTATTTTCTTTTCTTTTGATCTGCTTTCCACTTCTTAAATCTTTGGGCCACTTCTTCAGGGGACTGCATATCAGCGGGAAGCTCTTCTATGGGCTGCTTACCTTTCATAACTTGCTTCCACACACTATTAGGTGATAGATTAGAGTTGTCAGTATAGGATTGTCCCATAGCATAAGGTGTTAGTGATTGGTAGTTAGGAAACCCTTCTTCTGGACGTTCTAATTTAAAATTGCCTGTTTTAGAAAATTTTAATTGTGGTGGTGGGGCTACGATAGGTGCTTGACCAGCCGTTTTATCTTGTACAGCATCTTTGGCTACAGCAATTTCTTTTTCTTTAGCACCAACATTTTGTGCAGTATTAGTAATTGATCGATCAACAGGAACTGCTTGATCTACTGGCACTGCTTGATCTACTGGTACTGGTTGTGCTGCATCAGGTGTTTTTACACCTGCTGGCGCCGGTGCAGAAATTTCAGGCGTACCCCCGACTACATCTGGTGCTGGAGAAACCCCAGGGGTACTACCACCAACTACATCTGGTGCATTAGTTGAAGGTATTGGAGGAACTAAGGGTGGATATGTTTTAGGCTTATTTTTATCTATTTCAGGTTTTACATCTGTTTCTGTTGGAGTCGGTAATGGAGGCGCCCAAGCACCACCCCCCACACCGACCAGGGTTCCTACTAATACAGAAAAAAGACCTGCTACCCACGGGGCCACTTTAGTTAATGCGGGTATAGCAACCGCTGCGGCCGCAGGGTTCTCTTGTAAAATTTGTAAAATTTCGTTTGCTTTCTTATCAAACTTATTAAGAATCACCAATTATTTATTATAATTAGCGATTGATAACAGAAGCAAGCTTAGACTTAAACTGCAATACAAACTTATCTACAAAAGTATCTAATGCCTTATTACCAGCTTCTAGACCTTCAGTTTTAATAATATTGGTAAGTTCATCCTGATTTAATAGTACTCTAAATGATTCATCACCACCATTTTCACCAGAAATAGTTACATCGATGTTTACGTTCATAAGTTAATTTAAATAAAGAGTATAAAAAATCAACTATACTTTTAATGCTTTATCCCAAATTACTAGCTGCAACCTTGGACTAAATTTCATATCATGTGTTTTACATAATTCTGCTACCATAGAAGCTTTTTCTGTATGCTCTTGCCTACTACCACAACACGGCATTAACCATACTCTATGTCTTGGCAACAATATATCTGGGTGGTTGATATACTTCTCATATACTTCGTCTAAGTCTTTTTGCTCGTTAATTACAAATTTGAATCCGGAACCGGCACTAACGTGCCATTTAAGTACGGCAGGTTTATAGCGCTTTTCTTCTGGGTCACCGTTATTAGATAGCTTTGGAGAGGTTGTATATGTTACCCGGTATGCTGTCCAGTCATCTAAAGGTTGAATAGTTGCATTAGTCTCAAAATCTATTTTTGGTATAAACCCATTACGCTTAGCAAACTCTCTAACCAGTTCTAATAGGTTTTTCTGTTGAATTAGAGGCTCACCCCCTGTAATCTTCCAGATGGCCCCTTCACGTAAATGCTTTGTATACCCCTCATTATCCAGTAAATCTAAAATGTCTTTAATTTTAAAATGATTTTTTACTGACCAACTTATAAAGCTATCGCACCCGTGAGGTGAATCAGCAGAAGCAAACCCTTTACACGTTAAATTACACATCGATAATCTCATAAACACCGATGGGTGACCTACATATTCGCCTTCCCCTTCTATTGTATAAAAAACCTTATCATCACTTAAAAATATTGTTGTATCTAAAGACATAGTATTATTATAAGGTTAACTTTGCATTAATCAATGTAGATTTTGAATAAATAATACAGATGTCTAAGATGGCTAGAGCAGCCAGAAAGGCTGCTAAATTTGAAGAAAAACTCATTAAGTCTGATATTCTTCTAAATTTTAAAATTGATCAAAAGTTTCATTTAAATGAACATCACAAAGCTTTTGCAGAGAAGGCTTTTGATGATAAAACAAACATCATTTTTGCAGATGGACCAGCAGGAAGCTCAAAAACATATCTTGCTGTGTATGTTGCCTTAACATTACTTAAAGAGCGAAAGGCAGATGAAATTGTGTATATACGGAGTATTGTTGAATCAGCTTCTAGAAAACTAGGTAGTTTACCGGGGGAGGTAGACGATAAGTTTAAGCCATGGAGCATACCATTAGTAGAAAAATGTGATGAGCTTGTGGGTAAGCAAATAGCTAATATACTCTTTGAGAATGAATATTTAAAATGTATACCTGTTAATTTTTTACGAGGAGCAACGTTTTCCAACAATGTGGTAATTGTTGATGAGGCACAAAATCTAGAGCATAATGAATTAACAACAATTCTAACTAGATTTGGTAAGGGTTGTAAGTTATTTGTTATTGGTGATTCCTTGCAATCTGATATTCCTAAATCTGGCTTTCAGAGTTTTATGAAAGCTTTCAGTTGTGAAAACAGCAAGGAACATGGTATTGAAACGTTTCACTTTACCGAAGACGATATTACCAGGAGCAAGCTACTAAAGTTTATAGTTTCTATAGTTAAGACTATTAAGAACCCCAGCTAGTACCACCAAATGGATTGCCCCAACCGGTAGACATTTCATTACCGACCGCAGCTGCATTACTCCTTGTAACTGCGTTTTGTATCTCTGGAGCAGGAGCAGCAACCGTGGTAGCCTGTGGTTGAAAAGGTAGTTCAAATTGTTCTGCATTATGTTTCTCTGAAACATAAGGATCATGTTGTGGTACTGTAACATAGTCTCGCGTTACAATAGCAGAATTTTTATCATGCTCCCATACCTCTACTCTTTCAACCCAACATCTATTATTTGTCTGGGATCTTATAATAATGTCAGCATTTATAAAACACCATTGTGCTGTACGCTCTATACCTACACCTGTTGGCATAATTCTTAAATCAACAGCACCTTTGTTATGTAGGTTTTTAAAATCTTCTAATAAAGGATCATCACCAGCAATGCATAATGTGTGATCAAACTGTTTCTCTAAAGTTAATTTTAATTGCTTTAAACCTCCAAAATCTACAACCCAATTCTTTTCGTCTAAATTGTTACAACCAAACCAGAATTTAGCTTGCAGCCTGTAGCCATGAATAAACTTACAATGACTATCAGCTCTCCATTGTCTAAACGCACAACTACCTAAATCAATAATTTTTGTACTTTCAAATTGAAATGACATCTATATAGTATATTAACTTATAGTGATAAATCAAGCGCTAGACTGATTTTCGATACAATCTGAACAACCATCACAATCACAATTCTTTTCTTTAGCCTATTTACAGGTGTAATTCTTTTCTAATGTCATACCTTCTTTAAAGAATTTCTCTAGTAAATGATTAACCACATTATCAAAATTTTCTTTTTTTAAGTACTTTTTAATTTCTTTTTTAGGCATTTCTTTGGCAACTTCTCTTGCTTTACCGGAAACTTTAGACTGACCCTTCTTCGCCCCCATAACGGCACCAAAAAATCTCTTCTGTTTTTCTGTTTTAGATGGCATTTGTTGTTTCCTTAAACTTTTTTAAATAACCTCTAATACTATTTATCTTTTCATCTGTTGATAATTTAAAATATTCTTCTTGTTTGGGGAGATATTCCTTAAAAAACTTTCCAATTTGCGCCATAGTCTCCGGGTTATGCTTCTTAAGCTCTATAGCAACCTCAATTACTATAAGACTGTAATCTGGTCTTCTAGCCAAATCGTCATAATTAGTGCCTAAAGATTCTTTAAGAAGATTTATTGAGGCCGCTATGAAAGCATTATCTTTCTTATTCTCCGATGTTTTATCGTTAATGTTTAGAGAACCTAACTTGACCAACCACACACTATTAGAATATACAATAGTACCCCTATTGTAAAATCTTGCCCCCTCAACATCTTCAAAAATAATTTTGCCTACCTTAGAAGGGTTATCAAGATAGGTAAAATCTAACAATATTTTTTTTATCTTATTTAACTCTGGTTGTATATCCCCAACAACATACATTATACCGTCGGTGGAAAGCTTTACATTTTTTATTCTACCCATTAATTGGTATTTAACCTCATTATATTTCTGATAAGATAACTTTGGTAAGCCTGTTATTACAACAGGTTCATTATTGTAAGGTAAATGTGAATAGTCCTTTGTTCTAGCCCTATCGGTTACTTTTTTAATATCAACAAGATCACCTATTTCAAAAGATTTTAAAAACCTGTTAACTCTTGCAACTATATTATCCTTTCCTAGGACCAGCTCTGCACCTGCACCTACTGTTTTAGTTAAAAGATTTAAACCTTTACCCGTAGCCTTTAATAACCTATCAAATTTACCTTCGCGGGTTCCAAATATATCTTCTGCTTTATTTTTAATTTTTACATCTTCATCAGCTGAAGGAGAAGGCAGAAGAGTGCTTTCATTATTAATTGCCATTAAATCCTCTATACTAATATTGGCTTGGGCTAAAAAAGCTTTTATAAAATCTATACTACTAGTATTTCTAATCTGATTATAGACAGGGGTCTCTTCTCCATGACCTGCTTTGATTAAGGCTCTTAAAAGTGCTGTTTTTATATCTGAAATTTGAGGAGTAGCAGATATTGTTTCAACCGGCTCTAATTGCGCTACACTTACTTGCTGGATAGGATCTGCTGCTGGTGGAGCATTTATAATATAAACGTTCACCATACCTTCACCACATTCCTCAAGTACATAACCTTCAAAACAGCTTACATTTTCATATCCAAACACAGGCGGTATTGACGGATCAGACTTTACCCTAACTCGCTTTAAACGTGTGTTCTTAAAGGTATTTTCTATTAATTTGTTTAACATAGAATGTTTGATTATTTATCTTGATTATCTAACATTATTGATATAATAATAATATGTTTAATAAGAAAAAGCTAGCTTTTGCCAATCATAACCATCCACATTCCGAGGAAGAGAGAAATCAAATTATACTAAAGGCCGCGGCCGCGTATGAAGCATACATGGACGCTTTGGGTTATGATTGGAGAAACGATCCAAATAGTGCCAACACCCCCTTTAGGGTTGCTAAGGCATTTGTAGAAGACTTTGCCTGGGGATGTTATAGTGAGCCGCCTAAGATTACCGCGTTTGATAATGTAGATAAGTATGATGGTATTGTATCTCAAACCAATATTAAAGTTACATCGCTCTGCTCACACCACCACGCACCTTTTATGGGGTTTGCCCACGTTGCTTATATTCCTGCAAAGGACGGTAAGGTGATTGGATTGAGTAAATTAAATCGTATTGTGGATTGGTTTTCTCGTCGCCCTCAAGTACAAGAAAACCTTACAATGCAAATTCACAAGTATATTGATGAAGTTTGTATTAAGAATAAAGGAGTAGCTGTTATGATTGAGGCCGCTCACACATGCTGCTCTAACCGTGGCATTAGACATGATTCAACTATGCGTACCGCAAGAATGTCTGGTGCTTTTCTAGATGATAAAGATAATTCTAGAAACGAATTTTACAAGTTTATTGAGTTCGCACAAAACCGAAAATTAATCTAATTTGACTAAATAATTAGTGTAATTTAATTATACGCGGGGAGTTGGTTAATCCTCCTTCCAGTATTTCTTGTTTTAGAGATCTTACCTTTTATGCACACGAGTTTTGTCATTATAATGTAATTGTAGAAGGTGAGCCGAAAGACCCATATTATTCTTTTTTAAAAAGAAGAGGGGCTATGGACTATGTGGATGATATTTTGTTACCTGGGGAAGAGATCGGAATGAGGGTTGATAGTGAATTTGTTTACTCACCTACCGTGTGTGTGGTAGATAAAATTAACGCATACAATTTAAGATATGTCTTAAGTTGTATAGGGGTAAGCAATGTTATTTTTTAATTTCGCTGTTAATATTAACATTAACAACACCGCCATTTAATTTTATAAAATCTTTACTTAAGAGAACAGGGGTATCTTGCTGACTTCTGTCCGCAAGGCTGAAAGGAACTTTATTAAATTGTTCTTGGCCCAAGCTACAGTCTAACTCTACTACTGGTCTATCGTTGGTATTATTATTTCCGGATACCGTTATAAACTCTTTTACAGGCAATTCTAACACTTTGTCGTTTACTGTTTTAAATTTTACATGTCCCTCTTTTGCACCATCAATTATTTCTGCATGAAGTACATTATAACCGCTGTTACCAGTGTCTACAGTGGCTCTAACGTTTCCAACATGTTGAATAGTAATACCTTCCGTAGCCCCTAGTATTTGTTCATAGAAAAATTCTTTGTAACTACGCATATATTATGTATTTATTTGAATAAATATATAAAATGAGCAGAAAAGGTGAATTAGAAAAAATTTCCGAAGCTTATACCCAGATTGTAGTTAATGAATTAAACCTGGGCCCCGCGGCCGAAACCACGAATATGGTACCTTCCAATAACACATCAACAGTAATAAAGCTTAATAAAAAATCTTGTGGGTGTGAAGATGGTGAAGATTGTTTACAGTGTAAAAATAGTGAAAATTGTGAAGATTCTTCAAAAATTACCCCTGTTGAACCCTCTACCGGTTCTGGTGAATCTGAAGCTGATATGGCAAAGAACGAACTATATAAAATTCATAACGGGTCAAAAGCTCTTTACAATCTACTAAAAGACAATCAAGATTTAGAACCTTGGGTATTCAGTAAAATTACATTAGCTGCAAGCTATATTGAGAGTGTTAAAAACTATCTTGAATATAACAAATTTAGAAAAGACGGTGAGTTTGATGCAGATGAAAATTCACATGAATTAAAAATAGTATCTAAAATAAGAGATATGCTGTACGGTGAGGGTAAAGAAGTTCTAGAATCTGTATTACGCCAAACAATTTTTAATCTTGAAGCATTAAATGCTATTAACGAATCAGGTAATAAGGGTTCTGCGCCTACCGCCAACTAAGCGGTTCATCTTAGAAAAATCTACTCTATCTACAATCTTTACTTGATTATTACCAGCAAACAAAACATAGCCTTCATCTTTTGTTTTAACATACGAGCCATCGGGAAGTCTGTAAAAAGCATGCTGTGTTAGCTTAGTATCTAGTTGAGACAGTATATTAAAAATAAGGTACTTAATTTTTACCATCTCAAAGGTAGCTGTTAATAGATGCTCAAAATTAGCTGCGTTGTTCTGTAAAAAGCTTTGAACAATACTAAGTCTTTGCTGGCGTTGGGCTTGACCCTTAGGTCCAAGTCCTTCTATACCTTTTGTTATCTGCGACTCAACATATTGTTGAAACCCCTTGTAAAATGCATTAAAGTTTAATCTACCGCTAGTCTTTGCTGCCCCAAACAGTCCTGAGTCCTCTAGGTCAAGTTGCTTATTTAAATAGCGCTTTAACATATCTAGGATTTGGCTAGAAGGCGCCCCCCTACCAGGCGACACATATTCATTATTAAATTCATCAGAAATAGAGTTTATATGCTTACTAGCGTCCACTATAAGTGTATTAAGATTATCAAAAAATTTATCGGGTATATCAAAAGCAAAAGTACGATAATTGCTACCTTTTATGAATGCTTTTGAATTTGTACTACTAGCAATCAAACTGTCAATGTTTTTAGACGCCGGTACAAGTTTTATTATCCCCGATTCTTTATCTACTACCCCTTTAAAACTATCATGAACAACTACCCCCACTGAAGAGTTTAATACTTTATGAAATAGTTCTGATTTATCATCCATAGGAATAGCATACATTATAGTGTTTGGTTCAAAAGTAATAAACTCTTCTGTACCTATTTTCACTCTTTTTTTATCTTCTTGACTAGCGTATAAAACATCACCTTGATATATTAACCCAGAATTATCATAAGCTGGTGTTAACTGCTCTAATAAATTTTTAAGCCTAGATGCAAAATCTGGTCTATCCGACATAGCTTGATCTATCTCTTCTGATGTATGAAAGAGTTTTGCATTTTCTTTTATTGTATCGGTAGATTCATCCACTACATATTTTAATGATATAAAAAAAGTCTTAGTTTTTGGATCAATACCAAACAAAATAGCAGGGCTTCCATCTATTTTTGCATTAATTTCTTGCTCTGATTCGTAGCCTTGAATCTTTTTAGAAATTAAATTTACATGTGTCAGAAAATCTTTAAATCCTGCTTTACCGTTCTCTACAGCTAAGTCTTCTAAATGTGAGAGATGTGGTGAAAAATAAGAAGTACGCTCTTCTTTTATAATTTGCTCTTTGAGCAAGAATTGTTTAAAAGATTTCATTTTTTTAATCGATTAAAGATAGCCTCTTTACTTTGATCTGCAATATTTGGTAATAAAGAATGAAACCCCTTTGCATTATTTTTTAACAATGCTGCACGTGCATCTGTCGCAGACGCTAGTCGAGAAATATCTTTCATAGCAATACTTTGTACGTTTTTTCCTTGGAAAATCTCTTTACTTGGTCCATAGAATGATTTAAATCTTTCTGTATCTTCTTGACTTGCATAAAGGTTAACACTGTAAGGTGGGTTAAACTTTCTTAACAAATCTGCTATTTCTGTTGCCGCAGGTAGAGGGGTAGGGGCTCTAGGTGTGGGGGTAAAAACACCATTGTTAAGGATGTCTGTAATTTGATATATAGTTAAAACAGGGGACCCTTGAACTGAAAACACATACAAGTTTTTTGGTAGATACTGTTTATAAGTCTCCCAGACAAACATTGAGTCGTCGGCTGATATGTTATCTCTATCTATTTTTGAAACTAAAATTACTGCTGCATCATTAATTGTTGCAGCTTGTTTTGCAGTATCAAAATGGCCTTTGTGAGGCGGTTTAAATGCTCCAGGAAAAAAACCTATACTACTACCATTTTGTTCTGTAAGAAATTGTTTAAATGGTTTCATTACTAGCTATTTTTTGCTTGATCTTTACACTTCCTGAACTTATTGTATCAAAAGCAAGATAGGTATTTAACTTACTATGCGGAATGTATTGAAAGCCTTGGCTGTTTACTGCAAATAACCCATCATTTGGAAATAAATTCTCAACAATATCTTGAGTTTTATCTTGAATTAGCTTAAGCATTCCTGACAAATTAAGTGCTATTATTTGCTTTCTAAAAGATAATTCATCAGTACATTTTTTAAATTCCTTACATCTCTTTTGAATTAATGCCCTATCAATTTTCTCTGCCTCTTTTTTGAAAAATTCTTTTTCTTTCTCATCACCTTGTACGCTGTAATGTTTATTGATAGTATCGGCGATATCCCTTACAGCTGGATTAGGTGTACCTTCTTCATTGCCTGTTGCGACTTGTGTAGAGGCAATCTCGTTTAATACATCAACTAATTGTTTTAAGGAAAAAATTACGTAAGGGCGCTCTTCTTTATATTGACCTAAATTTAAAATAGGAGAAATAAGAATACCTTTAGAGAGCTCTCTTGGGGCTTTACGCTTTATGTCATTTAAATATTCATCTAAGCTCCACCTGTCTTTAATAGCGTCAAAATGTCCCTTTTGACTTTTTCTGTTAAGAATAGTGCTTTTTACTGTATTGCTATTTAGAATCATATTGTTTATGGTCTGCTTACCCTGGGCGTCTAGCGTATTAAATTCCTTTAGTATAGCATCTAACAATTCTATTGTCGAATTAAGGATATCTGTAAAAACCCCGGTTCCTTCCGTTCCTGTACGTACAGCTTTAGTTAATTCTTTTACCTCATACTTGCGTTTATCTGGTCCTACCACGTCAAAAGAAGCTCCCCCGCCTTGTATAATTCTACCAGATGCTTTATCCACTTGTTCCTTAGTCTTGAACCCATACAATATACATGCTATACTGTATTCTCCTCTACCAGTACCTTCCTTATCCCCACCTGCTGTTTTTTGAAATAAATCTGGAGATATATCGTATTCTGTCCACGGTGTTTGAGGTACATATTCATCACCCGGCACAAAAACTTTGACCGGGGGTGTATTTACCTGTTGTCTAGGCAGCGGAGGCACAGTTATGCCGGCTACGTCTTCAAAATATAGGTCTTTTAGGGATATGTAAGCCACTTGTTATTTATATGTTAATAAACTAAGTAAACAGGTAAACCTTTACATTTACTCTGGAGTTAGATGAGTAATTGTGCCCTCTGGGGCGCTTAATAGCTTAATGTCTGGAGGAAATACGGCAACACCACCATATTTCTTTGATTCACAATGATAATAATCCCCTACCCATTCATCACAATTAAATATAACACCTTTAACGAACTTTACTTCTTGCTCCCGTCCATCTCTTGTGCATAATAAAGTCTGGTCTTTAGTCAGCTGAATCTTTATAGGGCCTTTACCGACCACTTCTCCTGCGCTTTCAAGCCCAAATTTACGGGCTTGGTGATATTCTTGATCTGATAGGCCTTTTTTATCTTCACTGAAAGCTGATGCCAATTTTGCAAATACTTGCTTCTCGTCTAAATGCCCTGGAAGTACAGCCACAAAATCACCACTATCGGTGGACATAATAAACATATTGTTCTTAAATTCTCTGTATTCTTGAGGAAAAGTATCTGCAAAATCTTCATCATTCTCCATGTCTTCAATTGTTCTGTCTACTACATCTTGCAAGCTCTGGGCTTGCTCGTGGTCCACTTCACTCAAATCAAAACCTACATCACTGGTGTTATCTACACCTCCACTTACTACTGTGAATTTTTTTACAATGCTTTGAGCATCTTCGCTTTTTGAAAAAGCGTCTGCCTTTAAATAAGATAGTTTTTTAGATTTAATATCATCTAGAATATACTTCTTAAAAACTTCTAATGAACCATCAAGCAATCTTTCTAAGTGTGCCGATCTACTGGTAATAGGATACTCATGTAATTTATCTAAGAATAAACTAGCCCATTGTTTGGCCAATTCTTTATGAAAGGTGTCTATGTTAGTATCTTCTGCCTCTTTAATACTATTATAAGCCTCAAACAATAACTTAATGTCCCTATTCATAATATTATTTATTGACCACCAACTTCCTTATTAGTAATAACGTCAATAGTATTAGAATACTTTTTAATTATTTCGTATTTACATCCAAATCAATAGCTTCTACTTGCATTAACTTGACAATCTTATCTAAAATCTCAGACGCGTTTTTTGCATTTACTTCTGGTAACTCCTTAATTGTCTTTAATCCTAGATCATCAGGGTTCATAAACAAGGCTTTACGGATAAGATTAATTAAAAATACTTCGCCTTCAGGTGTTAATGGCTTCTGCTGAGGCGGTTCAGCTGGAGGAACAGCAGCAGCCGGCGCCGGTGCAGCTACAGGAGCTTCCGGAGCAGGTATGTTTAAATCTTGAGGAGGTACTTGCTCGAAAAGCTCTCTATATTTTGTTTCTAGTAATTTATTAAATTTCATACCGCTGGAACCGACGGCACTGCTGTCGTTGGGGTAGCGGCTAATTCACTCGATGTTTGTTTAAGCTTATTTGTTGCGTCCATTGCCTTTTTCTTAAGGGCATCCGCTACTTGCTTATAAACATTATCTAATTCTTCTTTTTTCTTAGCCAATTCCGGGTCAATTTGAACATCAAGAGTGTCTTGTATGGCTTTACCTAGATTACTACCTGGCTTAGTACCTGTTATTGATGTAGAGGGTGTGGTTGCAACTGTTGAAGATGGTGTTGTGGGTGTAACATATTCTTCCACCCATTGAGGCTTTTCAACTTCTAGTTTATTATATTCTTCTGCTAGCTTAGCTAAAAACTTCATTATATTATATTTATGCTACAAACAACCCTAATTTGATCTTAATGTTTTGAGATATATCCTCTTGTAGCTTATGTATTTTGTATTTCTTAAGATAAGAATAGAGTTTTGTAAGGTTAGGTGTACCGCGCTTATATAAATTATTAGTTATTCTTGCTTTAAGTTCTTTACTTTCTCCCGTATTCTTGCCAAGTATGTTCTGAAAGTCTGCTTGAGATAAATCTGTATTAAGAAAATTAATTGATAAAATATTAAAAATATTTCTAAAACTGTTGTATATAAAAATATCTTCTCCGCTAAAATGTTGAGAGATTATTTTTGTTGGAAGCAAGAAAACAGTCTTAACATTGATACTATTACCAAGAGAATCTGTAAAAAACGAGGCCACCCTGTATACTATAAACTGTCTTTTTAAACGATTATTCTTTTCAAGCCCATACTTAATAACATCCTCTGTCAATTGTGGCTCTATTTCCCTATCAAAAATAACTTGACAACTTGCAAATCGTATGCCAAGGTTTTTATCTTCAAAATAAACTCCTCTCATCTTTAAATTATAAAAGAATTTTAGTACTAGTCAATACTAAAATTCTTAGGCGGCGTCCCTATCCTGACATTTAGAATGCCATTATAATAATCATCTCTTAAGATTACATCTCTTTCTATCTGCTCTTTTATTTCTCTATATCCTAATTCCCATTTAGAACCACATGCATGTAATATAGTAAAAGTAAATTTGTCTTTACCGTACTTTTCAATATCTTCATTAAGCTCTTTTGACGACCCTGTATAGCTTTTCCAATCAGACTCTTTTATTTCTATTCTTTTATTTTTCTTGCCCTTTAAGGGTTTACGCTTTAGTTTACTCTGACATTGCTTTTTACCTACATATTTTCTACCTGTAACTGTATTGCATATCTCATAAATGAATCCAAATGACGATTCATTAAAAGATATACCCTCTTTTAAAATCCAATGACCTAGGTCCATCAGAAGTATTTAAACTTATTTCTTCTTTGTACAAGTATTTTATTTTTTTTGCCTTTTACTTTAAAAAGAGGTTTGGCCAAAAATGCTGCACCGGGTGCGTAAAAATCAGTATTGCCGACATCACCTCCATGTCCCATACTAGCAGCTGATCCAAAAACACCTCCGTCCCCGGCTACATTTTCTTCATTCATTACAAATTGTTTAAATGTTATCATGATTGATTTTTCACTATAAGGTATTACAATCATATTTATGACTTTACTGCAAAAATATGTAGCAGAGCTAGAAGAAGATGTAAAGCTAGATGAGCTTAACCTCAAAGAGGCAGCATTAACACTACCCGGTAAAAAAGCAAAATGGGTGTCTCGCTTGATGTTAGAGAAAAGTGAGCTTATAGAGCTAACTAAGAAAAAAAACATTTTAGTGTCTTCCGTAATCGAAGCGGTAAAGGCAGAGTCTCCTGTAAAAATGACATACCCCTCTCTTAAAGAGGCTGCGGAACGACACTCAGCTGTTGCAGATCTTAACTTAGAGATTAAGGAAAGAGAGAGTGTTGTTGAATTTCTAGAACGTGTTGAGAAGACTATTCATAGTATTGGTTTTGATATAAAGAATCTAATAGAGTTATTAAAGATGGAGACCATGTAATGGTATATTTTGACTTGAATAAGGGAGGTGAGTATGGGGTGCTTTCTGGTGATTTTTTTAACGATATAAGAGAGCATTTCTCTGTTAAAAATGAAGGTGCTAGGTTTGCAAGAATGAGAGGGCGGTTTATTCCTTCACGAACGTATGCTATAACTCCCGCTGGCAAGGTAGATCCATGTTTATTTTTTGAAATAGCTAAATTTTTACTACAAAATAATTTTTGTACGAAGGATCAGATAAAAGCTTCAAAAACTTTTTTAGATAGTATTATTCCCGGTCCAACCACTTATCAAAAGAGTATTCATTATACTAATCAGCCTTATGATAATCTGTCTCTGCAACTAAGAAATTATCAAAAGGCTATTGTTACTAAATGTTTAGATTCAGGTAGAGGCGTGGTGGTTTTAGCGACTGCAGGCGGTAAAACACTCATTATGGCCTCTTTGTTGTCAAACTTTTTTAATTTTAATAAAAATTTTAAATGTCTTTTAATTGTACCTGACTTGGGATTAGTCTCACAAACCTATAGTGATTTTAAAAACTACAATGTTCCTTTTTTCTGTAGCAAGTGGACAGGTAATGATAATTTAGATTTAGGTGCAAATGTAATCATAGCTAATTTGGGTATCTTACAATCGGAAAAATCAGATTTAAGTTGGCTTAGTAATATTGATGTATTGTTGTTTGATGAGATTCATAAAGCGAGAAGAGGAAATCAAATTAATAAAATTTTAAAAAATATTAAAACTAATATTAGATTTGGATTTACCGGTACGCTACCAGAAGAAAAATTAGATCAATGGAATATTATAGGTAAAATTGGGCCCATTATATATGAAAAAAATAGTTTTCAGCTTCGCGAAGAAAGATTTGTATCGAACGTTCTAGTGACTGCCATTCAATTAAATTATAATAACCGACCTAACTATGATATAGAGAGCTCTAATCCATCAGAAAAATATAGAACAGAGCTTGAGTTTTTGTTTACCAACACTTTTAGGAACAATACAATTGGTTCTATATGTAACAATGCGCCAAATAATGTGTTAGTGTTAATCGACTACATAAGACATGGTGAAGAGCTATACAACACTTTGACAGCTATTTGTTCAAGAAAGAAAATTTTCTTTATCAGGGGGGATGTTGAAGTAGATGACAGAGAAAAAATAAGGGATTTAATGGAACGTAATAATAATATTGTGTGCGTGGCTATTAGTAAAATCTTTAGTACTGGTATTAATATAAAGAACCTACATTATATTGTGTTTGCAGGTGGCGGCAAAGCTAAAGTTCGTATTATTCAAAGTATAGGTAGAGGCTTAAGATTACATGCTAATAAGGAAAAATTACACATTATAGACTTAGCAGATCAATTTACATACGGTAAACGCCATGAATTAAAGAGGCAAGCGTTATATTCACAGGAAAAAATACCTTTCGTTATAAAAACGTTGACCGAAAAAGTATAAGTAAAGAATACGATTTATGATAAAGAAAAAACCTCAGAAGCTTAAAAAAGATAAACAACTAGCAAAGTCTAAAAAGATTGAACTAGATGATACAGTACCTGATGATAAGTTAATTAAGACAGTAGTAGCCTCTATTACCGGTGAAGTAGAGCCTTCCGCTACTAAAAATACTACTAAAAAACTAAAACCTTCTGAGAAGCCGCACTATGTAAATAGTAAGCAGTTCGAGGACGAAATTCGTAAGTACTATAAATCTAATAACCTTACAGATTATCTTGCTGATGCAATAAAAAGAATTGCTTACGGGCTATCGTTTGCCCCTAATTTTATTAATTATAGCTATAGAGATGAAATGATGGGCGACGCTATAGTCAAAATGTATCAGGCTTTAAAATATAAAAAGTTTAAACTTGACCACGGCTTTAGTCCTTTTAGTTATTTTACAACTATTGCTTTTCACGCATTTATTAGCAGAATTAAAAAAGAAAAGAAGCATCATCAAATAATTGCCGACTTCAGAGAGCGTAATTATGATAGTCTTATTAATAGAGATGAAGAAGAGACAGGAATTAGGGTCTTTACAAAAGACCATGGAGTTTTAGATAATAGTGTATATAATCAAAGTAACGCTTAAGCGTTATTAATGAAGCAGAATTCTAAGATAGCTGTATTTTCCGATTTACACCTGGGCGTTCATTTAAATAGCTCAACGTGGCACGACGTTTCTTTAGCTTGGGCTAATTGGATAAAGAATGAATTGATTGATAAGGATATTACTGATATTATTTTTTGTGGTGACTTTTTTCATAGTAGAAGCGAAATCACTGTCAACACTCTTCACCATGCTTCTAGTATATTAGACGTATTTAAAGATTTTAATATTATAATGATAACTGGTAATCATGATTGTTTTTACAAGCACGATAGTAGGGTGAATAGTATTAGTATATTAAATGGAAGAAAGAATATAGAAATAATTGATAAGCCTTGCTTAAAACAAATTGGCGGCAAAGAATTGTTCTTTGCCCCTTGGGGTACAACAGTACAAGAATTACAGCAGTGCGATATTATTTTCGGTCATTTTGAAATAGAAAGTTTTAAAATGAATGCGTATAAAATGTGTGAAGATGGTATAAAGTCAAAAGAATTGCTTAATTATGCCCCTTTAATTATCTCCGGTCATTTTCACTTAAGAGAGGAAAGAAAATATGATAATGGGACTATCTTATATGTTGGCTGTCCGTTTGAATTAGATTTCGGTGACACACAAACAACGAAGGGCTATTATATTCTTGATTTAAAAGATTCGTCATACACTTTTTACCCTAATGAAATATCCCCAAAACACATTAAGATGAATTTATCTGAACTTATTAAGATAGATAACTTCAATCAAAGGGGTAAAGATTTATTTAAAAATAATATTATTAAATTAGCTGTAGACAAGATTATTGATAATAATGATTTAGAAAAAATAACTGTTAAACTAGGCGGCTTTAAACCGCAAAGCCTAGTTGTAGACCAGTCAGCCGTATTTGATAAATTTGGTAACGCTGGGCAAACTGATGTAGATTTAAGTGGTGTAGATATAACCCAAGCAATAACTGATTTTGTTAATATGCTTGATATACAAAATAAAAAAGAAGTAATAGATTACACAATAGCCCTTTACAGTAATTGCAAATGAAAAAAGTAATTTTTGAAAAATTAATAATAAAAAACTTCTTAAGTGTGGGTAATACACCTGTTGTAATTGATTTTAGACCTGGTCTACATGGCATTACAGGAATAAACCGAGATCAAATAGATAGAAGAAACGGTGTAGGTAAGAGTACAGTACCTGATGCGATGCATTTTGCTTTGTTTGGTACAACAATTAGAGAGCTGAGAAAAGAGTTTATTATTAATAATATCACCGGTCAAACCTGCGAGGTATCGCTTTCTTTTCATATAACAAGCGGCAAGAAAACTGATCAATATGAGATAGTTAGAACGTTAGAGCCAAGCAGATGTTATCTTTTTCACAATCAACGAGATGTGACAAGAGATAGTATAGCTAATACTACAGAATATATTATTTCTTTAATTGGATGTAATTCTGAATTGTTTCAAAATTGCGTAGTAATGACAGTTAACAACACTACACCGTTCATGGCTAAAAAGAAACTAGAAAAAAGAAAATTTATAGAAAGTATTTTTAATTTAGAAATTTTTAGTAAAATGCTCTCTCAATTAAGAGATGAACAATCAGAAATAAAATCAAATTATGAAATTGAAAGTGCTAGAGAGGATGAAGTTAAAAAATCAATAGACACGCTTCTCGAGCAACAGAAAAAGTCTCACGATGATTATATTACCAGAAAGGTACTTTTGGAAAAAAGACAGGTAGATAATACAAATGAACTAAATGTTCTTAATACAAAAAATAATACAGAGAAAGAATTAAATGTAGAGGAGATAACCAAAAATGTATCGCTATTGACTACAAAGCTAGAAAATTGTGATAAGCAAATTCAAGAATTAGGTAAACAAATGACTGCTCTTGAAACGACTAATGACATCTGTTTTACTACGATGAGTAAGATTGGTACAGATAAAGATGTTTGTCCTACATGCCTGAGACATATTACACGCCTCGATCATGACAATATCAAAAGTAGTAAAGCAACCTTAAAGAATGAAATTTCTTCTAGAGAAAAAGAAATCAAGGCATTTGATACAAAGATAAATGAGCTTAATATTTTAAAAACAAAAATAAACGATGCGATCAAGACAGGGCAAAATAATATTCATCAAGGCAAATTACAGAAGCAGCAAAAAGAGCATGACGCCAAGAGAATTGCTCAGTTACTCCAATACAACGAGCAGGTAGCACAAGACTTGCAGCATCTAACGGACACTAGTTTATCTCTTACATCAACAATAACTGAAGCTAATCAAAAATTAAAAGACCTTACAGATAAAGTAACAGGCCTAAAACACGTGTTAAATCTGATGGATACGGTTAAGTTTATTGTAAGCGAGGAAGGTGTTAAGAGCTTGATTGTAAAAAGAATATTAGATCTCTTTAATAACAAGCTAACATATTATCTTAAAAAACTAAACTCAACCGCTATTATAACCTTTAATGAATATTTTGAAGAACAAATTATTAATGAGAAGGGCAAACTAACAAGCTATTTTAATTTTAGCGGTGCAGAAAGAAAAGCTATAGATTTAGCAATAATGTTTACGTTTATTGATATGCTTCGCCTTCAGGGAAATATCTTTTATAATATTCAATTTTATGATGAATTGCTTGATACTAGCTTAGATGAAACCGGGGTAGAGTTAGTTTTAAATTTGCTAAATGAGTTTGTTACGAAAAATACGTTTGGTATTTATATAATCTCCCATAGAAAAGAGTGTGTCAAGTTTGTAAATGGGGATTTGATTACATTGGAGAAAAGAAACGGTATAACGACTTTATTATCGCGAGGGACTTGATTTCTGTAAAAAAAGGAATATCTAATTCAAATGTTTTTCACCGGAGAATTTACACCCCCAATACTACGTCAATCTGGTCTTGCCGGTACATTAAACATACCTAGCTCACCACAAAAGCCTGTTCTACAGCCAGATAACTCACCGCCTCCGGATGTTAATTTACCTAGAGCAATACAATATTATGCAGATTATTCAGGTTGTGGATTTTGGAGAATGCTTTGGCCAGAGCATTTGCTTAATGCTTTTGGCCGGATGACTGTTCATGGTAGTACAGTGATGGTTCTAGACCCAAGATGGTACCAGAATGTTAAGGTGGTTAGAGTTCAAAGACAAGCTACATCTTCACAGCTGCAGTTTGTTAAATTCTTAAAAGAGGTGTCGCAACACCACGGTTTCAGAATTATATATGAGATTGATGATTTAGTATTTCATGAAGACATACCTGATTACAATAAATTTAAAACAGCTTTCGTAGATCCCGAAATTCGTAAAAATGCACAGGAGATTATGTCTCTTTGCAATGAGATTACTGTTACATGTCAATTCATGAAAGACTATTATGCGGAAAAAACAGGTCATAAAAACATTACAATTATTCCTAACTTTCCTCCTAAGTTCTGGCTAGGCAGGTTTTATGATGAAAAGAGTATCAGCTCGAACTATGATACCTATAAAAACAAGCCAAGAATTTTATATGCAGGATCAGGCGCACATTTTGATGTTGAGAATAGAGTAGAGCAAAATGACGATTTTGCTCACGTTATTAAGGCAATATATGATACTTACAATGAATTTCAGTGGGTGTTCTTAGGCGCGTTTCCGCTACCGCTAAGACCTCTAGTCGAGAGGGGCCTAGTGGAGTTTCACCCTTGGGTTAATCTGTATAATTATGGTGAAAAGCTAAAAAATCTTAAAGTGAATATGCTTGTTGCGCCTCTACAGGATAATACGTTTAATAAAAGCAAATCCGATTTAAAATGGATTGAGGCAAATTGCTTGGGTCTTCCCATTGCTTGCCAAGATCTCTGCACATACAAAGACGCCGAATTTAAATTTAAGACAGGCGACGAGATGATAAAGGTGGTTAGGGATGTGTTGAGTAAGAAGGGTAGATACATGAATGTTTGTTCTGCGGCTCGTAAAAATGCAGATCAAAGATGGTTAGAGGATAATATTGAAACTTATTACGAACTGTTTAATCACCCGTACGGAAGCCCTGAACGAAAAATTTTAAATAAAATCAACGGAGTTGGTTAGTATTTATTAAGTGTTGTAATTGAAGAATAAACTCGTTTTTAATTCTATTTTCTGCACACTTTGTACACCCACCACTTCTCTTTAATGCATCTAATTTTTCTGTATATTCAACTCTTCTCTTTTCACAATCAGGAATTTCACTCGGACAAGGTAAATTGTGGTCAAAGAATTGAATTATTTTCTCCATATAATAATTTATTGCTAAGTACATAATTGCAATTATAATACTAAGGTGATTGGGTATAGAAACATAGCATACGACCCCAGACAGGAGTTAATACGACTATTTACTTGGGATACAAACGGTAATAGAATTGCTATAGATTCCACTTATAAACCCTACATATATCTAGAGTCTAACAATGCTAAAGATGCTATTAGCATTTTTAATACCAACTTAAAGAAAAAAGTATTTAAAAATCAATTTGAAAAATCAAAATATCTCAAAGAATCAGGCATTACTAGGGTATTTGAAAACCTTTCACCTGCACAACAATTCTTAATTGATAATTTCTGGGAGCACAACGAGACTGCGGATTTCTCTAAAAATCAGCTAAAGACATTCTTCTTAGATATTGAAACTTATTCTGTTGATGATTTTCCTATCGTAGAACAGGCCAACCACTGTATCAATGTAATTACCATACATGACAGTCTCTCCAACAAATATGTTACTTGGGGCACAAAACCGTACGCAAAAATTACACCAGATCATAAATTTATTTTTTGTAAAACGGAAAAAGAAATGCTTAGCAAATTTATTGGGTTTATTGAAAGTGATTATCCAGATGTAATAATGGGCTGGAACTCAGTTCTATTTGATTTACCCTATCTAGTTAATCGTATAAGAGTGTTATTTGATGATGAAACTGTAGGGCGACTCAGCCCAATGGGAAGAGTATATAGCAAAACATTAAGAGGTCAATTTGGTAGAGAGCAGACCCGTTGGTTTATAGATGGAATATCTTGTCTTGATTACCTAGACATCTATAAACGGTTCTGCTTAGTATTAAGAGAAAATTACAAACTAGATAACATAGCGCGCACAGAGCTAGGAGAATCAAAAATAGACTATGGTAATTCAAACTTAAGTGAGTTAGCAGATGTGGATTGGGATAAGTTTGTTGAATATAACGTTCAGGACGTTCGTCTGCTTGTTAAGTTAGAAGAAAAATTACAATACTTTCAGCTACTTAGAATGTTAAGTTATACCGGGCTCACGACAATGGAAGCGGCTATGGGTAGTATGAGCGTTATTATTGGAGCCTGTGCTATTCGTGCAAGATATAGAAATCGTAAAATTCCTACGTTTGTAAGAGGTGAAGATGACGGAAAGCAAAATGAGGGAGCATATGTAGGGGACCCAAAAAGAGGGTTTCAGAAATACATAGTTAGTTTTGATGCAAACAGTCTATATCCCTCAGTAATGATAACATTAAACCTTTCTCCAGAAACTAAGATGGGGGTTATAGAGCAGCAAACAGAAACAGATATTACTATTAGAGAAGTAAACGGAAAAACAGTAACAATACCAAAGACAAAATTTGCAAAGCTCGTCACAACAGAAAAACTAGCTATTAGTAAGGCTAAAGTACTTTTTAGTCAGAAGCACAAAGGTATTATTCCAGAGATGGTTGATCAATACTATAAATTGAGAGTTCTAGTTAGAAAAGAACACAAAAAAATTAAAAAACAACTTAGCACACTCGATAAAAAAGACCCAACATACAGAGCCTTAAAAGATGAATTATCGAGATTAAACATTAAGCAACATACATTTAAGATTTTTATTAATACTGTATATGGCGCGCTCGGCAATAAAGTCTTTCCTCTTGGCGATGATGACTTGGCAAGGAGTATTACTTTAACAGGTCAAGCTGTTATTAAGCAGGGTAATAAAATTCTAGAAGATTTTATACAAAGAAAAGGCAATCTCACAAAAGAAGAAATTTCACAAAATACTCCTATTATTTATAATGATACTGATTCAAGCTATATTTCACTTGAACCATTGGTAAAAAAACTAGGTATTACGGCCATTGACAATAATTTCAAAGTAACTCAAGATTTTTATAAACTCGTAGATGAAATTGAACATCATCTTAATATTGAAATTAAAACATGGTGTGAAAAGAATCTTAATAGTATAGACAGTAGAATTACGTTTAAGAGAGAGGCTATCTGTGACGTAGGAATGTTCTTACAGAAGAAGAGATATGTAATTCATGTGCTTGACGAAGAGGGTATAGCGTGTAAAAAATTTAAATATACCGGTGTTGAAATTGCTAGGACCACGATGCCAGATCCAATTAAACCCTTAGCCAAGAAAATTGTTGAAACAATGCTACTTACTCAGAACCAACAAAAAACAAATGAAATTATAGCTGAAACTTACGATTTGTTCAAAACGCTACCAATAAGCGATATATCATTTGTTATGGGTTTGAAGGGATATGAAAAATATTCAGGCAGATGTGATGGATTCAAAACTGTTAAGTCCATGCCATTACATGTTAAGGCGGCTTATTATCATAATTTGTTACTTAGAACATTTGGTATTGAAAAGAAGTACGAACAGATTGCCAGCGGTGATAAGATTAGATACTTCTATGTCAAGCAACCTAATAGATATGGTATAAACGCAATTGCATACAAATATTACTATCCAGAAGAATTTAGTAAAATATTTCAACCAGATAGTGAATTAATGTTTGATAAAATCATCTTTAGTGCTGTTGAAAGGTTTTATGAGTCTGTCAACTGGACACCCCGTAAACCGGGCGAAGCCACACAGTGTGATTTATTTCAACTTTTAGGTGCTTGATTTTTCAAAAAATTATATTATATTAACTATATGAGTAATATTACAGTATTTGTCAATCATGTAGGTCAAACAATTTTAGGTGAGCTAGTCAGCGACAATGACAGCGGTCTTACTGTTAAGAACCCTGCTGTGTTGCATGTTAGCCCTAGCCAAACCGGTCAATTGCAAGTTCAATTGATTCCTATGTTCTTTAAGGAATTTATTGAAGAAAAGTCCCGTAATGACGGCGCTCAATTTACCTTTAATAGGGGTAGTATTGTTACTTCTTCAGTAAAGCTCGAACCTAAGATTGCCGAGCAGTATACTAGAATTTTTGCAGCTGTCAAGCCTGTAAACGAGGGCAAAGGCAAGGATGCACCAGTTATTAAGCTGTTCGACGAATAATAATGAAGCAAGACGAGCTGTTGTCAAAAGCATTTAAGGCTCTAGATGCTTTAAACCCTGAAGCTACGTTTCTTTCAGAAAATGCGCTTTGTAATGTAGACACTTGGTATGATACAGGTTGCTATGCATTAAATGCCATTGTTTCTGGGAAATTAAGAGGGGGCGGTATACCTAAGGGTCGCATAACAATTTTTGCAGGCCCTTCACAGACCGGTAAAACTCTTCTTGTTAATAAAATTTTAGGCTTAGCCCAGAAAAGAGGTGTTGTACCTGTTATATTTGATACTGAGTTTGCTATCGATAAGACAACTACAGCCGGGGTAGGCTTGGATCCAGATAAAACAAAATATGTTCCTGTCTATACTATTGAAAATGCTCGTAATCAAATTAGTACATTTTTAGATAGTATTGTTGAGAACAATTTACAGGGTAAATTTATTATCAGTTTAGATAGTCTAGGTAATCTTGCCGGTAGTAAAGAAGTAACAGATGTAGAGAAGGACAAGAGTGCTGCTGATATGGGCACTAGAGCAAAGGGGCTTAAGAGCATGTTACGTCTTCTTACATACAAGGCAGGTAGAGCTGGTGTTCCTATTTTGATGACTAATCACACTTATAGTGATCCTGCCTCTCTATATCCTTCATTAGTACAAAATCAAAGTGGTGGAAGCGGCCCGCTATACATGGCTAGTGTGATTGTTCAGCTGGCTAAAAAGAACGAAAAACAAGAAAGTGAAGATGAGGCTATTTTACCTGAAGCTAAAAATTATAACGGTGTCACTCTTCGTGCACTAACGGTCAAAAATAGATTTGTACCGCCTTTCTTAGAAGCGAGTATTAATTTAAATTATTTAACTGGTCTCGACAAATATAGTGGGTTGCTCGAGATGGCTGTTAACCATGGTTTGATTATTCAAACCGGTTCTACTTACACCAAACCAGACGGTACCAAGCTAGGATATGCTAAGAACTTTACTAAAGAGCCAAAGTTCTATGAAGAGCTTATCCCTCTATTAGATAAAAAGCTTGAAACTGCATACAAGTATGGAAATGTATCTGGTGAGGATGTAGGTGAAAAAGAATAAGGTTGTAGTTCCTATATCTGGAGGAATGGACAGTACAGTAATACTGTACAAAGCTGTTGAGCAATTTGGATCAGAAAACGTTTTTGGACTTTCATATGATTATGGTCAAAGACATAAAAGAGAATTAAAATTAGCTGAATACCATGTTGAAAAGCTTAAGATAAAAGAGTGGCAGACTATTGATACGTCTTTTATTAAGAAACTTGCACCCACAAGTAGTCTTACAAACAATGACATAGAGACCCCTGATATAAGACAGATAGCGGGAGAAGCTCAGCCAAAATCATACGTACCTAATCGTAATATGATATTTTTAAGTATTGCTGCATCCTATGCAGAAGCTGTAGGCGCTTGTATTGTATATCACGGTGCAACTAAAGTAGATAGTTTGGCCGGGTATTGGGATGCAAGTCCTGAATTTTTGCCTACTATTAATGGTGTGTTGGCGTTGAACCGAGAAACAAGAATAAAAATAGAGGCACCGTTGATAGAAATGGATAAGGCTGAAATAGTAAAGGAGGGCGTAAGACTAAAAGTAAAATTTAGCAAAACATATACTTGTTATTCTGGTGAAAATTTATGTGATGCAAATTCACCGAGTAGTGCATTAAGAATTAAAGGTTTTGCTAATGCAGGTTATATTGACCCCTTACCCTATAGACAAGACTTAAAGCCTGTTTGGGAAAAATATAACTGTAGAATAATAAGCTACGATACCTATAATAATTAAATGTGCGGTATATTTGGAGCTGTAAAAAAAGAATCGTTTCTCGATTTATATGATTTGAATAGAAAAAGGGGTAGCTTTTCCACTTCATTAGTTATTTTTACAACAACAAGTGATTTAGTTGTTCATAGGTGGAATGGATCCATTTCTTTGAAAGACGCTAGCAAAGAGTTGGATGAGAGTATTAAAAAACAAAAGATACAGCCGTATTTTTATCTCGGACACACTCAAGCTCCTACATCTAGCAAGCGTAAATTCTCCCGTGAAACATCACATCCATTTGTATATGAAAACTGGGTAGTGGCACATAATGGTGTTCTTTCCAACTTTGATAGTATTAAAAAAGAATATAATCCTAAATGGCCGAACCCAGTAGACTCGAGCATTATACCATATATGCTACACACTATAGAGGCCTCGGGTGAAGGAGAGTTTGATCCCCTTCAAGTTATCGTTTCAACATTATCACAACTAGAAGGTACTTTCGGATTATGGATAGCAAACACCAATGAAAGGAAAGTTAATTTAGCAAGATGTGGTAGTACAGTTTTTGCAAATATGCTCGAAAATGAGTTTAGTAGTGTTAGATTTAAAAACAGCGAACCTTTAGAAGAGGGTGTGATCTATGAACTCACAACAGAAGGATTAACTTCAGTGGCAAATTTTGATTTTAACAGTCCGTTTTTTACTTAACTAAAATCTCCGTAGTTGGGGTCCCCAGGGGTACTTCTAATATTAAACAGCTCTTTAGCCGCCATATGAACATCGTCCCCTTCTGGGTATTCGTCTATTGTCTCTACTTCTCCCGAACCTTCACCTTCTTTAGCTTTTTTCTCAACTTGTTTTTCTTTAATTACACCAGCTGTCTTTAAAATATCAAACAAATCAAAAGATTTAATTTTTAGAGGTTCAATACCAGGACGATCATTATATTCGTTGATAGCGGTCTTTAGAACGCCTAAAATTTCTTTTTCTGGTACATCATCATCAGGTAGGCTCATTACAATTGGTCTTAATGCTTTGTTTTCTAATTTGACAGCTTTATCAATTTCAAAAACTGTTTCTGTTTTTGGAGCAGCTGCTGCTTTAGCGGCTTTTACTTCTTTTTTTCTTGCTGCATCCATAACCAGGCCACCCTTTGTCTTTTTTGCACCTAAAAGATAGTTTAAAACATAGTTTATAGTAAAGCCTGCTTGAGAGCGAACAACTCCGAATTTTTGAGTAAATGATGGATAATCTTTTCTCCCCTGTACAAGCTCATTAATAAAAGTTTGTGGGTCACCAGGGTAATATAGTTGCTCTTTATTGTCTATTAATTTTTTTGTAAGTTCAGGATGACCTTTAATAAAGTTTGCCATATCTTCTCCAATTTGTTCCTCCGTCTTTTTTGTAGCTACGGCAATCTTTGCAATTGCACCAGCTCCATATGCTTTTCCTTGCCCAGGCATAGTTTTTTGAGTTATAGGCTCTGTTGTAATGTCACCAGACATCTCTATAGGAGCTTCTGTCAAGATTTTTGATTTAGCTTGAGAGTATGCCTCAAAAATTAACTTACTATCTAAGTCCATAATACTTGATTATTTATATCGATAAATTATCATTTATTAGTGAGTAAAATAGGTATTTTCGCCGTAAGTCCATTAGAAGAAAACTGCTTATTGGAGCAAAGTTGTAAGAAGTTAAAGGATATAGACTTACACATAGTCTATAACAATAAAAAGGTCGGATTACCGGAGTACTATAACAGCATTATAAACAACAAAGAAAATAGCAAATATGATATTGTTGTTCTATGTCATCATGATATAACGCTAGAATATGCAAATCTTAGCACCCTTCATGAAGGCTTGAGAAAGTATGATGTGCTTGGTGTTGCAGGTGGCCTTAACCCTACTATTAAAGATAAGAATTTATGGCATTGGATGATGACTAAAGATTACTATAGAGGATTTGCAGGTCATTTTGCAGATGATAGTGATTTGATGTACATAACACAATTTGGACCTTCACCGGCTAGAGTCACTTTGTTAGATGGTGTATTTTTAGCTTTAGATATAAAAAAGGTAAGAGGGACCGGGGCCCGCTTTGATGAAAGATTTATGTGGCATCATTACGATATAGATTTTTGCTTGACATGTAACACGTACAAGCTTAAATTAGGTGTGTGGCCTGTTTTATTGTATCATCAAAGCCCGGGATTAAGAAATATAGATGACTCACATTGGACCGAGAGTAATAAGAAATTTATTGAAAAATGGAAATGAATACAGAAATTAAAAAGCGGTCCTTAGATTTAGACTATTACGAGAAAATCGTAGCATATAACTGCTTAGTGGACCCGGTTTATCTATCTTCTATTATTGATTTTTTGGATGTAAAATTTTTTAAAGATAAGGATATTAGTACTGTAGTCAGAATTATATTAAGTTTCTTTAAGCAACATGGCACTGTACCGACTAATACAGAGTTAAAAGCCTACCTAACCTCGGACGATTTAAAGGAAAGCTTTAAGAGGGTTGTTCTTTCTTTTTCTGACATAGATAAAAATTTTAATAAACAAGAGCTAGTGGAAAATACAGAAATTTTCTTAAAAGAAAAGGCCGTATACAATACCTTATTAGACGCAGCAGAGAAGCTAGATAATAAACAACTTAATACATCTGATCTTTTAACTAAAATGGAAAAAGCTGTTGGTGTTAATTTAACTCAAAATTTAGGTTTAGAGATTTTTACAGAAGTAGATAGGTTTATAGAAGAGCTACATAGAGAAGATCCCTGCATTAAGACTGGTTGGAAATGGTTAGATAATAAGCTTGGGGGTGGGTTTTTAGAGAATGGACGCTCAATGTATGTTTTTGCAGGTGAAACTAATGTTGGTAAAAGTATTTTTCTAGGTAACGTAGCTACTAACGTAGCTCTTCAAGGTAAGACTGTATTGTTAGTTTCTCTTGAAATGAGTGAAATAATGTATGCAAGAAGACTTTCTTCTTCAATTACTAATATTCCTCTTAGTCATTTAAAGGAGGATTCTGATTCTCTTAAGAAAGTAATAAAGGAAATTCATAATGATAAAAAATCAAAAATTTTTATCAAAGAGTTCCCTCCATCTACCCTAACACCTCATCAATTGAAAAGCTATGTTAAGAAACTAATGCAAAAAGGTATTAAAATTGATTTAATAGTGCTCGACTATTTAAATCTGTTGCATAGTCCTGTTGGTAATAATAGTTATGAACGAATTTTATACTCCGCTCAGCAGGTTAGAGCGATTAGCTATGATGTTATGTGTCCTATAGTTACTGCCACTCAGTTAAATAGATCTGGCTATAATGTAGACAATCCCGGTCTAGAAACAATTTCTGAGAGTATTGGTTTAGCCACAACATCTGATGCTATTATATCAATATGGCAAAAAGATGAGGATAAGGAGCTTGGAATAATAAATGTAGGTATGTCAAAAAATAGATTTGGACCTAATTTTGGTAGTATTGCTTTAAAGATTGATTACAATACTTTAATTATTTCGGAAGACGAAACAGTAAATGAAAGTGCGGAAGCGATGCAGTTTTCTAAGACTCTGACAGTGTTAAGCGACAATTCATAAGGGATTTTGTTAAATTGATGTATAAATGTTATTATCAATGAATTTTAGTAACATTAACCACGAGGAAACAGATCACCTTTTTAGATGTTTTTGTAGTTATGTTTGTATATGCTACAATAAAAAATATAATTTAGCTAACATATTACTTCTTTTTCTTCAAAATACATCAATAAAAAATTTTTTTAAGAGCATGATGGATGTAGAGGATGATGTATCTGCGGTAAGAATATTTTTAGAATTTGACCCTTCTCTTTGCAAAAGCAAATATATTATGAAATATTTGAATAAGCATAAAAAATGATTGGCAGTTTAACTTTTACATACGGGGATAAAAGGCTTGAATTAGTTGAGTACAAATCTAAAGATTTATCCGACAAACATTTTAGAAATTTACTAGACTTAAACTTATATCTTTTTCATAATTCACCCAATGAGTACATTGATAATGTTAAAAACAGCAAACTGCTTGACGGTTTTAATTTTACTTTTGGTACTATCTCTGGGGATTATCCTGCCGCTTTAAAACTAGCTTTAACCAAGCTTAAGGAAAAAGGTGTAAGAAAACTTTTTTTTATTCAAGATGATGCTTTTTCTTGTTTAAAAGATTTAAGCCTTTATAATGAACTTGTGGACTTTGCTAAAACAACAAGCTTACCGTATTTTTGTATAGAGCATTTTGACGGCTCTGGCAACCCTACCACACTAGTCAATGCAAACGGGTTTAATGTATTGGATATAAATACTAGCTGGTTTGAAGAAAAGGGTTGGTGGCCTTGGGACGATGCTTCATACTGCGCAGACATTGACTATGCATTAGAAACTATACACGATGATCAGTATTTTTCATATCCAGATATATGGTCTGCTGAATTCTATTTAAAGCATAAATTTACCAAAACTAATTCACAAAGACCCATATGTGACAAGCAGTTTTTTAGAAGAACAAATATTGTGGGGGCTAATTCGTGGAATAGGGAAAATGAATTAAAGCATTTAGCTGATTATTTTAAATGATTTCCGAAAAAATAATTTATAACACGTTTCTAAAAATTTCTAGAACCAAGAGCGGTTTACCGTTTAGGTTTAGAAAACAATGGGACAATTTTGAAACGTCAGAGGCATACCCGTATGTTTTAAAACTAAAAAATTTCTTTTCAAGAAATCATAGTGTTGATTTAGCCGAATTTTTTATTGCACCTTATACTATATACCCAGGTGAGAGCGGGTTTGATTTAAAGTTTTATTCATCACAAAATGCAATAAAAGTATACACTTTAGCTATGAAGCAAAAACTACTTCTTCCGCCTGATGACAAATTTCACCTTAACAGTATTGCAAAGGGATTAGCTTTTATAAAACAATTTTGCAAAGACAAGGCAATAACGGTACAGGAATACCCCCTGTTCAAAGATGGGGTACAACATGCTTTTATAACTCATTTAAAAGATAGAAAAATTAGTCTTTATAATTTGTTTGCATTTGAAAACTTTGATAAGTGCTTACAGCAAAACGATCCAGACTTACTAAGATTTACACTAGGTGATATTTACGACAATATACCTGTTTTTCGTACAAAATATTTTTCTAGTAAAACTGCCAAATACTTAGCAATGCAAGGGTTGAAAAAGATTTTAGGAAATAAATCTTGATTTCTAGTTAGGACATATTATCATAATTAATATGAGTACAATTACCAATACGATGTTTGAGAGCATTAAGACTGCACTGGCAAAAAATAACAATACTTCTTCTAGAAATAAAGATATTCTTAAACTTGAAGTAGGGAATACCTATACCGTCAGACTTTTACCTAATGTAAAAGAACCGGCTAAGACATTTTTTCACTACTATACTTTTGGGTGGACAAGCTTTGCAACCGGTCAATATGTTTCTGCAATTAGCCCTACCACTTTCGGTGAAAGAGACCCTATTGCAGAGGCTCGTTATCGCATCTTAAAGACCGGTACAGAGGAAGATAAGGCCAAGGCCCGAGCAATTCTTAGAACAGAAAAGTGGTTAGTTAATGCTTATGTTATTAACGACCCGGTGAACGAGGCAAATACTGGTAAGACAATGATTGTTCGATATGGTAAGCAGCTTCATAAGATTATTAGCGACGCTATTGAAGGTGAAGGAGCTGAAGATCTTGGCGCTAGAATTTTTGACCTTACTGATAAGGGCTCTAGTTTGAAGATTAAGGTAGAGCAGCAAGGAGATTTTCCTACTTACGTTAGTAGTAAGTTCTCTTTGCCCAAGGCTATCGAAGGGGTTGATAAGAAAAAAGCTGACGAGATTTATAAAAATACATTTGAACTTGAAACGGTATTTCCTGTTAAGAGTTATGATGAATTAAAGACTATGCTAGAAGAGCATTACTATTGCAAGAGTGAGTCTACACCAGCACCTTCGAAGAGAGTAGAAGCTGCCACCCCGGTAGTAGCAGAACAAGAAGTCTTAGAAGATGAGACCGTTCAGAAGCTTCTTGCTGGGCTTGACGAAAATTAATAATGTCTGATGCACTTGTACCATTAGATCCGAATAGCCCTCAAGCAAAAGAGGCTATTATTAATCTTTTGGGTACTACGTTAGCAGAGTTAAAAAATATTGATAAAAGCGTTATAGGTTCATCTAAATTTGTTTCTGGTAATAGAACTAATTTAGAAAATGTTTTTAGAACCACGGTTGAATCAGCAGTACAGCCGGCTCAATCACCAGCAACAGTATCTGCCCCGGCCAATAGTCAAGTAACTGTTACCTTTACGCCGCCTCCGCAAAAACAACAACCTGAAGTAGTTGAAGACCCTAATCAATTAGTCTTTGATTTTAATCAAAAAATTACTCCTGATATTGTTAATAATAAACTAGATCGTATTTTAGATAAATTGGATAGAATTATTGATAAACTATCCAAATCATAATCTTGCTTTCTAGTATATTCTTGTTATAATATTTCTGTGAATGTTCATATCCCAGACCGTAAGCTTTTTTTAAATGGCTTCTTACTCCCTCTTAGTAAGATAAATGATAGTTGCGTAATAACGGTTACCGGTGAAGGGTTTTCTAGTGTTGTTAGTACAACCGACGCTTCCGTTATATTGCACTCTGCATATAATACCGAGCTTGATACCGAAACAACCTTAAGATTAAACATTTCGGATATTAAAAAGGTTATTAAGGCTTTAGAATGCGTACAAGATAATAATTTTACTCTAACAATTGATAAAAATAATATTAGCTATTCAGGGCCAGAAATTAGGTTTAAATACCATCTACTCGAAGACGGTATTATTATACCCCCAAAAGTCGACGTTTCTAAGCTTGCAAGCTTATCGTTTCCTATAACATTTAACATACAATACAAGTCGTTAGTTGATCTGTTGAGAGGCTCTACATTTGCAACTGAAAGTAACAAGTTATATATCTACTCACAGGATGGTAAAATATATGGCGATTTAACAGATAAAGCAAGACATAATGTTGACAATATTTCCTTACCTTTAGGGGATTACACTGGCAGTCCGCTAGAATCTTTATGCTTGAATTTTGAGTTAATCCGAATAATTAGTAGTGTGAGAGTAAAGCAGTTAGAGTGTAAAATTAATCCAAAATTAGGAGTTATAATGTTTCAACTTTTAGACGGAGTTGTTAAAACACGTTACATAGCTTCGTCACTAGTAAAATAATGAAAAACAAAATTACAACACCAGGTTATTTCGTTAAGAGACTTAGGGATAACGGTTTTATTGTTTTAAAAACATTCAATGGATATGGTGCACACGACCCAAGAAGATGGACGGTATTGGTCGATCCAGGCGGCGCGAGCTTGTTTATTACTTGCTTTCAGAATAAGGATTTTTTAAACGATATAATGTTTGAATTAAATGACGGTGGTATTCGAATTAACAAAAATTATTGTATTAAAACCGATAGTATTGAAGTGATTATTAGATATCTTATTGAAAGAGGTATTAACAACAATGCCAAAAACACACCATATTATGCTGAGCGCCCTAAATATACATGTGAAGCACCCAAGCAAACATAATAGCGACGGGGATAGTATGAAGCCGGATAATTCCAAAAAGATTCAAAAAGGCCAGATGGAGGATCTTATTAGGTCTGTAATGAATGATTACATGATGCACCATGCGCTCAGCAAGTCGGAAAAGTCTAAAAATATTCAAAATTTAGCTAACGTGATTTCTGAGTACCTTAGTGCGTTTGTAGTTATAGGTTACGACATGAATGGGGCACCGGTTAGTTTTATACATGCAAAAAATCAGATGGATGCTGATGCATTATCCGCCGCTATTAACAGGTTTCTGTTTCATGCGATAAATCAGCAAGAAGATAAGTGAAACCTATTCTTCTGCTTGGTAAAGGTTACATAGGGGCCGCATTAGAGCAGCATTTAATATCTAATAATTTTACTGTTACATCTCTTAATAGGGCGCAGCTTGATTACACCTCTCCTGCTACTTTACAAAAGTACTTAAAAGAAAATAACAATTTTGAAGCGGTAATCAACTGTTCCGGGTATACGGGGTTTCCTAATGTTGACGGTTGTGAAAAACATAAACAGGACTGCTGGTTTTGGAATGTTATAGTGCCAAGAAATATCGTTCTATCTACAAATATGTTTATGATACCCACTATTCAAATTAGTAGCGGGTGCATTTATACAGGTCACGAGAAAGAATTTACTGAAGAAGATGAGCCTAATTTTGGATTGTATAGTGACGTGAGCAGTTTTTACAGCAAATGTAAGCATGCATCTGAAACTATTTTTCAAAATTGTTATGGTTATATTTTAAGAATCAGAATGCCATTTGACGGTACATTAGCATCAAAGAATTATCTCAATAAAATTTACAAATATAATAATTTAATTAGCTTGAAAAATAGCTTAACAAGCACCTTAGATTTAAATCAATTTATTGCAAAATTCTTGTATTTGTTTAAGACTATTCCAGCGGGTCCAATAAATGTAGTAAACCCGGGTGGTGTTGAAGCCAAAGAAATAGTTGACCTTCTTAAGAAGAATGGAATAGAAAACCCGGGGTGGAATTTTATTGATATAGGTAGTTTAAATACAGTCGCTAATAGAAGTAACTGTGTATTAAGTACAGAAAAATTAAGACTTTATAACTTAGAATTACCCCCCGCGATGCAATCTTTAGAACGAGATATTGCGTTGTTTGCTAGAAATGTTCTTTCAAAGTAAAAAGCCACACCATAGAGGGTGTTACGCGGTAAATACAGGTCTATATGTAGGGGAATTCCTTGTTTATGCAAAGGACAATGGATTGTATTATGAGTTTCTCAGTTTACCTAAGATGTTAGTTAGAGCGGTTCCAAAGAAATCATTTTTAACTGGTCTAAAGAATGACATAATTACATATGTGGCCAAACTCCCCACAGATGTTTATTCTGTTTGTATAGCGCAGTACAACAAAAGCAAAACTTCTACAACTACATTTATTGCACCTTTATCTAGTTGAAAATAATAATAAACCTATAAATATAATATATGGACTTTGTCAGACCTTGCAAGATTGCTAGCCCTATTAGCGGACAACCAGTAGAGCCTAAGATAGTTGAACGTATTGTAGGAGATAAGATTGTAAAAGAGGCTCACTGGTATGATCCGGCTAGCGGTACCTTTATTCGTAAAGGTGTTGTTAGTATTGAAGATGTAAAGCCTTCTACTAATTGATCTTTTAAGTTCCTATCTTATAATAAGTTGTGCTGTTAAACGAGAACTATATCGTATCTAAATTTTACCAATACGCTGGTTATCCAAAATATAACAAAGCAACGAAGTCTTATTACGGTGGGTGTCCAGTTTGTAGAGAGGGCAAGTCATGGGGAAAGAAAAGAAGATTATATTATATTGTTAAAAAGAATTTAATCTTTTGTCATAATTGTGGTTTAAGTATGAGACCAGTTAAATGGATTCAAACCGTGGCAAATTTATCTTATGTTGAGATAATGAGGGAGAATAATCAATTTGTTGACCCTAGTATTGAATACGAGCAGGAAATTGCCGAAGACTCACAAGTAGTTTTAAATACCGATACCCTACCAGAAGATAGTATTAATTTATCTGATGTAAGTCAAGTATCATTTTACAAAACTAACAAATATATACAGGCTGCATTGAAAACCATTTCAGATCGGCGCTTAGAAAAAGCCTGTAATCGTCCAGAATCATTTTGGATTAGTCTAACAGATAAGATCCATAAGAATAGATTAGTAATACCATTTTATGACTTAAGCAATAAGATCGTACACTATCAAACTCGAACGTTAATTGAAACGCCTAATAACACATTTCCAAAATATCTTTCAAAACAAAATAGCGAAAAAACTTTATTCGGTATTAATAATGTAGATCTTAATAAAAAATATTTGTTCATTACTGAAGGGCCTTTGGATGCTTGTTTTATAAAAAATGGTATAGCGGTCGCAGGTATTAATGAAGGTAAAGGAGATTTGTTTACACCCAAACAAAAAGAACAACTTAAACCATATAGTAGTTTAGAGCAAATTTGGGTATTAGATAATCAGCGTATAGATCAAGCAAGTAAGAAGAAGACTAATTTCTTACTCAAGCAAGGTTGTAAAGTTTTTATATGGCCGTCTGAGTTGAAAAGATTAAAAGATATTAATGATGTTTGTGTTCACCACAAGCTATATGAAATATCGGAAAAGTTTATTACTGACAATACTTACAACGGATTAAAGGGTACTATGTTGTTGGCGAAACTTAATTAACTGTCGTTTGAAATGACGTATCCCTTTAATGATTCGTTAAGAGAGCTTAGCTCCATTGCAACTCTGGCTATTCTTTTCTTTTCACTAGAAGCAACCTTTTCAAACAACGAGTCACAGCCTGCAGAAGCCAGCTGCGATTGAACACTACTACCTTCCACACCATTTAAGAAGTTGATAAATTCTGAAATCTTTGCTATCCATTCATTTAATGATTTTTTTTGAGCGGCAGTATGAGCACCTTTAGTAGCCTCTAGATCCGGAGGAACATTTACATTAAGTGATTTTGGATCTGTAGTAGGGTCAAGCTGCTGCTTCATCGCTTGTTGTTCGGCAGCTGCTGTGTCTGCAGCATTCACATCTACTTCGTCTGCTTCTAAAATACTGTTAAAATGATTGGCAAATAAACTCATATTATTATTTATTTATTCTATGCTAATAATAAATATAATGTGAAGAAACGACCCAGTGTATTAAATGAAGATTCAATGAAGCTTTATAATCAATGGGTTAGCGGAATAGCAAAAAGAGATTTACAACCAGAAGTAATAACAGTTGCGGATATTGTTAATAGATATAGAAATAGAACTCAAGCTTCCAAGCAATTACCGTTTCCTTTAAACAATGCTGTAGACGCTCTTGGCGATTTGTTTGTTAAGTGCGCTGATATGAGACGTCTTATGGCCAGTAGTATTTCCTACCCTGTAATTAAAGAAAACGAAAATAGCATAAAGGCTATAAGACAGTTAAATGAAAAAATTGCCGAGATACAAAACATAATTGTGTCGTGTACAGAAGAACTTAATCAAATAGTTGAAAACAAAGAAGAGTAATTTATACTAATATCATGGTATTTAAGCTTTTAACCAGCGCTGGGTTAACTATACTTGTTGGGTCGGTTCTTGCCTGGCCTTTTACTTTTTTGGGAATTAATTTTTTTAGCGCGCTTGGTTTTTTTACTGCATTACAATTTGTAGGTTTTTATTTTTACAGAGACATAACGGAAAAAAAACTTGCTGTAGAAGCTGAAAAATTAACTATAGCCCGGGAAGCAGAATTAAGTAAGCAAGGTTCTGTAGTAACCTGTCCATGCGATAGAGCGGTACAGACGTTTGTACCTATTGTATTGAATGAAAAGAATGATTATATGTGCCCCGGGTGTAAAAAACAAGTTAATGTGCATGTTAACTTAAAAACGGCTATAGCTACTATCCCTGTTGTAGCTGATGCACAGCAAGTATTACAACAGCAATTAATAGGTGAGGTAGAAAAATGAACTATGTAGAAGTACAATCAAGTCAAATTATGCCTATATCTGGTATAGAAACCCCACTAGAGTTATCTAAAATAAGAAATGTGGCTAATGATTTCTTTTTCTCAAAAGGTCAACTACCTTACAAAACGTATAAAAATGCTTTGGCAGGCTCTACTGGTATTAATAAAACCACAGCAGAGTTAGTAGAGTCTTTTTTTGACACTCTAGAGACGTCTTTAAAATTACAGCTAAAAGAAAATGATAAAGACAAAACATCGCCAGAAAAAATATTATTGGTTAAAGAGGCATTTGACGTATTGAGAAGTACGTTTAGACTATTGTATAAGACGGGGTGTGGGTTTGACGTTGTAACTTTTTATTGTGCAGTTGCCGGGTTTATATTAGGTAAGTTGAGATAATTTGCTTGACGTTCATTAGATTTCTTTATATACTTTAAACATGAATTCACCAGAAATTATAACTATACAGGGCAATACTAAGACTTTTAAGATGAAAAAAGAGGAGTATGCAAGATGGCTTTGTCTGATTGAGGCTATAGATCTTGTCGAACGTAAAGCTGTAGAGCTAAAAACTGATATGGTTTCTGATGACTTTTGGGTTAAACCATTAGCTTTTCAAAAGTATATTGAACAGCGGCTTGAAACAATGGTTCTTGATGTAGAGAGAGAAGAATTTAAAAAAGATATTATCCTTACTTCGATACCTAAGTTTATTGATAAAGATGAACCTGTTGAAGAAGAGGATGTAGAGCCGGAGTTAATTCCAGAAGACTTAACTGGTTAATAATAACCGCCGTATTCCAGCGTTTCGTTTACATCCATATTAAAGACTCTATCCTTGCTAGTGGTGTTTGCATCACCGGGGTAACTGCTTGTTCTTTGAACAAAAGAACCAGGTAGAGTTGTAAAAGCTGCGCTTAATGTGCCATATTTTGGGGTGTCTTGTACTTGGTTGCTTCCTTTTTCAAATTGAATATTAGGCTCAAATGAATAATCAAAGCGCTTAGCCTTTAACATCCAAACGTAATGGCCCATTAATGGGTTTATTTGAGAGTTATCTTCATCAACACGTTCAGTTATTTCAAACATTTTACCGTCCCGCTCCCCAGGTCTATCACTCCCATATTCTACTAACTTGAAAACATCACCAGCTTTAGGTTCTATGTTGGGTGGGTAAACCGCGTAAAAAGAACTTATATGGACATATGCTGTAACTTGATCGTCACTTTGAAATCCAAATTTACTTAATACTAATGCATTTTCTGTTAACCTTATTGACATTATAAAGGATTTTGGCTCTTCGAATTTTGCTAATGGCATTTCCCCGTAAATATTATCTGCACTTAAAGTGTCGTATGTATGTCTATAATACAAAACTTTTTGCCCGTAAAGGTCAATTTGTTCTCTCCAGTAATTGCTGTATAATTGACGTTCACACTCATTGTTTTCTTTATCTGTAAATCGGAGCGTGCTTGTAGTATATTGTAGGGGGTATTTTCTAATACAATTTACCCCCGTATATTTGTCCATGCTCATTGAATTACATATCCTTGTATTTCTGGACTAAACTTTAAAACTTTACCTGTATTACCTAAGCTTTTAGGTGAATTAGAGTTAAGCCTAGAAATACCATACTTACTACATATTTGCTTTAATTCGTCTTCAGATAATTTTTGACCTCTTGCGTTAGTAACCGCACTTATTGCTGTAGGATCTGCCTTGTGCATGTCAGGTACTGTTTGAACATTTTTTCTAAATTTAGGATCTTTAATAATTTTTCTATGTCTTTCTCTTGGTTTATCTGGATTCATAGGTCGAAATGGTTTGGGTGGAGGGGTATAATGAATTGGCATAATACCGGTATTCCAGGTAGCGGCCGAATTTATTAATTCTTTTTCGAGAAGCGATACAAATACTTTTTCGAAGAGACTCACAATGTTATTTATAATAAAAAAGCCGTCATTACTGACGGCTTCTCTATTTAAGCTACTTTTAAATTATTTAAAAAAATCGCCAACTTTGTAACCAGCAGCACCTACATTAATGCTACCAGGCTTTGTCAAGCCATGACCACCAGCGGGAGATAAGGTTTTGCCCTTACCATCAACTACACCAGCTACATCACCGCTAGCCTTACCGCCAGAAGCGCGGATCTTACCAACAGTAGGTACTTTACCAGCATGTGTTGTGCCATGGCCTACTAGAGACTGACCAGCCTTAGGGGAGACTTCTTTAAGATCAGTACCTTCACCGGCAACTTCTTTCTTATCTTCCTTCTTTTCTTCAGCCTCTTCAGCTTCGTCTTTCTTATCTTCCTTCTTTTCTTCAGCCTCTTCCTTATCTTCTAGAGGAGCGGCTTCATCACCAAGATCTTCATCACCGTGCTCTTCTTCACCACCAAGAACATCCATAAGAGCATCATGTAATTTTTGAGCTAAATCTCTATCAAGCTTTACTGTAACGGTATCTTCACTACCGCCGCTAAGATCGAGGTCCTTAGCATCTGTAGCTTCACCTTCTGGACCGGCTTGTAAGCCGATATCGAGCTTGTCGCTACCAATTACATCTTCATATAGTTTATCAAAAATTGACTTCATATGATTATTTATATTCTCTTTAGCTAATTTTCTAGTATTATCTGAAAATTTTTCTGGTTCAAAGTAATTATTCTTTTTTGCTGTCTTTGGATCGACAATTTTCTTATTAACACCTAATACAGCCTCTGGCCCAGAATCTTTATGTGCAAAAGCATTTTTATCAGACCCCTTGGCCATAATCTTTGCCACGTTAACCTTTTTATCTGTAGCTTTTGGAAATGATTCTAGCTTTTTAACTGCTTTTTCCTCAACTACTTCCTGAGTATTTGTTTGATCAGCCTTTTTAGATTCTAACATTTGTTCATATACCTGACTAATATCGCTGATACTTTTTACTCTTGTCATATATCTATTTATACCTCTAAATATATTAAATGGAGAAAAAAGAGAAATTTTATCTAGGTAATGAAAGATTACCAACCGTCAATACTAAGCATGAGTATACGGCAGAAATGATAAGTGAATTAAAAAAATGTAAGAAAAACTTATTACATTTTGCAGAAAATTACTTCTACATTATTAATCTAGATAGAGGAAAAGAAAAAATTAAGCTATATTCTTGTCAAAAGAGAATTCTTAGAAGTTTAAGAGACGGTAGGTTTGTAATATTACTTGCTTCTAGACAGATAGGTAAAACAACTTTAATGACCATTTATTGTTTATGGAATGCATGTTTTAATGACGATCAGAGAATTTTGATTGTTGCTAATAAAGAACAAACTGCAAAAAACATCTTTAAAAGAGTTAGAATGGCTTATGAAATGTTACCTAACTTTTTAAAACCAGGAGTTGTAGAATATGGGCAGACAAGTATGACTCTAACTAATGGTAGTAGTATTGGTATTAGTACAACAAGTAGTGATGCAGGTAGAGGTGATAGTTGTAATTGTCTTATTCTTGATGAGTTGGCTTTTATCGATAATCATATTGTAGAAAAATTCTGGGAATCTGTCTATCCAATTATTTCAAGTTCAAAAAAATCTAAAATTTTTATAGCAAGTACTCCAAATGGAACGGATAATTTATTTTATCAACTATATGCTGGAGCACAATCGGGAGATAATAACTGGAAATCAGAAAGAATTGATTGGTGGGAAATTCCCGGAAGAGATGAAAAATGGAAAAACGATACAATTAAGACATTAGGAAGCCAGGAGGCGTTTGCACAAGAGTTTGGAAATGAATTTTTGCATGGAGGGGAAAGTTCAGTAGATGAAGCTCTTTTCGGGGTTTTGAGCCGGGAAATAAGAGAGCCAGAATTTATATTTGATGAGGGTAGATATTTGGTTTGGGAAGAACCTAAAGAAGAAAGATTATATGTAGTTGGGGTTGATATCAGCGAGGGGGTCGGAGAGGCAGCAAGTGTAATTCAAATTTTGGATGTTACAGATCTTACGTCTATAGAGCAGGTAGCAATATATCATACTAGAGATACAATTCCTTTTTCGTTTACGGCCAAATTACTGGAAGTTTTGAATCAATGGGGCAGACCCCCTGTATTAATAGAAAGAAATAGTTGTGGTGCACAAGTAGTAGAGCAATTAAAATTTACTCACAGATATGAAAATATAGTATCGTGGGGGTCAAAAGCAGGTGAAAATAATATTCAAAAAATAAAACGGTTAGGAATATACTCTCATACCAATACCAAATATAGAGGGGTAATGAATATGAGATATTGGGTTAACGAGCTTAAAGCTGTAAAGCTTCGTGATACGTATACCTTGAGAGAATTAAAAAGTTTTATTAGATACCCGAATAATACGTGGGGTGCAAGACCGGGATCCGATAGTTGGGATGATAGAGTGATGGCATTAATATGGGCGTTAATGGCATTGGAAAATGAAATATGTGTTAGATATTTTGATGTTGTATCTCTTGACGCTTGTGACAGGCCACAAGTTATTAAGAGCCTAGATTACGGTATTAAAGGCGTAATAAGTCCGTTTAGCGTATACTCAAATGAAAAATTAGAAAATAACGACAATAGTATTTTACCTGTTGTAATGGATGACAAGATGCCAATTGTAGATGCAGAAATAGAAGACCTAAGACAACAGGGGTGGTATTTTCCGGGAGATCCGAGTAAAGGTATAAATAATCCGTGGCGACCCCTGTAAATCAGACTCCAATTTTTCAAAGCCCTTTTAACAAGCAGCGTAGGGATAAATTTATTTTGGTTCTAACCATTCCTACAATTTTAAAAGATAAAGTTGCAGAGATTGCAAGAAGAAATTCCGTAGTAAATTTTAATACTTTACAGTTTAGTATATGGGGTGCGGTTGCACCTCCTATAGAGGTTCCACCGGTCTTACTTCCTTATTCTGGACAAACACTCAAGGTAACTTCTTATGCAAGACCAGATTTTCCAAGTCTTAAGGTAAGCTTTACAGTTGATAATCAATTTAACAACTATTGGGTGCTTTACAAATGGCTAGATATATTCAATAATGCCACAACAGGTATTTTTGACCCAAAAAACCCTAATATAGACTCTAATACACCAGAATATATGACAGACATCTCTATATATGGCTTGGACGAATACAATAAAAGAACAGTAAAATTTGACTATATTCGTTCGTTTCCTATAGGTCTAGAGGGTGTTAATTATAATGATAGAGACCCTAATGAAATGGAATGTGGCTTTCAGTTTGCTTATCATCAGTTAAAGATGACACTTTTATAAAAAAGAATAAAAATTTTGTAAAAGTTAGCAGCACAACACATAAATATAAATGATATGAGTCAAAAAGTTTCTCTTGGAGGTTTAATCTAATATGGCAAGAACAATACAAAGTCCAGGTGTAGAAATTAGAGAAGTAGATTTAACACTAAGACCAGTTGTTAATCAAGGTACAAGTGTTTTTATCACAGGGTTTTCTAATCAAGGACCTGTTGACGAAGTACTTCAACCTACAAGTATTAGCGAATTTGAACAAATTTACGGTACACCAACAAATGCGGCTGAAAGATATTTCTACCATACAGTAAAGGCTGTTCTACAGTCACCAGTTCAACTAAAGGTTTCCAGACTACCTTACGGCACTGCTAAAGGTGAAGGTTTTGCAGAATGGAAATACAGTGCTTTAGTTTACCCGGCCGCGCCTTATGGCACTATCAATACGAGTTTATCAGAAAATACAGTTTACATGTTTGGAAAACCAACTCATCTTGAATTAAGCATAGAACAATATCAAGCTTTATTAAACGATGATATCAATTGGGTTGATGATCCGAGTACAGTTTTAACATCACCCCCTTCGTTTACTTTTGATAAACTAGGAGGCGCGGGGCTAATTATTTTAAATAGATCTCAAACTTCTGTTAACAACAAGTTTGAAGGTTATTATGTTGCACTAACTGATAACAATAATAACAACCCTGCTACTCCCTTTGATGGTGTTTTAGGTGTACAGGGTATCGGTACAAATAGTACAGCAGTTTATAATTACGTAAATATTCCAAGACCTAGATTAAATTTTGCCCTAAGTGCAACTAAGTTTGGTGACGGTACAAGCGTTAGCGAAGTAATGGAAAATATCTCTAACTACGATCTAAGCCCCCGTGAGTACGACGATACATTGTCATTAGGAATATTTAAACTACGTCAATCTGTATTCTCACCCGATGTAATTGCTCTTGATTATGTTCTTACTGAGAGCTATGTCGGTTCACTAGACTATCACAGACAAATTGCTGATTCTAATGGTGGACCAGCAAAGAGCTTTTTCTTAGGTAGCGTCACTCAAAACTCACCCAATATCAGAGTTCTTGTTAATCCTTTCTTGAGTAACAAAAACCGTACAACATGGCTTGGCGGTGATGGTATTCCTACGAAGAAGGTAAGAATGCTCTCTCCAAGACTAGTATCACCTTTCAACGTACCTGGCTTTGTAGATACTAACACAAGCTACATTACCCGTGTTGGTGTTGCATCAGCAGACGCACAACAAGCTTTAACAGATAACGGTGCAACAAACTCCTTGTTCCCCCTCGGTGTTTATACTGATACCATTGCTATTAATAAAGACATCGGCAATCTACCTCAAAAACTTGAAAGAGTGTTTGAATTAGTCGAAAACCCAGATCTTCATCCAATTAATATTGCTTGTGAAGCTGGCTTAGGTAGTATATTTGCGCATGTTGCAAATCAATCAGTACTTGCTGGAAAACCTCTTTCTGCGTGCGGTCCGTACATTGATAATACACCATTTAATGCATTAAGCGCGTTTTACACAACAAACAGTGAAAATCTTACTGAAGAAGGCTTGGCTATTAGAGCTAACTACAATGCAGTAGCTAGTATATTTGTTAATCAAGCTCAAAATCAAAGAAAAGATTTCTTGGTTATTCTAGATGCCTTAAGACACATTTTTGTCCAGGGTGACAATAATAAGATTATCAATACAGCTAAGCTATTTGGTCCAAATGCTGGTTTAGATCCAAATCCATCTGCAGCTGGATTTTCAAATACTAACTTTAGTCAACATATTTACTGGCCGCTAAGACATCAGTTTGGACTAACCGATACCAGCTATGCTTGTACATACGCCAATGTTGCTCAAGTATTAGATCCAGTAACAAATAGACAAGTTTGGGTACCATTTAGTGGCTTTGCAGCTGCTGCTATGGGGAATACAGATGCTAACTTCCAGCCATGGTTTGCCCCTGCTGGGTTTACTCGTGGGGTATTAGTAGGGGTTAATGATCTTGGTGTATATCCAAAGATGAAGCAAAGAGATCAACTTTACAAGATTGGCTTAAATCCAGTTGCTTTCTTCCCTGTAGAAGGATTTGTAATATACGGTCAGAAAACACTTTTAAAGAAACCTAGTGCGTTTGATCGTATTAATGTGCGTAGATTGTTCTTAAATCTTGAAATTGCAACACGCGATACGGTTAAATACTTCGTGTTTGAACCTAACACACTATTTACGCGTACCCAAGTTGTAAATACAATTACACCAATCTTTGAAAATGCTAAGAATACAGAAGGTGTTTATGACTACCTTATCATATGTGATGAGCGTAACAATACACCTGATGTAATTGACAATAATGAGCTAAAGGTGGACATCTACCTCAAGCCAGTACGCACAGCAGAGTTTATCTTGGTAAGCTTCTATGCTACCCGTACAAGTCAAAACTTCCAGGAGTTACTAGCGTAAAATATAATGGAGAATAAATAATACATTATGGCAGCCGTAAAACAATTAATTGCTGATTTTTACAGAGTAGCTTCTGCGCGTGACTTTCAACGCGATATTCATTTTAGAGTGCTTAGTATATCTCCAGGCGGCACAACACAGACATTTGGTGAAGATGATCTAGTGTATGCTAGATCTGCTTCTCTACCTGCGCGTGCCATTAATAATGTTACAACAACTTACATGGGGTTAAATTTCAATATTCCAGGTGTTGTAAACTACCCCAACAGTGCAAACTATCAATTAACATTCTATAATGATGCTAAAAACAATCTTAGACAGAAGTTTGAAGATTGGACTCGCGATACATTTAATGATACTAACAGCACTGGTAACTATTTTACACCTACCCAATCTAGCACTATTGACTTAGTTCAACTAGATTCACAGATGGAAAAAGTAGCTCAATATCAGCTTGTTGGTGTTAGTATTAGAGAAGTTGGTGGTATTAAGTATGATTTCTCTAGTGGTAAGGGTGATGTCGTTACATTTGATGTTGGTTTGGCATATCATTACTTCATTCGTAAGTCATAATTAAATCTGTATTATAAATAATAGGGATGAATAACCCTATTACTAATGCCTTTCAAGGTCTTACTAATAACGTTTTAGGTATCGGCCGCGGTACTAACCCTTTATCTGAACCTCAAATTACTAATTTACTGGGTTTTAATATACCCGGTGTACCGCTAATCAGTACAAGAGATTATTTCCTACTTCAACTTCAAAGCTGGCTTACAAGTATACCTTTACAATCGCAATGGATCGCAGTTATTGACTCTTTTCCGAGAGCGCTAAATTCTCAACTATTACAAAGATTGGAACGAACAGATGGAGGTAAGAGAGGGTATGATATTGATCAAGCAAAAATATTATTAACAAGTTTTCCATTTCAAAAAGTTATTGGGTGTGTGTTCGCCCAAACTGCGATGATACCCCAGGAAACCTTTACAACTCGAGACATAACAATTGGTACTACCGGTAAAAGCAGAGGGTTTGTGCAAGGTGTTATGTCAGAAAATAGAACAGGATATTCGCAAACGCCACTAAGATTAGGATTTCTTGAAACCAATACTAGTATTGTAGATAATGTATTCAGGCCTTGGGTTATTTTGGCTAGCCATTTAGGAATGGTTGCATACCCAAACGATATACCTGGTCAAAAGGATTACAGAAATATTAAGTGTAATATTACACTGCTTTGCTATACGAGAAGCTATCAAAACATAAGCCAAATACCTAGAAAAGTATATAAGTTTTATAATTGTGTACCTACACTTATTAACAATATAAATTTAGATTACAGAGAGCCAGACCAAGCAATAATTTATGATGTAAATTTTGCGTACACAAATTATACAGTAGAAAACAGTATGTATTTTCCTCTTGCCGATATTATTAACAACGTCAGCGGCATTATTAATGGTAGCTATACTCCCCAAGTATCACCTTTACAAGACGCTGCCACTCGCGTTCTTAACCCTGCTGGATTCTTTTAATGAATAGCTTTTATCTCAATTGCTGGGTTCCTAGCTTAAAAAATTATTTTAAATTAGCAGAATTAAAAATGTATCAATTGGAAGTATTAACCAAATATATGCTAAATGAAGATAATGAGAATATTAATTCTGTATTCAATGAAATAGTTCTAGAAAATTTAGTTCAAAAAGAAATATATTCTAAATTAACAAAATTTGATAAATGGTTTATATTGACGTTTTTAAGGGCCAGTTCTATCTCTAGTATGTTACATTATAATTTAAAAGATCAACAAAATAATCCATGCTTAGCTTCTTTTAGCTTATTTGATACTTTAACAAATTTATCTGAAATTGGAATGGACGAAATACCCACATTAGAATTAGATGATTTAAAAATAGAATTTAAAACATCCAAAGATTTATATACTGAAAATTATATCTTTGAAAACATCTTTAGAGTATATATGAATAATAAAAAATATTATCCTAAGGCATTTTCTACAGATAAAAAAATAAGATTCTTTAACAGTATTCCTGTGGATGTAGTAAATGAATTAAAAGAGCATTTAGAAAAATATAGAAGTCTTTATAATACTTTACATATTCTTAAAAATGATAAGAATCTCAAAGAATTTTATTCAGTAAGATTTGATATTATAGATAACACATTATTTGATTTTTTAAAAGCAATTTTTATTCCTTATGCACAAAATTTTTATAAGAAAAAATACTTTTTATTATCTAAATTAGGAATAGATCTTAATTCAATCAATAATCTTACCCCGTTTGAGTGTGATATATATTTGAACAATTTTAATAGTGAGAAGGAGGCTGTAACGTTGTAATATGGAAAACGATTCAGTAGACAATTTACAAAAGGCAGAATCATCTTTTAAAGATATGTATTCTAAATTATATGGTGTACCTAGAGAAGATTTAGAAGATGTAAGTATAGATGAATTAGAACAGTTTGAAACTGCATTTAAGAAAAGAGCTAACAAAGTTCAATTTAAAAAAATTGAACCGGTAAATGTAGCGCTTAGAAAAGATGAAGCGGGAGCTAAAGAGGTAATTAACCCCCCTCTTGCTGATACCCCACAGGCACCCGTATCAAAAGAACCTGCAGAATCAGAATTAAACATTACAACCAGTAGCGCGGCTAAATCTATACCTTTAAGCACAGACATCAATAATAATACTTCCACCTCTATTACAGAGAACTCTAAACCAGAACAGCCTGTTAAGCCTGTAGAACCCAACAAACCAGAAGTAATAAGAGAAAAGACAATAGAAAAAATTGTAGAACCTGTAAAAGAGCCAGTCAAAGAAGCTGTAGAAGTAAAGCCAGAGCAAATAACCAAACAAGCAGAAAAGCCTATAGAACAGCAAAACAACCCACAGGTAGTTGTAGAGCCTAAAAAGCTAGATGTCCCTGATATAACTGATTTGGATAAAAGATTAAAAATGGAAACGGCTCATTTAGCTGAGCCACCAAGTATTGTAGAGGAACCAGTTAAAAAAGAACCATTAAAAATAGCAGAAGACAACAAACCGGCACAGAAGAATATAGATAAAATGGTAGATAATTTACTAGAACATCCCATGCACAAAGCGTTTGAAGAGCCTTCTAAGAGTTTACCTGTAACAGATCAAACTGTACAACCTAAACCAGAGATTTCTCAAGCTAACAACTTAACTTTGCCTGCTTCAGAATCTAATACTGTTGCCCCTGAACAACCCGTATTACCAGGTAATGAACCTAAAGCGGCTACCAGTCTTCCTCTTAATGCAAATTTAAAGAATGGGGAAATAGATGTAATTCAAGCTATGATAGATAATTTTAAAAATTTATCTGGGTTAAAGAAAGAATTACCAACTCAACCCTCTGCGGGGACATCTCAGGGTCTTGCAGGTCAAGCTAATGAAACCGGAGCAGTCACATCTAACATTTTTAATGTCAGTCAACAACCTACATTACCAGGATTAGCATCAAAATTTAATATTCCAATTACTCAAGCCCCTGCTGAAATTACATCTCCTTCAGAACAAACATTAAAAGCAATTAATACTAATTTAGACGCAGTTGTAAAATCTATTACCACGGTTTTAAAAGAAATTAGAGTATCTATGGAAGGTGTAAAGGGTACTGTAGATCAAATAGCTGCTATGATACCGGGGATTCAAGGAGGATCGACAATTAATACCCAGCTTGCAGGTAAAAGTAATGGTGCCAATACCATTAATTCTGGTATGATAAATAACTATAAAAATGAAATTAGAAACCAGACAGGGAGCAATATAATTGATATAAAGAATACTAGAGGTTCTTACCCAGGATTTACTATATGAAGCAATTACCACAACTTTATTCCTTTTCTGAAAATTATCAGGCCGGTATAAGAGGGAACGGTACTGGAGCGCCAAGACTAGTACCTGGTAGCTCTTATGCTATAAAAACTTCAACAGGCGGTGCCGGTAACATAAAAAATAATATTAGTAGTTATTCACTATTTGACGTTATTAATGATTTTAACTGGACAACAACCCCCTTAAGAGGCAGAACAGACATACCGGAGATAAGACTAAAAGAAAAGAGATTGAGGGCTAATGCGTTTATTGCCCAAGCGGCATATTACGGTCTAGCATTGCAGGGTTCTACAGCAGATGCAGCAGCAGGCCTACAACGACTAAAAGATGCTAACCCTTTCATGGGGTTAGTAGCAGATTCACTACTGGGTGCCTTCGCTGTAGATAAGCTTGGAGGAAAGTTTTTATCAGAAGCTGCTACACCTGCGGCTAGAGCGCTCGTCTCCCGGGCCGGTCCTCTGGGACTTGTTACCGCTGTTACAGCACCAGAGTTAATAACAGGTGTTTTGAGAGCAGGTGGAATGCTTGGTGGGGCTGCTGTAGGCGGTAGTGGGGTATTATCAGGCATTACAGGGATTGCAAATTTCGGATTAAATTTTCTTCAAAAAGGCTTTGGAATAAACTTAGATGTTGATAGTTTAGCCAGTAAGTATCTTCTTGCTTATGAAGGCTTGTATTTAACTCAAGACACCAATATAATGTACAGGTTTCCTTATTTTGTTAATAACTGGAATAATATTCAAAATTCTTTTAGTAATACCCCGATGATAGATCCAAAACAAGTTATTGGACCATTGGGAGATCTTTACGATATGTTTTCTAACACCCTGCCTCAGCTTGCAACTACTTTCGGGGCCTATGCTGATATGTCTGCACCTGGCATTTATATAGAAAAACCTAAATTTTTTGATTTTGGCACGGATACTGGTGAAGCTATATCCTTTAATTTCCCGCTTGTTAACACCGGGTGGTCAAATTACTACGATGTTTGTAAGAATTGGCAATTACTATTCATGCTAATGTATCAAAATAGACCTAACAGGAGAAGTAGAGATCTAGTTGATCCTCCGGTAATTTATGAGGTGAGTATGCCTGGAACTAGATATTACCCTTATGCTTACATAGAAGAGATGAAAGTTTCATTTTTAGGATCTGTAAGAACCATGGAAATTCCTGTTCCTTACGGTTCTGGTCTTTTAAAAATAGTTACACAGATACCAGAAGCGTATGATGTCACTATTAGATTGAGAGCATTGACCAGAGAATCTCAGAACTTTTTATATTCTATGCTCTATGACAAATACAATGTTATTTCTGTGACTAACGTAAGACAGTTTAATGAAGCAGGTACATTGGCGTCTTTTGGAACTAATATTCAGCAATCAATGCTTGATACGTTAAGCCCGGACATCTTTACAGATAGAGTTTCCTCTGAACTAAGAGATTTGGGTTTATTTAATGGTACCCCGGGAGCTGCACCTAAATGATAGGTTTATCTACCATTGGATTTTTTCATAATGATCTTGAGGTTTTACCTCAAATATCAAACTATATGTATGAGAATATTTTTAGAATGTACCCTGTTGAAACTGAAGATAAAACAGAAAATTTTTTATTTTATAATATTCTTAATAGTATACACATTCCTACTCCTTTAGCCGCTGGTACCTTTTATACCATTACTCTGACTAAATCAGTACCATGGACAGTTATAAGTTATGATGAGTATGAAACTGTGAATTTGTGGTGGTTGATTGTATTAGCCAATAACATAATTAACCCTATACAGTTTCCCGCTGCTGGATCTAAAATTAATATAATTAAGCCTAAATTTATTCCACAATTACTAGACGATATCACTCAACAGCTTAAAAAATGATTAACCCACTAATTCAAAATTTAGGAATCGATAATGAAAATTCCTCTATAGTAACTATTACAGATAACCGTTATAAATTTAACGTAACACTGTTCAATACAAATGGAGATATGGTTCGTATAAATTTTTCTGCTATCTCAGATTTTAGAATTGTAGAAAGAATGACAAATTTTTATGCAGAAGGTCATATAGTTTTTAATAATGATCTTAATACCCTAGAGGGATTTAACAGCCTTGGTAACGATTTAGATGGTTCTGTAAGTAACAATTTTAACAGTTATAATTTTAGAGGAGATGGAAGAGATTTTTTACTTGTTAGTATTCAGCCTTCTATAGAAAATGAATTACCTAATAAGGTCACGGATCTATCCTTAAATTATGTATTTTCAGTTTATGACTATGAGGAATTGATTTACGATAACAATTCTAAATTAAAAAAGCTATATTTTCATGACTATGCATATTTTATGCTTAAAGAAAAAAGCTCGTATTTCAGTACAGGAAAATTCTCTAAAGGTACTGGGAATGAAGAACGTAGTATGTATACAGGTGAAGCAATAAAAAAGCTCCTTGAAACTACTTTAGTAGACTATAACTTACAATTCAAAGAAAGTAAATGGGATAAAGGAGGAACCAAGATATTTTACAGTAGCCCGGCTCAATATAAAGCAATAGATGATTTACATTATTTGCTCGACAACCATGTTAGTGATGCGTCTAATCAGTATGCACCTTCACTACTCATGAAAGATAGAGATAAATGGTCATTAGTGCCAATTACTGAATTTTTTAAAAATAGTTATTTAGGTGAAAGTAACCTTGGCGGGCCACTTTTAACCGAGCAGTTTATAATAGGAAGAATGACTGCCGGTTCTTCTTCTTTAGATAAAATTAGAAGATCCCCTATCTCTCCTTTTTCTTTGGATATGCCTGATTATGTTACGGTTGATAATTTTCAGTTTGTTGATCCCTCACCCACAGACGTAGTTAATAATTTAACTTCTCATATTGTGCATGGATATGATGTTAACAAAAAAACCTTTAGCTTAGATATTAAAGAAAATAATATTGAAAAAAATCTTCAAATTTACAAGCAATTTTTTGTTAGAACTCAAAAAGGGGGTTTAAATAGCTCACCGAGTATGAATTTGCCTATGAATCAAACTTTTATGGATAAGAAAGTGGTAGTAAATAAATTTAATCCAAATAGAGACTCTAACGCACGGCTTAATTCTGGTAGAAATAGATTTTTAATATCTAGTTTGTTTTTAAATAGTGCTATATCTTTTAAATGTAGAGGCAATGTTGCAAGATCTCCAGGAAGATTTTTTACAATTTCAAGAGGGGATAATTACCCAGACAATAAGTTTGATAATAAATCGTTAGGTATGTATTTGACAACAACGGTTGAACATGTGTTTGCCTCAGGTAGTTACTACAATAATATTATAGGTGTTAAAACCTATACACACGACAAATCAAATAACACTCAACAATCCATATGAATAATCAAACAATCGATCCGTTTCTCACCAAAATTAATCTTTTTTACAAAAAAGAATTTTACAACAAAGCAAGTAACTTTTTATCTACTATTCAAAGTTATTCTAAAGAATTAGAAACTGGTATAAAATATAATTTAACTAAAGTTCAAAACGATGTAATTACGGCGCAAAGAGATTTTTTTGCAGATTTAGATGGTCAGATGAAAAAAATGTCTCCTCAATTTGCAGCTAATTGGATAAAAACTTTTGATACCGCGATAGATGAAGTAAAAAATCAAGTAAGAATAAAAATAGGTGAAGGTACATTCTACAAATCCTTTAGTGATTGTATGGGAAGCTTAGCAAGAATAGAAAACTATCTCGATGATTCATTACAACTTGTTAGTGATATTAATAGCGAATCTGTTCTCTCGCCTTTTAGATATGGTGCTACTTTATCAAATAAGATAAGCCCAGCCACTTTACTTTTACACTCTGAATTAAGTAAAAAAACTAATCTAGTGTTTAGAAAAAACATTCAAAGCATTCAGAACAAAGTAGAAAGTAATACTAAAGCTCAAGGGGAAAACCTTATACCTGATACAGAGCATTTCAAAAGAATGAAACAACTTGCTCCCACTATACAACAAAAAATACAAGGAGAATTTAAAGAGCTTTACAATGTAATTTTGTATTACATAAACTATAATCCTAGATCATCTTCTAATAATTTACAGTTTGTTCCTAATGTAAACATTACTGTTGACGTAGAAGGTAACAAATTAAATCAAGATTTATTGTTTAATCAGTTAAAAGATGTTACGAGTTCTCTGACTTCTCAGGGAGTGCTGAAGGCGTAGCTGTATTGATATTAATGGCTTCTGCTTCTATAGTCTTTGCATCTTCCATTATTTTCCTAAAAATCTCATCCCGTGTAATGTAAAGTTTGGTTGTATTTTCTTCCTGTTTAATTTCTTTTCTAGCCTCTATTTCCATGGTTTTTAATTCCTTTGCACTTTCTCTTCTTACCTGTGTAATGTGAATATCCTTAACAACCGACAAGGCACTAGCTACGGCCTTTAATGCCTCTGCTAATGCTTGAACTTCTCGGCTTTCCGGGTTGTTCATAACATATTCCTTTACCCCTTCGACAATATCAAGCCCTTGTGTAACGAGCTTCCCAGTACTACTCAATACAAAGTCTTCTAGTTTGTCCTTTGGTAAATTAAACTCTTCATTATTAAGCTTATCCTTATTCTCCTTAGTGTTTATATTAAGCTCTTTAATAAGGTCATTAACGCTAAATTCATTATCTTCCATTCTATATTTATACGTTGAAAATATTATACCATACCTTATAATTTAGGTATGTCGTCATTACCACCTTATTTACCTGCTATTAAATTTGAAAAGACTCACCCAGATGCCCAATTACCAAAAAAGAACTTTGATACTGACTCTGGGTGGGATTTAGCAGCGGTAGAAAATACGGTTATACCGGGGCTTGGTCAAGCAGTCGTGCCAGTTGGTTTAAAACTTGCCTATCTAGAGCCAGGCTACTGGTTGCAAGTGGGATCTAGATCCGGTCTTAGCTTTAAGAGTGGTATTTTAGCTCACCCCGGGATCATAGATCAAAATTACAGAGGAGATCTTGGGGTATTACTTTACAATCATCGTCAAGAGCAATATGAAGTGAAGAAAGGCGATAGAATTGCACAATTAATCGTTCATTATAATATTCACATGGTTGTGGGGTGGGGTCAAGTAGAACAAACTGACAGAGGTGAAAAAGGCTTCGGAAGTAGCGGTAAATAAAATGGATGTAGATAAATTTTGGGTTGAAAAATACAGACCTAAAACTATAGACGAGGTTATACTGTCTTCAGAAACTAGAAAAATACTAACATCTTTTATTAAGAATGATGAAATACCTAACTTAATGTTCTGCGGTCATCAAGGAATAGGCAAAACAACTACATCAAAAGTTCTTATTAACACACTAGAGGCTGAATACATCTATCAAAATTGCTCTGAAGTAGGCATAGACGCGGTAAGAAATGATATAACTAGTTTTAGTAGAACTAAGAGTTTTAACGGTAAGAAAAAAATAGTATTGCTAGATGAAATAGATGGAATGGCTTCAATTGAAGCGCAACGTTCCTTAAGAAATGTATTGGAAGAATATGCCGGCCACTGTAGATTTATTTTAACGTGCAATTACAAACACAAAGTTATTGCACCTCTTCAAAGTAGGTGCCAGTTTATAGATTTAGAGCCTAACTTACAAGAGGTTGTAAAGCGTTGTTATACTATTCTAAAGGCTGAGAATATTAAAGTTGATGAAGAAAATAAAGTTAAGTTAATTGGGTTAATTAGAAAATATTTTCCAGATATACGAAAGTGTATTAATGAATTGCAAAAATTTAGTACTATAGGGATATTAACTATACCGTCCCTTGATGTAAAGGACGACTTTATTATAAAACTAATAACGTTTATTGTTAGTAAAAAAGTATTTAATGCAAGAAAACATGTTATAGAAAATGAGGAGACGTTTCACGGGGATTACAGTCTACTTATGAAGTCGTTATTTGATAATGTTTGTGAGGGTAACTATTCATTATCCGAACAACAAAAGAAACTATGGTTGATAACTATTGGGGAATATATGTATAGATCCGCGTTTGTTGTTGATCAAGAAATTAATTTTTATTGTCTTGTATTGGCGTTAACTGAAATTAACGCTTAGGAAGATACCTGTGGGTGCCGCTCTCTACACTTGGGCTGTTCTCACCTTTAGCCGGTGAACTAGGTATTTTTACATTTACATTATTAAGCTTACGATCACCTTCTGAGTCCTTGTGGTTGCCCATATCACTTGTTTGTGTTTGACGGTGAGGGGAAAGCATTAGTTCGTTTTCATCTTTCAAGCTAACAGGGTGAGGTGTGATAGAAGTATCATTGGGTCTTTTTAGACTATCTGGAACTGGGGCTAGATTAATACCGGTATCGATAGGCTGTAGAACGTGGGCAGGTACTGTTATGAATTCTCTGTATAAACCAGGTGCAACCTCTTGTACTATATCCACCAAAAATGATTCCGCTTCATTCTGTATGTTTCCAGAATGCATAGTAGGTCTTATTGCTTTTATAGCACTAACTCTTATGTTTAAACCGCTTTCGCTAAATGATTTAGCCTTTTGAATGTAGTTAGGCGCTTGTTTTTTAAAGAAATCATCACGAAATGCATTTTCTGTAAATTTTACCAAATCTCCTGTCAAAAAACCACCTCGAGTGTAGCGTTGAATGGCAGACTCGTAGATAGCGGTAAATTTATTCATATCTATATTTATGTTTCAAGGAACAAATATCCCCGTATAAATAATACTATGGCAGCCATAGTTTTAAATACTATTTCCGCACCATTATCTTCACCTATTTACAAGGATTTACTATTAGATCTTAAAGTCGCTTACACAAAGAATACTCAACTCTTAAAGCGCAGAGAGATAAAAGATATTCAAATTTCAGAAGATATAGGCGCGGTAAAGAATAGTCTCTTTAATCTATTTACAACAATGCCTGGCCAAAAAATTCTTACACCTTTATATGGCTTAAATTTAACACAATATCTATTCACACCTGTTTCAGAGACACAAGGCCAAATTATAGGAGAGGCTATTCTTAAAGGAATACAAAAATTTGAACCTAGAATACAACTACAAAAGCTTAACATACAGCTAGATAATGATAATAATCAATACAATATTATAATGATAATTAATGTTCCGACGTTAAATATTACAGGAGTATCCTTAAAGGGTGTTTTATCTGAGTCAGGATACTACTTTAACTAATGAACAATACGACTAGCAATCAGTTTAACTTGCCGTTTAATGCGTATGCAGCATTCGATGCTACATCTTTAAAAACATTAATGCAATCCCGTCTTTCTCAAGGCGGGGTGTTTACTGATCAAATTTTTGAAGGAAGTAATTTTAATAGTTTGCTAGATATTATAGCCTACAGTTATCACGTTTTATTATTTTACTTGAACAAGACAGGTAGTGAGAGTCAGTTCTCTCAATCTCAGTTATATGAAAATATGAACAAGATTGTTAAGGCATTAAACTATAACCCGGTAGGTGCACAGTCTAGTATATTAAGCTTTAAAGCATCGGCCCCGTCTTCGCTTCCAGTAGGAATTTATACTATACCAAGATATTCTTATTTTACGGTAAACGGAGTATATTACAGCTTTGCAAATGATACTACCTTTATCAAATCTTTTGAAGGTGTTGAAGAGTTAACCCAGCTTGCCCAATCTACATTATTATATCAAGGTCAGTTTCTAGAATACCCTCTCTATACTGCAACCGGTTCGCCCTTTGAATCGTTTTCTCTAGCGCTTATAGGTGAAAATGATGAAAACATTTTAATTGACCATCGAAACATATTTGTTTATGTTTTTGATGAAACAGGAAGATGGGTAGAGTGGAAAAGAGTGGATAGTTTATATCTAGAAGGACCATCAAGCAAAGCATTTGAATGCAGATTAAATGAAAAGCAGCGTTATGAATTAAAATTCGGTAACAATGTAAGCGGTAAACAGCTAATGCCAAGCAATGTTGTTGCGGTTTATTATTTAAGGCCAGCTGGTAATGGTGGGGAAGTAGGCCCAGGTATGCTAGACGGTAACACCTTATTTCTTTATAATACTCCTCTATTTCAGTCTATATTTAACAACGTTAAGAGTATTAATCAGACATACACATCTAATGATCAAGCAGCCTCATTAATATTTTCTAATACCGATGCCTCTACAGATTATTCACCTATAGAAACAGCTGAAGATATCAGGCAAAACGCACCTAATACCTTTAAAACGCAATACAGATTAATAACAACATCCGATTTCGAAACGTTTATAAAGAGCAACTTCAGCAATTTAATTGATAACGTTAAGGTTGTTAACAATTGGGATTATATTGCAGAGCACATGAGATATTACTACAATATAGGTCTTAAAGCACCTTCTAACGATAGTAGAGTACTGTTAAATCAAGTGACATTCTCGGACAGCTGTGATTTTAATAATATCTACGTGTATGTTGTCCCTAAAATTAAAAAAATAAATAGCGCTCAAACGTTTAACAATTTTCTATCTATAGGTTTAAAAGATTATATTGCCCGCGGTTTACAGGAAACCAAAATGGCAACATCTGAAATTGTTATGATGGACCCTGTTTATACAGCATTTGGTATAGGGGTTGCATCTAACGCGGAAATAAACAACTCCCTACTTACACCTGACATCATCAAGGATTCTGTCTTAGTAGTCTCAAGATCTCCATCTTCTAGATTTAGTGAGGCCGAAATAAAGAGACAAGTTAATAATTTAATATCAGAATATTTTGCCCCAGGTAACACCGTATTAGGACAGCTTGTAAATTTAGATTCTCTTACAACAAAAATTTTAGAAATCGATGGTGTAGTATCTATAGCATGCAAACGTATTATTGATGGCGTAGAAACAGTGAGAAATGGCTTGAGCTTTTTGGTCTTTAATCCCGTTTATAGCGGTGGTAAAGAAGATATTCAAATTATTACACAAAGTTTACCCTTACCATATTTTAAACTACCCTACCTATACAATGTGGATAATTTTATATCACAAATAGAACTAGTAACACCAGAAACCCAGAGCAGCACTCTAAGGGAGTATTAAAATGTTGCCGCTGTCGGCTATACAGTTAAAAATAACCACAAGCGAGCTACCTACAGCTCTACCCAACCTATTTAGCTATACTTTAGAAAATACCCCTTTCTACATTACGCCTGTTATGTCGACAGATACAAGGGCGCAGTTAATAGACAATATGACTTACTGGGATTTTGGTGATGGTACTTTTAAAATAGGGTTAACAGCGAGTCACTTTTACAAGACCCCCGGGTCTTACAATATTAAAGCTACCTTTTATGATTTAGATGGGGAGCCTAACACTGTATCAACAGCAACAACTCCGACAACAGCTACAACGCCTGCAACAGTAACTGTAATAAACGCTCTTCCCGATAAAATAGTTTTTGAGCCGTTTATACCTGCTGGTAGTCTAGGTATATATACTCTACCAGCAGGAAAGTGTACAGAGCCTTTAAAAATCTACAGATACAATTCATGGCAAAATGACCCCTATCTCCTAAAAAACAACTACAGTATAATGTTATATGCTAGTGGTAGTAGGAGTAGCTTTATGTCCCTCTCTTCTTATTATACCAGCAAATGGAGCCATCTTAAAAGCTATTTTGGATTTTTACAAAAGTATACAACACCAGATAAAGTAGAAACTTTTAAAATTATAGATAGTACGGCAACTACTAGTGTAAGTGTTTATGCAGAAAGAGCACCAGCTGGCGATAAGCTATTATTTTATAATTTTCCTAAAACTGGAACTGCGTTTGCAGGTACTACTGGCTCTACTGAAGGGTTAAATGTAGTTTTTACAGATCAAAAATTTAATACAGGAAGCGACAAACTAGTATTTCTATACGCTAATTTCGATACAAGAGGATTTTTAGAACTAGATAAACAAAATATAGAAAGAAATTTTGATATAGAAAAAATTCCTTACGGTTATATTAATTTTCCTACACAAGCATCCTATTTAAAAACCGTATTTAATCCAGCTGAGACTCTTGCTATTACAAGTAATGGTATTACAGTTGAAGGTAGGCCGCAAACAGTAGGACCAGTCTCTGGTGAACTTCTTCATTCCTTTAGCATATACCCTGTTAAATGGTGTAATACCCAAATACCGTTTGTAGTTACCTTTAAAGATAAAGATAATTTTACAACTAAATGCTACCCCCCAATAACTGCGGTAAAATTTGATGGCTCTGATCCCACAGAAATTAATACAATGAGTATTGGACTATTTAAGTATGCGGGTCAAGACCCGGTGTCCGTTTTTACAGAAACTAGCACTTTTAGGGTTACAAGCGTCCAATTTACTATCAATAACAAAGTACCAAGCTTTGAAAATAGTGGATCTTACTACTCAGGGATTTTAAAACACGAATCAGAAACAACTACAGTGGTATTGTGTGCGTCTGTACTTATTAAAGATAATCCTCTTATAAGCCAAGGAACACCTTATGGGTTTGCTGGACAACGTGGGTTCAAAAAAGTCAGAAGATTTCAAAAAGAACCAATTTATAATAATTGTTCTGGTATAACAGATTTTTCCTTAACAGGTAACTATGAAACCTACAGCACACCTACAAGCTCTACAATAGCCATTAGTATTGCACCATTAAAAACATACAGCATGGGTGAAATTGACAGAGTGTGGGTAGCTGATGCAGATGAAGATAGAGTTTTTGTATATACTCTTTCAGGCACACTAATGACTACAATTAAACTTTCAGCTGTACCAACCTATACAGGTGAATTTACAGCCCCTACTGTTGCGGATTACCTGGGAGAGTTGGACAGCGCGAGCCCGTCCAATATAGCAATAGACAGACAAGGCAATGCATGGATATCACTCTATGATGCTGTTTCGGTTATTAGATACAATCCTAGATTAAACTTAGTTGATAGAGTTGCTGCACCTAAGTTTAGGGATTTAAATGTAGCTTTTACCGACCCCGCACAATATATCTCTAACAAGGATTTTCTAAGCGGATATATGGGTGAGAGTCTCTTGCTACCTTCTTGTATAGATACTGATTTAGATAGTAAAATAGTGGTTGGTTACAGTCACCCTGTTAGTGGTTTTATAGCTAGATACAACGATTTAGGAGCAATAGATCTTTTTATAGAAATTCCACAACTTTATTCCTTACAAGAGCTATTTGTTGATAGAAATAATAATATTATAGCATTTGCTAAAAATTTAACAGAGAATTATTCTGACCCTTTTAGAATAAATGATGTCCTGTACAAATGGAATAGTAGTGGTGAACTACTATCTGGGTATCCTCGGTACTTCAACTTTTTAGGTAACATTTCAATAGATCTAGAGCAAAATTTATGGGCACATCATGATTTTTGTAAAGTATCAAAAATAACACCACAAGGAATAGTTAGTGAATTGTTTGTGGGCAATAGCAATTACGATTCTCGATACTACCAAGGAATAGATGGTATTGGGTTAGACACCGAAGGTTACATGTGGGTTTTACATAATTTTGATGGTAGGATTTATTTTTATCCTACTACAAATACAGCACAAATACCTCTATCAAGTCTTTTTTATACCAGCTTACCTGATATTCAATTATCGGCCCCAGATGGGCAGCAGGCCTTTTACAGCGTCTTTGGTGACTGGACAGGAATAAGGTGGCTCAATAAGTATGCAACAACAATCAATCCTCTACCAAGAATAATAAGAGGTAAAAGTAACCTGTTTGACATTTACAATTTAACCCCAATTATTAATAAGCAAAATGAAAATTTTGATTTAAAATCAACATTAAAAAGTTATGTTTTACAAGAATCTTTATTTGATAAGTCCTTGTTATGGGATGATTTTGTAGGTCAAATTGTTGGGGGTATAGACAGCCCTCCCGAATCGTTAGGCAAAACAATTTACGAAAAAATAGCTAATTTCTCCTCAAATGTTTCTGATCCAGATACTTGCAATATACCTTCGCTGAAGAGTTTGACTGTTTCAAAAGGATTGCCCTTTTATGATTTTACTACGGGCTACCCTTCAAAATTAATGAGAGCAGTCGATATATTAAGTATTAATCATTCTAAACTTTATGGAACTAGAGCACACAAGCAGGAAACATTCGTATTAAGTGCATGCGATTTTTCAACAGATACTAATTTAGGTAGCAATATAGACATTAGTACAGGTAGTTTTATTGTAGGTGAACCCATTATAGCGTATGATATTTTTAATAACAGTTTTAGAGTGATTGAGAATACAGTAGTCCCTACCACAGATAATATAGTACCTAAGTTTGGTAGCCCTTATCCGCTTAGTGGTGTAAATTATAATTGGGGATGGAATTTGGTTACTGGCAATATCGCTGAGTCTGGTATAGATATTAAACCATATTATGCGTTTTACTCGTTTATTCCTAACAAGAAAGTCGAAATGGTTGACGGTATTATAGACTTTAATAACCCACAAACAACTATAGCCCCTAAGGTTAGTAGTTACAACGAGTGGACCAAGTTCGGCGGTATAATGGAAAGGGTTATAAGTCGTTCACTCTATGAAGGGTTAGATCTAATAAAATGAATTATAGTTTCCCCTACAGTATTTTAGAAAATTATTCTGACCCGATAGATTTTTATGCCCCTATAACTTTTTTAGAATGGTACAAGCAACAGAATCTAGTTTCTTCTAATATAAGCGATACATTTTCTGATTATAAAAATTATGTACTTGCTTGGGGACAATATAAAAAGAAATCTAAAGATGATACTAGTAATATTCTTAGAGACTCCTATATTCAGGTATTAAGGGAAATAGTTGTAAATTACAGTACAGAAGAAGAAAGAAGATTTATATCTAATGCAGATTTTACGGACCCAAATGATTTAGATATTATTTTACCGTTTTTTATTAATAAACTCAAAGGAATTTGCTTATTTTATGCCAGCGCTAGAGAAGAAGTAAAAACAGCCGCCTTACAGCACAATTTAAGAGGTAGTAACCTTGGAGTTGATAATTTAGTTAAAAAGCTAATATTTGATGCTGCTAGGACAAATCAAATAGATTTTACAGAATTTTCTGTCAGGTTTCCACCTCTTTCAGCTATTGCACAAGGGCTTAGTGTTTACGTTGAGGAACTTTATGATCAAACAGACACTTATTTTAACAATAACCCTTTAAGTGCTAATTACAACGATTTTAGCACAATAAGAAAAGAGCTAAGTTCATCTAATTTAAACGATATTAATTTAAATGCTTTTATAGACTTTAAGCAAGCTATTATTGATGCAATACGTCAATACCCTTTGTTTATTGAATCTTTAGGTACTAATAATTTTACTATCAATAAAAATTTGTCAGGTACAGAATTAGAATATTTAAAAACTCGAGATTTTATCTCTTACTTAAGTGGTGGAGAATCTGAGTTAAAATTAAATTTACTAAAAATATTAGCACCTAAATTTACTGGTACTGATTTTTACTATTTAAGTACAGGCACATCTTCTACACAAATTGTTAGCGGGTTGTTGTTTAGTGTCAATAATACCTACAGTTCTCCCACACTAAACTTTTTAAACAAACAATACCCCACTACTGTTACTGTGCCTAATTTAGAAGAATTATATACAGAATATCAACTAGGTAGATTCTTCTTACCACACAATATAGGGTTATTAGTACACAATACCCCTGTTAAGAAATATGAAATAGATACATCTAAGCTAAAGCCAAACACTGTATATGCATTTCCTGATCCTAATATTGTAGGTAATGTGTCATACAACAGCAATACTAACGGGGAACTAGTACCTTTAGTGTATAAGTTAGATGTAGAGTGGAATAAAAAATCAAGATCTAATCAATTTAGTTTTGGCGATGTTTTGTCTAACAATTATAATCAACTTTATTATGGCTATCAAAGTCAAGACCAGGACTTACAGAGACAGAATGCTGGTTTTTCTCGTGAAACCGATAACATACAATTTTGGGGCGGGGAAAAACAAGATATCTGGCAAAACAATGACTTGTGGTTAGGTTTAGATAGTGTAGATGAACTTTCCTATACAGATAGACAGCAATCTCTTCTAGTAAATGATTTAACACCTGTTTATTGGGGAAGCGATGTTTTTGGTAATGAATACGGAATTCTTAAAAAAATCATACCTTTAAAATCTGTTTCTGCTATTAATTTAGATGATGGGGGTATATTCCCTCAATCTAACACTGTCTATCTTTCTTCTGATAACTACCCAATAAAAAGCTTGTATGATAGAAAATATACAACACCAGGATTATTTTATTTTAGAGGTGTTGACACCACAATACTACCTGCAAGTGCAGCGTTAAGCGCAATATTCTTAAGATATCCTCAGAATGTAAGAGAGGAAATGTCTTCTCAAGCTTTATACTTTAACATGTATTATGATACATTTGTCTTAGAAACAAAAAATTATGTTATAATTGATTCTCTTAATTACGATAGAGATTCTGGTAAAATTACAATTAATAATACTTCAAGTTTCTATTTTACAAAAATATTTACTAATGAAAATATAGAAAAATTTGCTGGTGAATGGTATTCAGAAAGAGAAAATGCACTTTACTTAGCATTTATAAATTTACTACCTTACCTGTCAGGCTCAAACTATAAAGTAGTTTACCCTTCCATTTTTAAGACTTCTCTCACCAATATAAAGTTAGAACCAATTTACCCTGTAAGCTTAAAAGGTGGTGTGTTTTCTGTAAATTCATATTCTTTAAGTGCTGGATTTGCTGAACCACCACAAATTAATTTAACTAAAATAGAAGGTGTTAGTTTTAATAAATCAGAAAAAAAAGCATTATTTAATATTTCATATCTAGGGAAGAACTTAAATGGAATGCCATTATTCGTTAATGAGCAGCTTAAGGAAGGTGATTGGGACATATATCTTCAAACATTTAATCCAAGAATGTTTAGGCCTTATTATTTTATCTACGATAATAATTACTCTAACCCTACAATGCCATTTTTAGTCAAATATGCAGGTTCTGTAGGAGGTACTATTGGAGGCCAGTTCCTTAAAGAAGGTGTTATTGACATGGGGTTTGAGAGTGACCCGGACGAATTAACATTTTTATACGCTGATGGCATTCTTCCAGTGCAGCTAAATAAACCAGGTACATATCTAGTACAGTTTGACTGGGAATCATATCTAGAGACAACAATCTTTATTGGATGCTCTGGTTATGTGGTGCGTAAAACAGGCAATAATTTAATCTTTAAGTACGGCCACCCTGATGCTGTATTTTTTGACTTTTATGGAGAAGAAAATAATACCATTGTAGGGTTTTCATCAGTATATAACACACTTACTAGTGTGTCTTCTGTATCTCTAGAGCCTTCTAATGTAGCTATTGACATATGTAGCTTGACATCGACTAACATATTTACACTTATAAGTGCTAGCAATATAGATACAACGGAATTTACTATTGATGCTAGTGACTACGATTCGTTAGTTTTAACTATTGTAGATAGATTAACAGTTAATGATGTGGCGTCTGGGCTAGGCTCATTATATTTTAAGATTAATAGTATAACACCGGTAAACAGCGGGCTAAACACTTTAAGCATATATCCTTCGACTAACGTGTTTGACTCAGATACAGTAGATAGAGCCATATCTGCAAATATAGTACTGTTTGCACCTTATTCTAAGCTTAAAACACCCGTTTACTGTACAATAGCCAGACCAACCTACCCTGATGCTAGTATCCTGAAGTTTACCCTTTCAACTTCTCTTTCAAACAACGATTCGATTAAATTCTGTGAAACACCAGACAGAATTTATAAAGACCTTTACATTACTCAGACCGGCTCTGGTAGCGGGGTTGTATTTACTGATCCTTATTGTTTGGATTGCGGTACAATATGTTTTCAGCAATTTCCTTACAATACTACACTCGCTGTAATAGCATCATCTAATGTAGATAGCGAGTTTGTTAATTGGATTGGAGGAGAATGTGATCAATCTCCTTTTCCGGATTGCTTATTTACTATTTTAGATAACCAATCTCTTACAGCGGTGTTCAGTAAGATTCCCTTTTACTCGGTTACGGTGGATAGTGTGGGTTATCTAGAGTATCCTAATAACTGGACACCTATGGGTAGATTATACTCAACAGATGGCAATATAGATTGTCCGTTATCAGCATGTGCTGCAAGCTACAAAAAGAATACTGTAATTACCCTGTCGTGCTTAAATCCAATATCAGGCTGGTTTTTTACAGGTTGGAAAGGTGGTCAGTGTGAAGGTATATTTGATAATAATACTTGTTCGTTCTTAATTGAAAGGGACGCAACAGTCTCTGCAACCTATACTAGATATTATGATCATATTCTAACAGTTAACTCTGTAGCGACTGCTAGTCAATTAGTAGATTACGGGTATGTTTACTCTACTACACCTTTTGGTACTAGATCTATTGAATGCTCTGGTAACACTTCTAGTGGAAATCCAGGTACTTGTATTGATACTTTTTCGGGTCTTAGCCTTACAAACGGCTATTCTGCAAATTATGGAACACCTATTGCATTAAGCGCAAAAACTAGTCGGGGATATCAGTTTAAGAAGTGGATTTATGAACCAGAATACGAATACAACTATATAACTACAGATAAAGACTATTTGTTTATTAATAATATTGCTACTAACGTTGCGGTATCAGCTATTTTTGATACAGGTTTCTATACACTTACCATTGTTTATAGTGGTGACGGTATAGGCAAAGTATTCAACAATGATGTGGGTGTAGCGTCTATAGCTCAAGATGTAAATTTTCCAACAAAGTTTGATATTTTAAGTGGAACTAGTTTTATTCTTTATGTTTCAGCATCTCCTGGCAATACTGTTATGGCACTGTCTAGTAGAGACTCGTCTAGCGGGTTTAAAGTAAGCGCCATGCCTATAAGAATGGATGATCATATTACGGTAATAGTAAACTTAAGTGCGTTTGAGATTTATACATTGACAATAGAAAGATTTGGTACTATGTGTGGAAGTATTACTAGTAGACCTTCACGAATTAATTGTGCCAACACCGGTCCAAATTGTAGTGATCTGTTTGTCGCAGGTACTAATGTTTATATTGTCCCGCCTACTTCACCGTCAACGTGTCTATTAAGCACATTTGAGGTTGGATCAGGGGTTGATGTAACGTTCTTCTACCGTGCTGGACCTGGTATTAGATTTACAGGTACTAATTTATCCGAGCATTCATTAGGCCAGACGTTCTCTATTTCTGATGCAAGCTTAATACTTGATCCAACCGGTGCACCCTATACTAACGGACCAACTGTAAAGGTAAGTAATGGTGAAATATTAGTACCTATGGCGGGTAATCGAACAGTATCCGCATACTTTTATTCAGGCTAAATAATATATGAATACTCCAAATACAAATAAAAATATTGCAGTATACAACAATCAATCTCTTGATAGTTTTTCAGATACAATTATTTCGTTTGAATACTCTAGATATAACCCTGTAACAACCCCAACAGGTGGTATTGCTGTAATTTTCTTTGATAGTATTATAGATATGCCTCGGGGAGGCGGCCCGGGGAGTTGCTTAGGTTATCTGTCATCTCCAATTATTACCGACAGATGTATGCTGGGTGGCTATAGAGGTCTTGCTGGTGCTATTTTAGGAATAGGTTTTGATTCGTCTGGACAATTTGCTCTAGAGCAAAACGGCATTACAGGGGTTTCACTATCGGCTTACAGAGCGGAGCCTACCATAGCTGTTAGAGGGGGGATTAATAAAAATTATGAATTGCTTTACAATTTATCAGACGATAAAAATATTAATAGTATTCCGGGTCTAGAAAATTTTACTATAGATAGACAAACACCTACTGATTCTGAAGAAAATTATCGAGCAGTTAGAATAATTGTTGCAAAACAGTTTAGCGAAATTACAGTACAATTAAAAGACAATATCAAAGACCCTAATTTTACTACAGCTTTCAAACTCACTTTACCAGATATTCGAAGAACAGCTTTTAAGGTAGGTTTAACTCATACGACTAATGATCCGGATACAAAGTTTTTAATAAAAAACTTTAATGTAGCAGGGTTTCCCGGAACAGTGGAATATACAGATTTAATTACCGGGTGTCAGCAACATATTATAATTGATGATACACCTTCTGAAAGTAATATGGCTATGGGTAAAGAATTTATCTCACTACCAGTGAACAAAAAATTAATTACATACACCACAGATTTAAATAAGTACAATCTAGAAAACATAGTTTATACAGGAGCTGGAGTTAAGCTTTTAGGTCAAGATGGAGATACTGTAGTTGGTAGAATCAACAACACATCAGATGTTGTGGTGTATGAATTTTTGGGCCAAAAACTTGCTCGAGCAAATGTTATTAAAACACCAGATAATACTGAGGCCTCGGCAGCAGATGTTGATGGAGACACGTTAGTAATTTGTACTAAGTCAAACGAATTCTTGGGTACACCTGGTGGTGTATTCATTTATAAGTATATCTCTGAAAGTACTGACCCAACTTTAATAGGTGCCTGGGTGTTATATCAAACAATATTATCAACTGCTGTTTTATCTGGAGCTGGATTAGGAACCTCAGCCCAGCTTTATGGAGAAAATTTATTGGTAGGAAATAGTAATGAATGGATACACGCCTTTCAAAGAAACCCCAGCAATGCTTGGGAGTTAAGTCAAACGATATACTCACCTGCATCAGGCATTAGTAGATTCGGTACTTCTATGAGCTTGTATGAAAGGGATTTAGTAGTTGGGGCACCTTATGCAAATAGACAAACTTATTCTACCTTAGGGCAAGGAGAAGTTTTTCATTTTTATCTTTCTCAAACTAGTAATAGCTGGAACTATATAATGGCGCTTGGAGATTTTTACGCATTAAACACAGTAGCAGGTAATTTCGGTAGCGACGTAAAGCTTTACAAAAATCTTTGCGTTGTAGGTTCGCCTGGAGAAGCTTACATAGAGCAGGGGCAACCATATGAATCTCCTAATGTAGGGCGGGTATATATTTTCAACAAAACAACAAACGGATTATTTACCCAAGGAACTGTTTTAGCACCGTTATCAACCTTTAGAGAGAAATATACGTTTTTTGGTAGTTCAGTTAACGTTTATGAAAATTTTGTCTCTGTTATATCGCCTTTTACACCTAGGAAAGGATTTGGCTATCTAAGTATATATGATACAAGATGTCTATTTACTGTGCCTCCTACCCATCAAGCTGTACCGGATTGCTCTATTGGCTTGATCGACAGAGGCGGCTATGTAATAGACCTATTAAACAATACCTACATGCAGAATCTTAGCTGCGTACTAAATCCATGAACATTTATTTAACATCACAACCCTTATCCTCAATTGCGTATTGCTTTTATTTAGACCACTATATTTTTAGTGATCCTGTAAGTGGGGTAAATATATTCTACCCTCTTACTGCATTTGGAGGAGAGTTTAATGTGGGCAATTTGCTAGCGGCTTCAGAGGATTTTTCTAGTTCTTACTGGTTCAAAGATAATATAGAAGTTTTTAGTGATACTTCTTTAACACCTTATTCGGTAGTTCAGCTTCCTGTAGCAGATAGGGTGCAGGACTCTGGTACCGGCACTCATAGTTTATGCCAGCTTACTGATGCGTTTATCTTAAGTACTAATCAAGACTATACTTTCTCTTGTTTTGCAAGCGGTAATAGTAGGCAATATTTAGGTCTGTACGTAACAGGTGGGGGCACTGGTAGGGTAGGAGCCACCTATGACTTGTTTTCTGGCTCTACACAAACAACCGGTTCAAGCGGCAGTAACTATACCGTATTAGGATCAACGGTAAGCGCTATTGGTCAAGGGTGGAGCTTGTATAACATGGCATTTAGAGTCGGTGCAAACACCCCTCACGTTGCCCATCTTGTACATAGACAGTCTGCTTGGGCTGGTGGTACTACAGATTTAAAAGAATCTTATTCTTCCAATGTTGGTACTAGTGCCTATTATTCACTACTCTGGGGAGCACAAATTAGAAAAGGTAATTTTTCTGCTTCAAATAATACGTATCCTGTAATTCAAAGATCTTCATACTCTACATCTATATCTGGTGGGCCATTTAACGACGTCTGCTTTCAAGATTATTGCTATAAAAGTATCACCTTTGACCCGATTAAGCTGTATTGTGTAACCACGGTTAATTATATACTTTCTGGAATTGATGAAAATGATGCTAATGTTATAGAGGTTGTTTATGACTTCGGGGATAATACTCCTTTTGCAGAATACTCCTATAAACGGGAAAACGGAACCAATGTATCGCCTATATTAACCCCTGTGAGCCATACATACTATCCAGATAATACAACAGCAAAAACATACACACCTTCTATCAGCGTAATAAGAAGTGATTGCTGTATAAACAGCTACTACCTTACATTATGCACCTTTAAATGTAGTATCTTAGACATATATGAAGATGTAATTTTACATAATGCTCAGCAATCTGCTGATTTTAATGTTGTATTGACTTTAGAAAAGACAAATACACGTCAACTCTTTAAAAATGCATTGGATCTTTCTAATATCGTGTTTGCGGTTCCCTTACTCTCATCACTGCCTAATTTAGTTGAGCCAGTACCACCAGCGCTTAATAAACCACAACCCGAACCTTTACCACCACCGGATATAGTCCCGCCAGTCAATAACAATCCAGTTGTCCCCCCGGAAAGGGCATACTACTACAAAGAAGGTAAAGGGGTTGATTTGGCCCCCGATTTCTTAAGAATTGTTCCTTCTGAGGATATAATATCAGCAGAAACAAGTGGATTAACTTTAAGTGGTGATGGCCCACCTTACTTGCCTTCAGAAGGCGTAGACATTCAAATAACGTAATACGGATAAATATTTTATGCTAACAAGTTTTATAACCAATGATAATTTTAGACCGCTAAGCGCTTCATATCTATATGATAATCAAGTAGATTTTCTTAATAATCGAATTGGTATAGACGGTAATCTGACAACGTTCTTTTCACCTATTTTAAAAGAAACATTAGATTTTCAAAACAATAATTACAGTTATCTACATCTTACAAAGTCTTTAAAACTTTCAGAAATAACAGATTTTACAACACCCGATAATAGAGAAAAAACTTTATTTTGTGCTATAAGAAATAACGAGGGTAAGTTTTTAAAAGCAGTAATTGATCCATCCATTCCATCAACCACTATACCCATTCAAATGACACAAGGTTTTTTTGAGCAAGACATTACTAAATTAGACAATGAATGTTTTTTTGAAATAGACTTAACAAACCCATACAAAACAACAGTAGGCCATTTGTACAAAAACAAACTATATTATCTCTGCTATAATACATTTAATTATTCTTTAAGGTTTTTAAATGAAGATAATTTTTCTGGAGGTCTAGAGAATACAAAATACTTTTTTTTCTCTTATGATGACAAGACTAATCTTTTGACACTTCAAACAAGAATTAATAATCTACCTTATTACACTTTGTATGATACTTCTTCACTAACATTAATAGTATCTGGAGCTACAGAAATGCAATTTGATAATGAAAAAAGATTTTTTTCAGTAAAATCAGTTGAATTGCCTTTACCGGTTGAAATTACTAATGAATGGGGCAGTTATGAACAATCTTTTAATCAAAATAATTTAAGATTAAATCAAGAAAAAAGTTATTTCAATATTGAAAATAATTTCTTAATTCACAGTGAATATGATAATCTAGCTGGGACCGCGCTAAAAACTAATGTTTTGACTTTAAAGAATCAACTCAACACAAAACATGCCCAGGGAAGGGGTAATGTCTTTTTGAGCGAAAATGACACTTTATACCGAAATTACAATGCAATTTTTTCTGGTCGTAGGCAAGAAGAAGGTTATCAAAAGCTTCATCTTCAATATGATAGTTATTCTACCCCCTATGAGTTTAAACCCGGTAAAACTACATGGTTTCATACCCCACAAAGCATGTATCCTTTTAAAAGATTAAATTTAAAATCGTCTAAATTGATTCAAGCTGGAGCTATTGCTGGTGATCACCCGTTAAGAAGTGATAAAATTTTTAAGAAATTAGCAAATTATAAGTCGTCTTCAAACCAAGGTGATTCAAGTGGGGAGCAAACCGGGCAATGGCTATGCAGCTGGTTGTCCGGTGGAGAAAACATACTTATAAAACCTGTTTGGGTTGATAGATTTTATAATCCAAAGCTCGTTACACCTTTTCAAGCGCTTTCTGCAACGGATGGTAATGTAACATATATTACTACGTTTGAGTGCTTAAATTTACCTTACGAAATTGTAGATGTACCGACTAATATGACGTTCGAACCAGGGTGCTTGTATGCTTATTCTCACATAGGAAAGGTTGATATCGAACACAACATTAATTCATTAAATAAATTTCTTCAAATTAAAAATTTTAATACGTTTTCTACCTGGAACGGTGCTAATTTAGATCCAGAAAAAGATTTGGACGGTAAAAATATCTATTCATTTAATGGGGAAAATGTAGCATCTTTTGATGTTAAAAATATTAATTTTGGTGGTAATAAATTTACCTTGTCTTTTTGGGGCTATAGTGAAGATTGGACATCACCTAAAGGTTATCAACTGTTAGGTAATTATAACGATTACGGGTTTGGGTTTTTCAATTACAACACTGTGACGCCATTTATTTTTGTTAATAATCGCGGAGTCCTTAACATGTACAACACGGATAGTCAGTTGATAGATATTTTCGATGCATCACAAAGAGCGTTCGGAAATATTCAATATGTGTTAAGACGTGACCCCTTAAATTCGTTTCACGCGATTACCAATTCTCAATGGGTGGTAGAGTTTGATTTACGGGAAACTATAATTGATGCTACTTCAGCCCTATTTAGCCCAGTAAACTCTATCATTCACGCATCTAATGATGAGGCAAGGGGGTACATTCTGTATTCTGACAGAAGTTTAAGTGCTATTGATTTAACGTCAAATTTATTATCACCAGTATCTGCAGAAGTTGTTATAGGTAACAAAAACACAGCAAGAGAAGTACATCGACTGAGTGACGGTAGAGTAGCCGTAGTAGATGGTACAAGGGGAATAGTTAGATCTAATAGGCTGTATTTTCTTAGTGCGGGAATAGTTATGACATACGATACAGTGACTAACAGATTGTCCACAGTGATCGGTTCGCGCGGAGCTTTTAGTTTCTTTAATATTGACGGTGATAATTACCTGTGGGCAGGAGATGCAAATGCTATTGCAAAATTTGCTCCATCACAAGAAGCTCTCTTTACTGTCTCTTTAACTGCAGATAGACAGTTTACTACATCGAGACTTGCAATACAAGATGTATCGTTTATTGAAACGTTTGAAAATGGTGATCTAATAAAATCAGTTCTTCTTACAGCTAGCGGTTCAGACACAACTAATGCACTATTAATGACATTAACACCTGAAGGAGTTTTAAATAATACTACTAGAGTTAATGTACAAGGCAATTATCAATTTGCAGATGCTACTAATCATAGATTTAATTACAATTATCTAGTTAATAGGCATGGTAATGGTAATTACACATTTAAAACCAGATTGTATAATCCATTCAATAATGAGGATATAGTTATACCTTCAACCACTGTGGACGCATCTGACTTAGATAATGGCCCACATCATTTTTCCTTGGTGATGAATGCTCCGGAAGGATATATGAAATGTTATCTTGATGGAGAGCTTTATTCAACCTCTACTTTTCCTGCTAATAAATTTAATCTCACCCCTTTAATAACAAATAATATATTTGCAGGTGCAACACCATTTTATAACGGCCTTCTCTTAAGTGATCTTTTAGATAAAAATAAAACTAGAAAGACTAGTTACTTTGTTAAAGATTTTAAAATTCAGAACCTTTATTTACATTCTACGGATTTAAGATATTTTGATATAGGTATGTTGTATAAAGAAAAGTTTATTCCTAATTCATTAACTTTTGATATACCCAGTGGTCGCCGAAATTATTTTGACGTTGTTTCGAGATATTTCAAACAGAGCGTACCGGGGGCTAAGAGCCCATTATACAACATATATATCAATGATAATGTTTTAAGTCCTGAAAGTAGATCTAAGTTAGGTGTGGCAATAATTAATACAATCAAAAACATTACACCCGCATACTCAAAACTTAATTCTTTAAACTGGGTTACAACCCTACCGAGCCAGAGTGCAGAGTACATTCAACCGTATTTCCCAGGTAATACTTTAACCAATACAACCCAAAAATCATGAATACTATAAGTACAGAGTTTTCTAAGTTTAATTTAATATACGATAGAGCTGTAACAGATGTATATCAGTTGCCATACTCTTATGAACAAATAGAAATACAGCCAAATGAACTCGCTGTAGCAAATACACTTAATATAAAGCTTAGATATTTGTATGAAAACTTTCTTTATCTTTACGGTTTGTGTAACGTCGCAAATTTTGATATACCTACTACTTACTCTGGCTGGTTTGGTATTTCTGGAAATTATTCTTTGTCTGCAGAATGGTTAGAATTTAAATTATTTTCTAATACAACCCCTGTATCTACAGGTCAAACATTTGTAAGCGGTGGAGACGGATTTAAAGGTATGGCAAATAGCTATTTAGGTATAGGGTATATATCACCCAGATTTGGTTACCCTATTCTAGCAACAGCAAACAAAAACATAATAACTATATTTGGTTTTGATAAAGGCAGCTATAATATAAGTGTCAACGTAAGAGAGGCTACTCTCACACAGTCTATCATTGACCCTCTATCTGGCTCATTACCGTTTCTTAACATTACAGATATAGAGTTAAATAAACAAAATGACGTTTTATACGTTGCTGATGGCACTCTTAACAATATATATAGTTACGATTTAAGCGATACTTTACTTCTTAGAACTGGAAAAATGTTTTTATTAGACTTTGTGGGCGGCAAAGGCAATATAACAGATAATAGTAAATTTGATGGTCTTAATAAAATCGCATTCGGTGATAACGTATTGTTTGCTGAAGACACTAACAATAAGTGTATTAAATGCTTTGATAAAGATTTTAACTGGATCAGTACAACATCCCTAGCAACTTTATTTAACGAAGTTACCAGCTTTAATGCTCTTAACTATAATGAGCGGACAAATCAACTTTTCGCGTGTGGTAAGAGAAAAGTATATGTACTTGATTTGGTAGATAATCAGCCCAAACTTACTAACGCCTACAGCCTATCCGGTCTTATTATTAATCCAGATGAAATTGTAGATATAAAATTTGCAGATTACAACAAAGATATCGTTTATATTTTAACAAAAAACCTTCTTATAAAGAAATGGGCGACTAAACTCAATGAAACAATTGGTGTATATCCGTCTTCTAAGTTAAGCAATACAACAGAATTTAAATGGATTGCAAATATTGCTAATAAAAGTCTTTCAGCTGATAACCTATTAGTGTATAATACCTCGTTAAATAGACCATCAGTTTTATCTGGTAGCAACATTGCTTTTTTTGAAGATAATTTAGATTTAGTCTCTTTACTTAGAAATACTGATTTTCAAATTTACGACTTTAATGATATTGTCTTAAATAAAAATGAATATAATCAAGCATGGATTTATAATAAATCATTTAAAAAGCTTTTTTATAATTTATCGCTGTTAAAAACCAATATTGGTTACAGATTTTACGAAGGTAGAACTGTAGAACAACTATTATCATATGTTGAAAGGCAGTACAATAATGCCTTTATTGATGATCCAGATCTCGATACGAACACTTTTGCTAATGTCTGTATAAACGAAAACTTTCAATCGTCTACTATTAATAGAAACTTAAGAAAACTCTACGACCTAGAATACTATCTATTAACTTCTGTTGTTAATCAAGATAACATTAGAACTAATTTGTTGCCAAGAACAAGACCCGGGAATAATGCTATATTTGACTTTATTATCTATAATCAGGGATTTGGGGTGTCTGTTGTACCTGATAATATTAAGATGTATAGTAATACGGACGGATTTATATCACCAGACAATTCTGTTAATATAGACAACTTATCACCTTATCTCAGTGGAGCAGGCATAATTATTATATAAGGATATATGGCAGGAACCTTTAAATTTCATAGTAAACTACATAGAGATAGTCACCATACTTCAAATGCGGGCGGTTCGCCTGATGCCGCATTAGATCCTATTGCATCGCAAAATTTACCTTTTGCTGGTATATTTTATAATGAGTTAACAGATAATACAAGATCTTTTAGTATAAAGACAAATAGCCTTGAATGGTGGTCGACCTACATTACGGTGCGGTCCTTATCTTCAAATTGGAATAATACTGCCTCTCTTTATTCAACAGTAAACTCCCTATCTAATGATTGGAACGATGGAGCAAGAGGAGCTACATCATTTAGACCTAATAGCGCAGGGTATGCCTCAGTATACACTACTGTAGCTACTTACAGTGCTGAATGGAATGCGCCTTTTATTATGTTTAGAAATTTAGTTCAAGAATATACCGCTTCAAAGACGTTTAGCGGTACTGTAATTACTAATACCCCGGGCTTAAGTACCGTCCCATGGGATTTGGATTATAATCAATCAACTTTCTTGACATTAATTCAAGACCTACAATTAGAAAATCCAATTAATATGAAACGAGGCGGTACATATTGTGTGACCGTAATACAAAACAATGTAGGTGGGTGGGATTTGAAATTTGGAACATCTTACAGATTTAATGGTACGCCAGAACGACAATTTTTAATAGACACAGGCCCCCGTCGCCGCTCAGTTATTACATTTGTAAGTGATGGTACGCTAATGTACGGTGACATAACAAAATTTAATGAATGAGCAATACTTTATTTCACAACAAACTTCATTCTACAAACCATCATACTCTATCTACACCTGGATATCCTGATAGCGGTATTGATCCTATTGCAGGGGAATCATCTCCGTTTTTAGGAACATTTTACAATAGATTTACTTTTAATAACACCACAATTGATACACACAGCTTTGATTGGAAATCTACTTATACTGCGCTTTGTGCTAATAGTGCTGTAAATGAATACAATAATTTTCCATATGTAAATAATACGGTTGTTAGTTTAAGTGCCGGGTGGAGTAGGGGATATTCTTTTTACACAACTTACAAGCCTATATCTGCTAACTTAAACGAAATGTATAGTATTGTAAATACTAATAGTGCAAACTGGCCGTATTTAGATTTAACATTAAGGCTTAAAACCCCTCAAGAAAATACTGGCCAGAAAAATTTTGCTTCAAAAAGCTGTCTTGCTCCTTCAATATTGTCTTCTACATTTAATCTAGATTTTATTTCAATCTTTGCCCCGGACGGTAAATTTCCTGTTACTGATTTAAACCGCGCGACTTTTGTTAGAAACTCTTCCGGCACATTTACAGATGCTGCGGGGACTTTGTGGTATAGTGGCCCTCACGAGATGAGACTTGATCATAAATTAGATGCAGAAACAGGTAGCTGGATACCTCAGGGTCTACTTATAGAAGAAAGTCGTACTAATATAGTAGAACAGTCTAATGATATAATAGATGTTGCTTGGGAAAAGCGTAATGGAACCGGGCTTAGCTATTACTGGTGGCCAGATGGTCCTGTAGAATACATTGCCCCTGATTATGTTTCTTTTGCAGACAGGGTTAGTGCCCTTGGTACCGGGGTTGATTCACTATATACCGCTGGTAACGGTATTGCTGGTGATAGATATGAACCTAGTTTTTACATTAAAAAGAATACTTTTACTGGTGACGGCTTATTAATGTTAGAAAACCTTGAAGGTAGTACATATGGTCAATGGGTTGTAAATTTTACAAATCTTTCTCAATATAATTGGGAGAGAGTAACAAGAGATCACCCCGCTGTTACAATTGTAAATGAGTTTGCAGTGGCGCCTACAGGAGATATTACCCTTTCGTTTTATCAATCAGGTGCAACTAATTTAGATTTTTACTTGTGGGGTGTGCAATTAGAAAAAGGAGAATTTCCTACTTCTTTTATGCCTACTGACGGGTCTCCCTATACCCGTGAAACTGAGTATTTTATGCTATCAGGAGATATATTGAATAATGCTGAAGGTACTTTTTTAGTTGAAACAAAAACATTAGGATATTCTGCTGCCAATAGTATGACAGTATTTAGGTGCTTTGATTCCATACGTACCAGGGAAATTGCTTTACGTTATAACCCAAACAATTTTACTGCAACCACATACGGTTTGATAAACGATAGCCCTCTACTAGGTTTTTTGCTAGAGTCTCCCCTTAATACAAAAACTTACAACAGAACATTTGGTGTTAGCTATGCCAGAAACAATGTATTGTTTGCAGATTCCGGGCGTATTGTAGGCACGGACGCTTCCTCGCTTGTAGTACAGGGATTAAGCACTATTTACATTGGAGTATCTTCAGAAAGCGGTGGAAACGCTTACAACGGTTATATAAGGCAAATAGGGTTTTTCCCACAACTTCTTTCACAGAACCAGCTCAAGCTACTAACCTTATCCGCTTTTAACTACAATCAATACGATAGAATTGAAACTTATGATTGGGCTCTATCTTCCGATCAAGTCGCATTTATACCTCTTTCTACTACCAGCTTATTGGTTAATATTGCATCAAAATCTAATATGAAAAGAGGGGGGGAATACACATTAATTACTAGCCAAGACTATTTAGGACAAAAAAGGCTTTTGTTTGATACTGATTATATTTTACCAGGTGACTTCGAGCCTTCAGATATCATTTCACTGTCAGCTTATAGTATTACCTCTATTAGATTTACAACAAACGGCAATAAATTGTTTGGTAAGCCAAGCAAATTTTATTATTCGTTAGAAGAACCATTTACATACTATGGAGGAGCAGGTATTAACTTATTTCCTAACCCTAGAGGTATGTTTGAAGGAGAAGTAATAGCCCCAGATGCAAGTGCCGGTCTAATAACATTTGGAAATGTGCCCTATTTTACCGGCACGGGCATAATTATTATATATGATGGTGTGTAGTAATGTAGAGCCAGTAAGCTCTTTTTATAGTACTAATCTTCAATCTAAGATTGAGAGTTATGAGCGCTTAGGTCAAAGAATTTGCCGAGCTCTAGGTGCACCTCTGATCAATTTAGAAGTGCATGCAGATCAATTAAATGAATTTATCGGTATTGCGTGTGAAATGTTTACTAAGTTTGCCGGGTATACTCAAGAATATCTTATTTTTGATAGTAAATTATATGAGAAGGGTGCAGGGTTACGCTTAGATGTACTGTTTAGCTTGACAAAAGATTTTAATTTTCGCGCTAAAATTAAAAACGTATCCACAGACATCCAAGCATTATACAATTTAGGAAAAATGGTGATTGGTGACCCTGCAAATCCTTACATATTTCAGGTATTTAATGAAAATAATCCAGAAGAATTTCAGCTTTTAAACAGTTATGATTATTTAATAGGTGACTATCGACATGTAATGGAAGTAACTGACTTTGAGGAAGGTAGCAGTAACGGTATAAACACACTGTTTACCATCGAACAAACTTTGGCCCAGCAAACATATTTTAGTTATTCTCTTGGAAACTATGGATTCGATTTAGTTAGTTGGAATATTTTAAAGAATTGGCTTGATACCCGTGAAAAGGTACTAGCGTTAAAAAGAGATTTTAGGTTTGACAGCAGAACACAGTATATGCAATTGTTTCCGGAACCAAAAGACTCTGAATTTTACGGGGTAGTGACCACATATGTGGAGAGGCCTCTTATTGATATTATAAAAGAACCTTGGGTATATCAGTATGCACTTGCACTTACTAAGGTAGCCATCGGGTCTGTACGTGGAAAATACACAAACACACAAATGTTTGGAGGCGGATCTATCAATTACAACGATATGTTAAGCAGTGGTCGTGAGGAAAAAGCAGAACTTGAGAAAAAACTATACGAGCGCGCAGCTGGCTTTGGGGATGCTGCACCTCCAGAGTTCTTTGTTGGATGAAGTTTACATCAAAAAACAATAAGTACGTTCAAGGTATCTTTAAACCCACACATACTGAAAAATATAAAGGGCATGACCTACCAAGATACCTCAGTAGCTGGGAATTAAAGCTGTTCAGATGGTGTGATACCAATCCAAATGTACTAGAATGGGGGAGTGAGAGTATTATTATACCGTATGAAAACCCTATTGATCATAAAATTCACAGGTATGTTGTAGATGCTATTGTAAAGTTAAAGACAGCTGATGGTATAAAAAAGTTTTTGGTTGAAGTCAAACCTTTTAAACAGACAGTTCAACCAGAAAACACACCAGGTAAGCATCAAAAAACCCTTTTGTATGAACAATTAACCTTTATTCAAAACAAAGCCAAGTGGGAAGCGGCCAAAAAATGGTGTAAAGATAGAGGTTATGAATTTACAATATTAACTGAAAAAGAATTAAGAAAATAGGCAGAAAAACCAATAAATATTAATATGCCTTTAAGACTATTGGTAGAGACTCCTGCACCATACGATCAGTATGAATACGTAGTTGAGGAGAAAAACGGTAATCAACCTAGCACGATGTATATAAAAGGACCATACATGCAATGTGAAGAGGTAAACAAAAATAAGCGAGTGTATGATTCACATGAAATGGATACAGAGGTAAGAAGATACATCAGTGAAATGGTTACCACCAATAGAAGTATGGGGGAATTAAATCACCCTACTGCTGCTGAGGTAAATCTAGAAAGAGCCTGTCACTTAGTAACAGAATTAAACCGTAACGGTAATGTCTATTTTGGTAAATCAAAAGTTTTAACAACTCCTATGGGGCAAATTTTAAGAAGTCTTGTTAATGATGGTGTAAAAGTAGGAATGAGTTCCAGAGCCTTAGGCACATTGCAGGAAATGAGCAATGGGGTTAACAAGGTAAAGGATTTTCGACTTGTAGCTGTTGATTGTGTAGCTGATCCATCGTTTCCTAAAGCGTTTGTAAATGGTATTTTGGAGTCTAAGCAGTTTGTTGTCACACAAGATGGAAGGTTTGAAGAATATTATGATTCCTTTAGTGATAGCCTGAGAAATTTACCTCGCCGTGAGATAGAGAACTACTTGAAGGAGCAAGTACTAGACTTTATTTCAAAAATTAGTAAAATTCTGTAAAGTCGACAAAAAAAACAAGGATTTTACACTCCTAGAGAATAAATACTTAATAGACATGAAAGAGCGTGTTGAAATAGTCAAGTTTCTAAAGCGTTTAAATGAAAAAAATTATGCTGAGGCCCATAAATATTTAAAGAAGATTATGGAAGCTAAAATTAAGCATAAAATTGCTGCTAACAAGAGCATAAAGGTTTTTTAATATGAGCAACATCAAAACAGCCCTTAAAGATGCAACAAATAGCCTCCTCTCCGAGGAAGTTTTAAACGAAATTGAACAAGCATTTCACAAGAGTGTAGACGAAAAAGTTCAACTTCATGTTACAAAAGCTCTTACAGAGCAAGATGAAGAATATGCTAAGAAATTAGAGCATCTTTTAGAAGCTATTGACGCCGATCATACATTAAAGCTACAAAAAGTAGTTGATGCTATTGACTCCAATCATGCTGAAAAATTAAAGTCCGTTGTTGAGAAGTATGCTAAGGTAATTAAAGAAGAAGCTGCTAAGTTTAAGGAAGAAACAGTAAACAACATTAGCACATACCTAGAAGCTTATCTTGATGAAACCGTACCTACAAATGATATCAAGGATGCAGTCAAAAATACCCGTGCACTTGAGATTCTAGGTCAAATTAGAAATATTTTGGGCGTTGATGCTGCCCTTGCGAAAGAATCAATTCGTGAAGCCGTCGTTGACGGAAAGAATCAAATTAATGAAGCTTCTAAGAAGCTTGAAGCCGTTATTAAAGAGCTAGCCGCTGCAAAGGCACAATTAGCCGCCCGCGAAGCTGAGTTGACTCTAGAGAAGAAAACAGCTGGTCTGCCTTCTCGTAAGCGTGATTACGTCAATAAGGTAATGAGTGGTAAAACCTCTCAATTTATTACCGAAAATATTGACTATGCTCTTAGTCTGTTTGATAAAACAGAAAAAGAACGGCTTCAAAATATCAAGGAAGAGGCTGCTGGCGAGGTCGCCGCAACTCAAGTTGATCGCCCTGTTGTAGAAGAGAGCGTTCAACCTGCTGGGGAAGTACCTCAGATGAACCCTTACCTTGCTGAACTTTCCAAATACTAATTTTGGTTGAGGCTTAGGCCTGATTAATATTGTAGATTTATCTACAGGTCGAATATAAAGGAGAACAAATTACTATGAAATCAATAAGACCTACAACGGCTTATATTGATGAGTCTCGCGCTAAGGCGCTATTGGAAAAGTGGAAGCCAGTTCTGGATTACACATCCGATAACGTCAAGCCCATTGGTGATGATCACACTCGTTTGAACACAGCCATGCTCTTGGAAAACCAAGAAGCTTGGTGCATCAACGAGGGTAACGTCGCCGGTGGTGTAGGCTCGGTTTTCGGTGGTGCATATTCCCCCGCTGGTTTGGGTGGTCAAGGTGGTGCCTTTGGCAACGCTTCCCCCCAAGGCGATTGGTATGCAACTGGCGATGCCCGCTTGCCTAAGATCCTCATCCCTATGATTCGTAGAACGTTCCCCGAGCTAATCACCAATGAAATTGTAGGCGTACAGCCAATGGGTGGTCCAGTAGGACTAGCCTTTGCTCTACGCTACAAGTATCTCGCCAAGCAACTGGGTAATGACGGTGTTGACGGTACTCTCACCGGTAACGGTGCTGATTCCGATCTCACCAATCCTCAAGCTCAAGCTGCTGGCAAGGAACTTGGTTACCAGTACCTCGATACCCGTTATACGGGTACATCGAGTGCTAAGCTTTCTGGCGGCGATGGACTTGCTGCTTCCCTCTTTGACTTCAAAGGAGTCGATCAGGGTGTTGCACAAGTTCTCAAGAACTTTGAGCTGACGGGCAAAATCCCTCAGATCGAAGTTTCCTTTGAGAAAACAGCCGTAGAAGCCGGTACCCGTAGACTTGCTGCTCGCTGGTCGGTAGAACTCGAACAGGATCTTAAGAACATGAACGGTATCGATATCGATACTGAGCTCACAAACGCTATGTCGTATGAGCTACAGGCCGAAATCGACCGTGAAATGATTGTTCGTATGATCCAGGTTTCGCTGAACGCCGGTCATGGCACAGGCTACTCTGTCTGGTCCCCCGCTTCCGCGGATGGTCGCTGGCTGGTAGAGCGCAATCGCGACTTCTATCAGAGGCTGATCATCGAGGCCAACAGAATTGCTGTTCGTAATCGTCGTGGTGCTGCCAACTTTATCGTTGCAACACCTCGCGTTTGCGCAATCCTCGAGATGCTTCCCGAGTTTCAATGGGTACCAGTCCAAGGCAATGTCAACACTCAACCTGTTGGCGTAGCTAAGGTTGGTAACCTAGGTGGTCGTTTCAACGTATACCGTGATACACGTACAGAAGCCCAATTTGAGGGCGGAATACGTAATGCGCGTGTAGAGTATGCCCTATTGGGCTACAAGGGACCAGAGTTTTATGACACTGGTATCATCTACTGCCCATACATCCCGGTTATGGTACAACGTACAATTGGCCCCAATGACTTCAGCCCCCGTGTTGGTCTCTTGACCCGCTACGGTGTTGTTGACAACATCTTTGGCGCTAACCTGTACTACCACACCATTCTGTTGAGCGGTCTCGGAACAGCGTTCACGCCTGGCACACAGTCTGTGTACTTCTAATCCGAATCTCGGTAGACGAAAAAAAATTTCCAGTATGTCCTGGTTTAAAAGAGGCCCGAAAGGGCCTCTTTTTTTTATTTCCAATAATTATATTAAACATAAAAATAAATGTTGATTATGCGTTTTTACAAATTAGTATATATATCATAGTGAAAGAAATATATTTTATCAATGGCATGCCTCGTTCAGGAAGTACGTTGCTTTGCAATATTTTAGCACAAAACCCTGATTTTCATGTTACCCCCACTAGTGGGTTAAGTGAATTAGTACGGGGTGTTCATCAATTCTGGAAACAAAACCCGGTTATTAAAGCATCGGAAACTTCCGAAAAGCAGTTACAGATTATTAAAGATCTATTTCAGAGTTACCATTCTGATACAGACAGGCCTATAGTATTTAATAAAAGCAGAGGGTGGAGTACTTTGATTGAATTAATAGAGAATGCCTTTGGTTATCCTATTAAAATTTTAACCACCACCCGCAAAATTACCTGTATTCTTTCTTCTTTGGAAAAACTATACCGTAAAGAAATTAAACTCATCAACAGTCCTATGGAAACGGGGCCAAATTTAGGCACGTTAGAAGGTCGTATTAACACCTGGACCAGTCAAGAGGGATTGGTGGGCGGTACATTTAATACCATCCGAGATGCGGTCATGAGAGGGCACCGGGATAAATTTTATTTTGTAGATTTTGATGAATTGACTCAAACTCCCAAACGTATCATACAAGGAATATACAAATTTTTAGATAAAAATTATTATGAACATAATTTTAACAATATACAACAATACACAAAAGAAAATGATGCCGAACACGGGTTTACTGATCTTCATACTATCCGTCCAGAAATAAAGCCTGTAAAAGATGATAGTAAAGAAATATTAGGTCACTTACACGATCAGTTTGCAAATTTCCACTTTAATTTTTGATTAAAGATAGTATATATTATTATGAGTAAAAGAACTAAAGTAGAAGTATTATTTGACAGTGTTTATGCTATAAATCAAGCTTTGCAAAAAGAGGATAATCTTGGTAGAAGGGTTCTTCAAGCAAACGTAGATCATATTAAACAGTGCTTAGAGAAAGAAGAGTATACCAGTGTGTTGACTGAAGAGCAAACAACCACTCTTAATACTGCAGTTTCTAGTGCCAAAGACAGGATTAACTCCCTCCCTGCACCAGAAAAAGATGATGTATAGTATATTTCATATTGAAGGCGGAATAGGTAAGAATATTGTGGCCACAAATGTGGTCCGCAATATCAAGAAAACATTTCCAGATAGAAAATTAATTGTAGTATCTCCTTACCCAGAAGTTTTTCTTCATAATCCCCATATTTACCGGGTGTATAAAACCGGGATGTGTCCATATTTTTATGAAGATTTTATTCATGACAAAGATAGTTTAGTATTCAAACATGAACCATACAACAGTAATGATGTTATTAACAGAAAATGTAGTCTGGCTCAAGCATGGTGCAACAGTTTGGATTTAGAATTTGATAAGAATAGTCCTGAACTTTATTTTAATAATATTGAAAAGCAAAACAGTCAAGTTATTTTTAATACTGTAAATAATAACAAACCGGTAATTGCCATTCAAATTAATGGTGGAATAGGAGACAAGAAGAACCATATTAATTTTAATTGGTTTAGAGATTTGCCCCCTATGTATGCTCAAGAACTGGTGAACAAATATTCTGAAAAATTTAATTTTGTACAGATTAAGAACCCTGGTCAAATTGCCTTGGAAAATGTACAACAAGTTGATTTGTCTTTAAGAGAGATATTGTTGTTGTTGTCTCAGTGCAAAGGAGCTGTTGGCATTGATTCCTTTGTCCAACATGCTATGGCAGCTTATGGTAAGAAAAGCCTGGTATTCTGGATTGGTAATAGTTCAGTTGTATATGGTTATGAATTGCATTCCAACCTCAAAGCAAATGTACCCTGTTCAGATAACATTGAAAGTTATCTGGATCCTTACCCTTTGCTTACCCAAGGTCATCAGTGTCCGGCAGACTATAAGATGGTAAATCTATTTAATAATTCTGAAATAATTACTCAGTTTGAACAATTAAATATATTAAATATATAATAATTCACCGGTATCATCTATTGCCCGTACATCCTTACCTCTTTATATTTAATATATTCATATAAATATAATTGCATCTAGGGAGAAGCCTATAGGCCTATTTCTAGGTGGCTACATAGAGAAGTATGTAGAAATATCACTATTAGTACTAGAGTAAATAGTTGATATTGTCTAGTGCCTTCGGGTCAGACCCGGGGTCATGCTTGCTCTCGGGTGTTAAATTCTCCCCAGTGTAGCAGATTTTTAAGCGAAAGCTTTAAAGTCATGCAGGCTCTGAGGCGCAAGCCTCAGGGCTTGTATTTTTTATATTAATTTAAGAAATATAAACGAACATAACCATCACCACCGTTACCACCGTTACCACTTGAAAAAGTAGTTGATGCTGTACCACAGGCTCCCCCACCGCCACCTCCTCCACCAGGCTGTGCACCTGTACCCCCATTACCCCCGTTAATAGCAGTATTAGATGCACTTCCTCCACCACCACCTCCACCTCCTAACAACATCATGGAAGGTTGCGAGACTGCAGAAGCATTATTAGCATTTCCCCCTGACCCTGTACCGCCTGTGGCACGAGAAACATGAGTTCCGGCTATAGCAAAACCTCCTATACCACCTGCTCCGCCTGAACTTCTAGTTGCAAACCCAGGACCTGTAGTGACTCCACCTCCTCCTGCCCCTCCTGCAGCTCCAATAGCAGAATTAAAAGCATCATCGGCACCGGATGAACCAGTAGAACCTGCAATACCATTTGAGCTAGCTCCTACAGTACCAGGAAAACCAGCAGTATTTGTAGTATTGCCACCACCGGCACCTCCAGCTTGTGAATCTGAACTTGTACCTCCGCCTCTACCTGCATTACCACCTGCAGCAAATGCAATGGTAACAGCATTAACTGTTACAGAAGAGGAACCTCCGGATGAACCATCACTACCATTTGCACTAGAAGAGACTCCGGTTGCACCAGAACCGCCAGTCCCTACTACAACTGTTGCGTTAAGACTACCAAGAATAGATATAGGGTAAGTGATATCAATATAACCTCCTCCGCCTCCTCCACCTCCTCCAATAGATGCAGTACTACCTAATGATCTTCTACCTGACCCGCCGCCTCCGCCTCCGCCGAATGCTTGAATCTTTAAAAATCTAAAATTAGATGGTAATGGAATATTATAGGTACCAGGGGTATTAAGGTTTCTAGAAGAGACCTGTATAAAGTTAGTAGTTTGTGTAAAATTGGTAGCAGTAATACCTTCCGTAATTGATGTACCACTAAATGCACTAACACTTGTATATGCATTATTCCAACTACTGCTACTCGATCTTACTAAATTGTATGTATCATTCCAGTTTTGATCAAACTCAAAATTGGTCAATGTAACTGATACAGGAAAGAACAATGTAGAGAAATTACTCATTAGTCAACTCTCCACTCTATTGGATGGCCTACATACGTGAGAGCGAAGGTAACTCCAGCCCTATCACATACTAAATCTTCGGCCAAACCTTGAATCATCATGCTATTTCTATTTAATATTAGATTATTGGTGTTCCACCCAGAATTTAACGTTAAAAGCCTATCTGAGAAGTGTATAACTGTGCCTATCTGCGGATTTAGAGGTAATGTTGCTATAACTGCACTAGAAGTGGTGTCTACAAGGTAATGATGGTATGGTTCAGCATCAAAGTTAACTGTTTTTAGCTCTCTATTACCAGACCAATTAGTACTATCGGCATACCTAGATGCACTTAAGTAATCTGTTACAGTTAAGTTACCATATAATATACTGTTACCGGTTAACGGGGTAGACAAAGAACCGATTACTAATTGATTAGATTGAGTGGCAACAGCACCAGTACCGAATACTACTACCCCACTTAAGCTGTTTGTGGCCACATTAGCATTATTGCCAATGATGGTATTGTTGGAGCCAATGGTGTTAGTGCATCCTGCAAGTCTACCCAAGAAATTGTTGTTACAACCTGTGCAGTTGCTAAAGCCAGCCTGGAATCCCAAGAAATTGTTGTGATTGCCTGTGCAGTTGCTAAAGCCAGCCTCTTGTCCCAAGAAATTGTTGTAACTGCCTGTGGTGTTGCTAAGACCAGCATTTAATCCAAAGAAATTGTTGCGACTGCCTGTGCAGTTAAAACGGCCAGCTTGGTATCCCAAGAAATTGTTGTGATTGCCTATGGTGTTGCAAAAGCCAGCTTCTCTCCCAAAGAAATTGTTGTTATTGCCTGTGGTGTTGTAAAACCCAGAAAATTTTCCTAAAAATATATTGTGTATAGCGGCGCCATATGAATTATCGGTGGTGCTATTGTAACCGGCTTTTTCACCAATGAATATGTTGTGTTGGGTGGCATAGTGATAATTGGTATTGTAGGTATGGGCTTTTAATTTGAATCCAGCCCGGTAACCAATGGCCACGTTATTGTTAACAAAAACATTAGTTGGTGTATAGCTAGAATCATATTCACCTCTGCCAGCTTCTTGGCCTATGAATACATTGCGGCTGGCTGCACCATACCTGCCTATGTTATAACCAGCAGCTAATCCAAAGAAATTGTTGTTACCGCCTGTGCAGTTGAAACGGCCAGCTCCATATCCCAAGAAATTGTTGTTACCGCCTGTGGTGTTGCAACGGCCAGCACTATATCCAAAGAAATTGTTGAAACTGCCTGTGCAGTTGAAACGGCCAGCATTTGGTCCAATGAAATTGTTGCTATTGCCTGTGCAGTTGCAAAGGCCAGCATTTAATCCCAAGAAATTGTTGTTACTGCCTGTGCAGTTGCCATAGCCAGCCTCTTGTCCCAAGAAATTGTTGCAACTGCCTATGGTGTTGTTACGGCCAGCATTAAATCCTAAGAAATTGTTGCTACAGCCTGTGGTGTTGCAACGGCCAGCATTGTATCCCAAGAAATTGTTGCGACTGCCTGTGGTGTTGCAACGGCCAGCATTTAATCCCAAGAAATTGTTGTTACTGCCTGTGCAGTTGCAACGGCCAGCTTCTCTCCCAATGAAATTGTTGAAACTGCCTGAGGTGTTGTTACGACCAGCATTATTTCCTAAGAAATTGTTATAACCGCCGGTGGTCAATGCATTGCCTGCACTCAATCCAAATGCAAAATTATGATTGCCTGTGGCATTATCATTTCCTGTAGTACTATTGCCAATGAAGACGTTGGGACCGGCATTGGTACCTCTCAAAGTTCTTATGGAAATATCAGCACTGGAAAGTATGATTTGATTAGATTGAGTGGCAACAGCACCAGTACCCAAAACTATAACACCAGACAGTGTACCAGTGCTAACATTGGCAAATGAGCCAACTATAATGTTGTTTGTACCAGACACGCTGGCCACGCCAGCACTTAACCCAATTATAGTGTTATTGAAACCTACTTTATCATTAAATCCTGCAGCATTACCAACAAAAATATTATTATTACCACTTAAATGACAGAAACCAGTAGCTCCTCCTAAGAATAAATTGAAGCAACCAGTTTCATTATTGAAACCAGCAACCGGTCCTAAAGCAATGTTGCCACAACCAGTGGTGTTGTTATAAAGTCCAAAGCTCCCTAAAACTTGGTTAGCGCACCCAGTGGTGTTGCGACGACCAGCATTACGTCCCAAGAAATTGTTGTAACTGCCTGTGGTGTTGTTACGGCCAGCATTAAATCCTAAGAAATTGTTGTCATTGCCTGTGCAGTTGCAATAGCCAGCCTGGAATCCCAAGAAATTGTTGCCACTGCCTGTGGTGTTGCAAAAGCCAGCATTTGGTCCCAAGAAATTGTTGA